AGGAGCTCTCCTTCAGCCTCGGTGAGGAGACCGAAGAGCTTGTCGCTATCAAATGTCTTCTCGAGTGTCCAGGGCACCACTACATAGCGATACCCAGCTGCTAAACATGCCTCTTTCTTAAGTTTATCCCTAAACTGAGTAGCATGGAAAGCATCCACTGCTTTATCCATGTTACCACCAAATGCTACAGGTTCGTAGTGTTGTTTGCCATGGCACTCAATGACAAGTTTCAGGTGAGGAATGACCCAGTCAAAACGATGTGCACCGTTAGGATAGGAAGTATTCACGCGGTTGACATGATACTCCTGAAAGGAAGGATACCCCTTGAATGCAGAGTCGGTACGCAAGACCTCCCCAACCACCTTGTGGAGACGAGAGGCATTCTTGCGGTACTTGTACTGGAAACGACTGTCCTTGCTCACAACGTCATCTCCCAACCCTCTGGGTCCTCGAAAATCTCCATGAAGATCTCGTCTTCATGAGCCATAGCAGCATCCATGATCTGTGCATTAACGAGAATGTCTAGCTCTTGGCGCCTAATCTCGCTTGGAGACTTCTCACCAGTCAACTCAGCGGCTATGTCCTTGAATCGCTCACGCCCGTTAGCCATGACCCTCTCCCTGTCGCAAACAATGTGTTAGCTATGGTGACCATATCGGTCAACTTTTTCTCTTCTGCGAATCTAGCTAGTTCGAGCGCAAGATCATCATCCTTGATGAACTTACAGCTTGCAAAAACGTCTTTTGAGAAGTCTATGCTGGTGAGCACAGCCTCCTCGATGTACATATGGCCCGACTTGGAACCACCGACACAAAGCATTACAATGAACTCTCGTAATCCTCGCGTGATCGTCCCCAAGTGAAGCATATGAGGGTTACCAGGTAGTCGGAAGATATTAGAGTTCTTGACTCGGAATCTCATCAGTCGTGGCTTCCTCTCCCTCTTGCTCGCGTGAATCAAACTTCCCTTCCAAAGTGTCGAGGAAGTGATTGTAGTCACCGCCAACAACATCCCTAGTGTTGTGAAGCACTCGAGGCTCCAGAAAGTCCTTGCAACAGACACATCGCAGCAGCACATAGGGAATCGTAGAGGGCTTGGGCGGAACGTCCTGACCCAGTACGATATTATGGTCTGCCTTGTACCTGCTGACTCTTACTTGTTCAAACCACTGCGAACTGCAGCTTGGGCAGCTGATACATTCCAGGTCTCTCTTCTCAAGATTCTTCAGTATCTGATTCTGCTGACGTTCAAACTCAGCGTATGTCGCTACCATCTTCTTCTCCTTCTTCTGGCTGATCTTCTTCAGACTTGATCTCGGGCAAAATGTCACCCGCTACCATCTGAGGAGCATCGTCATCATCCTTGAGGACACCGACTGTCTTGCCAGTTTCGTCTTTTATCTTCAACATTAGATAATACACCTCCTTCTGTACGGGCAAGTATTGCACCGGTCAGAAATTATTGGATAGTCAGCACCTTGTTCGATTGCTCTCACAACCTGTCTGAGCATCCTCTCAGCTCTATCGAGCTCTTCTGAACCTGAGAAGATGACATCATCTTTGATGCCACCTCTAGGGCCAATTGTGAGCCTCTGGTAGCAGACTGAATCAACTTCCAGCTCACGGGCCAATAGCCACATCTGGCCTCTGACCTCTATGTCATTATATAACTGCCAGCCTGACTGTACAACACTGGATACGCTAACGATCACTGGTGGTTCACTCACCTTGATAACAGGAATGGTCGACTCGATAACAGTGGAGGAGACTTGGGCAAAGAGAGTGAGGCCAGGATAGGCTAACGATTGGTCATGCAAAAGGGTCTGCCTGTACCAACTGTTCAGGAAGTTTAACACCTGCTCTGAACAGATTTTTCCTGCCTTCCAACCTTCTGTGTCGTCTACGTCAATGTCTTGAAAGACCTCACGGTCTACCCATCCGAGTACAGTACGCCAATCCGGCTTGAAACCCGTCTCTGTTGCTCTAGCGTAACTCTTTTGGATGACTCTCTCTGCTATCTTGGCTTGCTTTGTCCGCTCGTCTGGGTGTTCACCCTTCTGATTGCGAAAACGCCTGAAGCAGAGAGAAGCATCTTTAATCGGGCCTAGTGTCGTTCTCACTGGTCTGTGTGTTTACCGTCACTTTGACGAAGTTGATCTTCTTGTCCTTGATCAGCTGTTGAAGCATGCGCTGATCCTTGGACAGCCTCGAGCTCTTTCCAGTTTTGATGTCAACAAAATCGACGCGGCCTTCGTGGATAGTTCCGTCTGGTCTCATGCCTGCCTTATTGATCTCTGGGAACTTGATACACATGAAGTCTACGATGTTACCCAGTGGAATGATCCTGTCATACTGTGCTTCGAGCTCAATGTATCCAATCAGCTCTCCGAGTGCACCTTTCTTGGTGTTGGTGGATGACTGGATAGAGTGAAGTACTTTGTTGGGTAGAGCTTGAATAGCTTGTTGCAACGGGTCCATGTTAACCGTCACTTGGGCAGGTTCCTGCTTACGTAGAATGTCACTTTGAAGAACCTGTGCCTGACTGCCTACCAGATTCTTAATACTCACGATACCGTAGATCAGTACAACCAACAGCACTAAAGCAGCAACGATAATCCATATTGTCACAGCACAGCTCCTACGAACAGAGACACAGCCCAGCCTTCTGAGATAATGTAAGTCACATGCGGCGCCAACCAGATGTTACTGAACAACGGCAAGTGTTGTCCTACATTAAAAGCCACAGGGCTAACGCCAACACCAGGGCGATTATCAGCAAGGTCGAAAGAGACACGTAGAAACCTCCAGTCAAGATCGTTCACAGTACGACCGTACGCGAACGGAGAAAAGCCCAATGACCCACCAAGCGATAAGTCAGGTGGAGTAAGCTTAGCACCAGCGAGCGCGCCCACATCAATGTGAGGAGCCCACCAGAAGAATTGTTTGTCGTCTGGTTTTTCAACTACCACAGCAAATTTCGTTACCGGGACCTTCAGAATGCGCTCCTTGGTCTTGCGATCAATCTCCCACACATTGGCGTAGTGATTGATGGCACCGGATGGTGTATGAGACTCCACAAATTGGAGTTCAAAGTCCATCATGAGCTCATATCTGTGCTCAAACAGAACTTCACGCTCAGGACCAGTGATGGGAGTGACACGAGTCTCCAGTTTGAGACGACTGTCCTCGTACTTACCAAACAAGTGACTGACAGGTTGTAAGGTTTGTTCAGTAATAGCCTCGTACATCTTACCCCGAACTAGATTGAGCTCAGCAGGCACTTCAATCGTCTTGCCTTCAACATAAACAACCTCTGTCTTTTGAGCCTTCGCTTTCTTTTTCAACGTTCTGTACTGAAACTCAAGTTCACCATACCGGGTCATCAAAGCCTTCCTGGCCTTGATCTCACTAGCAACATCCTTCTCAAGTTTGCCGATGTAGTCCTGAGCATCACCGAACTTAGTTAGTGCACGACCCTTCTCAAGATCGGCCTGCATCAACTGCTTGTTCAGCTGGTCATTCGCATCCATCAGCTCAGCGCGGTCGCATCCAGCCTTACCCAACAGACCTAGACTAGCGGTCAGAGCTGTTGTCAGCAGGATCGACAGTAGCTTGCTTTTCATTCTTCTTCTCCTTCTTCTTTTCGAAAGTATTTGCCCAGTTGTCTTCTACCTGTTTATCAGGCACCAATTGGGGTCGTCTCTTACTACCTTTACCCATATCACACCGTTTCGTGTTTAGGGAAGTACTCGTTGATGAAGAAGTCTTCGTACCCTTCTAGTTCTTCTTCAGTCAGACCGAACTCACGCAAGTCCATCTTGTCCTGTAGCAGCTCATCGGCCGCCTGGAGGTACTTCAGTAAGGCCCACATATTAGTTCCCCGTCCGGGGGTATTGGTATTCCGTAAGCCTCGTGTGCTCTTCTGAACCACAGGTTTCTGTCCTCGCAAAGTTCTGAGTCGTAGCTCGCGTCCAGACATGTGTTTGCTGCCGTGCGCCAAATCTCTGCTTGCTCCTCGTAATGATCTCGGTGTTTCAAACATGTTGACCACTCTCTTTCAATAAATACAATAATCCGGCCTGAACCGAACATAAGCGAAAAGGCGATTATAAGCACGGAGCTTATAACCACCAAAACGCTTATAACTTTAAGCCGCTGGACGATTCGAGTTCGCATAGACCCCATCAGAGCCACCGCACTTGTTGAAGATGTCCCAACCTTGCTTACGTTGCTCGTCATCATCCTTGTCCATGTCGAGGCGTTCCATCATCATGAACATGGCTCGAGCTGGTTTCCAACCCTTGTCACGAACAATCTGAGTGACCTCGTCATAGACAGCCTTGTGTCCAACTGAGTCTTCGCCTTGAGCTTCCTTCTCTTTACGACGCCAGTTGTTTACCATCTCAGCAGTTGCTCCAATGAAGTAGGAGGAGGCTGGGAAGAACTGGAAGTACATCCTGTCCTTGAACGAGGTGATCTTGTTCTTGCCAACTTGTACTTCGATAACAGGAAGACGATCGCCCTGGTTGTCACGGTGGACCATGGTTGCTGCGGCGCCCTTCTCATGTAGCTCATTGTGTACGTGAGCGATGAGATTGGCATCGTATTCAATCTGAATGGTCTCGCTGATGTCCTGGTTACCAGCCTTCTTGTTGTCCTGTGTCTTCCTGTATTCAACAGTCGTAATGACGCAAATGTGATGCTTGGTAGCCAAGCCCTTCATCACCTTAGACAGCTCCTTGAAGCGGGTTCGTTCGTCACCACGGATATTCTGGAAGTCCGACAGCTTGTGGAAGTTGTCGAGGACATAGACGATGTTCCTGTCTGGGTACTTCTCCTTCATTCTACGAATGAGGTTGTCAGCGTAGGAGATAGAGATACCATCGTTTGCATCCTTAATGAGCAGGCGGCCACGTTTGGCCAGGTCAACGATATTGTTGTATCCCTCGTTACGGTCCTCGTGAACCAGAGAATCAATGGAATCACGAGCTGCATAGTTGGGATTCATCACATGATTGAGCTCAAGTCGCGTGTTGCCCTTACCTAGGCAGATGAACTTCGGTAGTACCTGTTCGAAGGTATCGTCGATGGTATGATAGATGACACACGCATCATTGTCCTTCTCTTTGGTAGCAATATCCCACATAAGCTTACACATGAAAGAAGTTTTACCCGAGTTAGGTTTGCCACCAATGACCATCCACACATCCTTCTTCCAGTTGCCCGCAAGATTGTTCTGGAGTTCATGAAGATCAGTAGAGAGGACAAAGCCTGTGAATGATCCGTCCAGGCCCTCTTCGTAATCTTTCTGTTCCAGAATACGAGAGACAAAGGCATCTTCACTGAATGCATCTTCCTCATACTTCCTGGCAATGTCATACAGGTTAACATCAGCCTCATGAAGGAAGTGTTGAATGTTCAAAGGATCACGCTTGATCTCCGTGGCCAGCTTGTCGGCAATGTTCTGCATCTCTCGAGTCTTAGCTGCGTCCTTGACGTTCTGGAGCCTGTTGAGTTCACGTTGGACGGTCTTCAGGGTGTAGCCAGTCATCTGAGCTAGCTCATGACACATCTTTTCCTGCTTGATGTAGGAGGTCTCGTTGACGATGAGCGGAATCATGCTCGTGCAGACCATCTCAGAGTCAGCGTCATCGCCAAACTGATTGAGTCTCCACTTGAAAGCAGAGTGCTGAATGAGCTTCTTGAACTTCTCTACACCATGCTCACCGATGAAATCGTCAGGGTCCTTTCCTTGGGGGATAATAACGATTCGCACTTTGAGGTCCTTATGACCTGACAGCACGTTGTCGAGTAGTCTAGCAGTAGCTTCCTGTCCAGCCTTGTCACCGTCCAAGCAAAGCACAACGTCGTAGATGTTATGATCTTTGAGGACGTAGATGTGATCTTGAGTTAGAGCAGTGCCGCCAATAGCAGCGCAATTCCAAAATCCATGCTCATTCGCAGTAGCCACATCACCATACCCTTCAAAGATGTAAAGGGGAGTAGACTTACGACCTTTCTTTTCAAGAAAGCGATCAAAGCCGAATAGACGCTTGGACTTCTGGTAGATGTTGCACTTAACACCAGTGCTCTTTTGATTGACATACTTTGCACCCTTTCCTTCTACGTGGTTCAGGTCTCTGGAGGCGAATCCGACAGGTCGTCCATCACCATCACGAATCGTGAAGACGAGTCGCTCAGCTCCAAAGATTGCTTCTCGGTTGAGGTCAACTTCGTTAAGGAATTGAGCTGTGAAACCAGCCTGCTTAAGGCTATCTCTGAAGCTACGATAGTCGTGGACAGATCCGATTCCAAGGTCACGACATGTCCCTGGACTCCATCCACGTTCCCCAATTGCTTCGTTAAATCTATCAGCCTGTTTGCCACCGATAACAAGCTCACTTGCAATTCGGTAAGCTCGGTATGTGTCAAGCTCGTACAGCTCTTCTTCTGTGAGGGGCTCATGTTCCAATGGTACCCCATACTTCTCAGCTAGGAAAGGGAGTGTTTCAGTAATGAAACCCTGACCGCTGATAGGTAGGCCCTCAAGTTGAGATACTGCATTGAAGATGGTACCAGAAGCACCACAACCAAAACAGTTCCATGCGTCACCAGAAGGGACGATGCCACAACTGGGATTGGAGTCTTCATGCTCGGGGGTTAAGCAGGAGAATAGCTTCTTTGTATTGAAACCCTTCTCTTGTAGATAGTCTTCGAGGCGCGGATAGATAGCATCTACCGCCTGTTGATAGTTACGAACTCTCATTGTCTTTCCTGTCTAGGCTAGTAGCCTTTGATTCTTGTAGCTCTGCCCTTGGTTACAAAACGGAAGGGCAGCACAGTAGTTGCAACGTCTGACTTTAGCTGGTCGATCCTGGATGAATCCAGCAATCTTCTTCGTTCTCATGTACGTTTCAGCTTCTTGTCTTGTGTCACATAGTTTAGTTGCTCTCTTACCACCACGCTTCATGACTGCAAACTTGTCGTCGCTCATCCAGAGCTCTTCACGAGTGCAGCCAGGAAGATCATCATCAGACAGGTCCTTGTTCGCCTCAATAAGCTCGAGCCTGGATAGAATCCACTCCTCGATCTCTTCGAGTGACATCAATTCAATGCGATGTCCTGGAGCAATTCGCTGCTGAGGATACTTGTTGTCTTGCTTCGCCTTCGACGACTGCCAGTCAGTGAAGAAGAAGTCAATGAATCCATGGTCAGTAACAGAATAGTCTAGAGACAACAGCCACCTGTAGACGGATAGCTGCAGTCTGTAATCGTCGTCCTTTCCTCCATAGATGAAAGCCCACACGGATGTGGTCTTAACGTCTCGAAGGGTAACAGTACCATCCTCATTGTGTTCGAGGATATCGTACTTGCCAGTGACTTCGTACTCAATGTCTCCAACCATAATGGTTCGAAGAGCACGCTGTTCCTTTTGAACATTCTCAGTTCGGACCTTCTCAATCGAATCGTGAATAGCGCTTCCCACGCTAGCAGCTACTCGATCAGACACATCAGTCTCCAACTCTTCTCTGTGACGCACCGTGATCAGATGAGCTCGAGTTGGCTTCATCATAGTGGTTGCACTGATGGTCAGCGGATTGTAGTTGTGATCGTAGTCGTCGTGGATTAGCCAGTCTACTATGTACTGAGGATAGTTCAGCTTATTTGTAAATTCCATGTCTCTCTAATCTTAAGGTGCAGTCTCAAGAGCAGCTACTTTGCTCTCAAGAGTCGTCACTCGCGTCTGGAGATCGTCAATCTCACTCTGGCGAATATTGAGCAAGGCCACCAATTGGGCCTTTGTAGGCTGATTGTTCACCGCCGTCTGCAGGTCGTTGAGAGCTCTCTCAATGGCCAGGAAACGGTTCTCAATAGCATTTGCTTCTGCTGGTGAGAGTGCCATTACCTTTCTCCTGCCGCTGGTGGTGGACCTTGTTGAATTGTCGGTCTTCCTGCACCGACAGTCAAGCCATCCTTCTTCCCGATGGACCATTTATTCGCAACGTTTCCGCCGCAGTAGACAAAAAGTACTCCAAGCACAGCTGTGATCAGCTCACTGTACAGCTTAACGAAGACTGGGTTGAGACCTGCTACCCCAAAGCCCGCTAGGAGGACAAAGAGACAGATGATAGACATTCTGTACTTGCGGCCATCGGGAATGCTAGGAGTTTTGATCTTCTTTCTAAAAGCCATTATTTCACCTGCCACTTGAATTTCATTGGGTATACTTTGAGACCCTTGTCATTAGCCTTCTTCACGATGAATTTGTAATATTCATCGGCTTCCTTCTTGCTGTGGAAGTCCTGACACAAAGGCTCATAGGCACCCTTGAGCTTCCACTGCTTTTTCACAGCTTCAGCAAAAGCCTTCTCTCTGGTCTTGTAGTGCTTACCAGAATTCTTGTTGCTATTCTGAATATCAGAGACTATGAGAGCGGGTGTTTGGTTGAGGAACCCGATCTGCATACAGTTCCATAGCTGGGGCATTGGCATACCAGCGCTTGCGAGTTGTGGAAGCCCAAGTATTACAAGCAGTGTCATCAACTTTTTCATATCGTTACTCGTTTGCTAGTTTGTCTAGCGCCTTTTCAATCTTGTCCAATGTCCTAGTGGTTTGTGTTCGCCACTGATCATCGGCTGCTCCTTTTATCTGGAGCTCAATTACTTCTGCCCTAAGTTTATCAGTCTCAGCCTTCCAAAGCACTTCCTTTTTGTCTCTGTCTTCTTTGATCTCACTGATCTGAGTAGAGACAGTAGACAGTTCAGCCTTGGTCATACCCCAGTTCACACCGAGACCGATGATTACAGCCAAAATGCTTATTACCGTGGTTAGCCATTTGAGGATCTTGCCGGATGAATCAACAGCCTGGCTTACTGTACCATGTTGTTGTGTTGCTTCGGCGGCCTCCAGGCGTCCCCTGAGTCGAGCAACTTCTTGCTCGAGTTCATCAGACATCCTATTCAGTCTCCTGCTATTGAGATCGGTCTATGTGTCTATCTACAAATTCTACGACGTGATCCCCTCTTGTAGCAAGGGCACCGTCCTTCAAATTGTGATCGTACAAGTACCTTACCACGATGCCAATAACCTTTCCATTCCAGATTACGGGACAACCTGAGGAACCTGGCTCAATGTTTACGGCCAAAAACATCAGCTCTCTTGGTGTTAGATGTGGAGGGTCCTGGCTCGTCATGGAAATAATGAATCCATCACGACGGACTGGAAAATACCCAGAAGGAGCTCCAATGACGACGATTGGATCCTCGACTTCCACAACACTCATGTCTCCATGGAGTTCAAGGGGAGGAAGACCATGGTCCTCAGATTTAATGAGACACATATCGTGAGGAGCCTTCTTGTTCTTTTCGGCGTTAGCGACGATAGTGGCTTCAGCATAGTCTACAATCTCACCGTGTCTGTCAGCGATCTGAACCTTCATTTTCTTGGAGGCCAAGCCTTCTTTGTTCTTTTCTTGTAGACGAGTACAGTAATGCCCCGCTGTTAGGAAGTGATCTTTGCTGACAGCAAAGCCTGTCGCTTGGTAGCGTGAGTGGCCCTTCTCACCAGGTTGCAGAAGTAGCTTGACGATGCTCTGACGATACTGGACGTGGGTGTTCTGTGGTTGGATAGTCACACGCTGAATCTTGGTGATACACGACATGCACGACATGCCAATAAACATACTTAAGAGTGCAGCACATATGATCCGTTCAATCCAACGCATCCACTAATGGTATCATCGAGATCCAATTTGGTCTAGCTAGCTATACGATATGCCCCACAGCGGCCAAGTCAGACTGAAGCATATCATTGACCAAGTCTTTGAATGACGTCTCTGGTTCCCATCCAAGCAGTTTTTTGGCTTTCGAACTGTCACCAAGAAGTACATCAACCTCAGCAGGTCGATAGAATCTTGGGTCTACCTCAACATATTTGCGGTAGTCGCCGAGTCCGGCATAATCAAATGCAATTGCACAGAACTCTCGAATAGAGTGAGTCTCTCCAGTAGCCAAAACAAAGTCTTCTGGCTGGTGATAGTTGAGCATTCGATACATACCATCTACATAGTCGCGAGCGTGTCCCCAATCTCGTTTTGAGTCGAGGTTGCCAAGGTAAAGCTTTTGCTGACGTCCGTCCACGATGTTGGCCACACCCAAAGTAATCTTCCGCGTGACAAAATTGGGGCCGCGCCGAGGAGACTCATGGTTAAACAGAATACCATTGCAAGCAAACATCTTGTACGCTTCGCGGTAGTTGACCGTAATCCAGAAGCCGTAAAGCTTGGCACACCCATATGGAGAGCGTGGATAAAACGCTGCAGTCTCATCTGTGAGCGTTTCCCCATCTTGACCTCCGAATAGTTCTGACGTTGACGCCTGATAGAATCTAGTATGTATACCTGAGTCACGGATTGCCTCCAAGCAGTTAAGTACGCCCAGGCCAGTAGCCTGGAGAGTGTATGTGGGTTGTTTGAATGAGGAGCCTACGTGGGACTGGCTTGCCAGGTTGTAGAACTCATCGGCCTTTGCTAGCTTGCAAAGTTTGTTGAGACTAGGAGGGTCGAGTAGGTCGCCTTCGATGATCTCTAGGTCTTTCTCGTTCTCTAGATGTGCTGAGCATCCGAGGTCGTTATTGGATGTACGGCGCTTGAAGCCATACACTTTGTAATCTTTCTCGAGCAGGAGTTCAGCGAGGTATGAACCATCTTGGCCGGTGACCCCTGTAACTATTGCTGTCTTCTTCATTTCCAATCCTCTGGATGTGGTATCACATCAAATGTTGCTTCCACAATCTCGTCGGAGATTGGGATGTGTGTTTCCCGGATAGGTTTTCCGTTACACACGTTCTCTAGTATAACAACTTCGGCCGGGCTGCTGCCAATCAACATCGTGTCCAAATGTTCTATGTAGTACATGCCCCGAGTCCAACCTCGTTTAGCAAGTTCGCTACCACCTTCGGTGCTCGTCTCTTGATAGAGCACACGGCGGATGTCCCATGTCACAGGATCGAGCGTAATCGTCCTAGACTTACGAGAGTTGTTGATTGCAATCTCACCAGTTGGTAGTTCCCAGATATCATGTGAACCACGGAGCAGTTCCTGGTTTTCCAAAACTACCTTGTCGCTTTCTCTTTCAAATACGATTGCCGCTTTTGCGCACAGTCCATACTTATCTGAAAAAGAGTTGAAGTGTAGCGTGTCGTTGTTGCCCTCATCACTATCAGGAGGAGAAAGACCGGGATGAATACTTGTGTAGTCAGAGAAACAAACCCACTGACTTGCATGTGGATGAAACTTCCAGATGGCATTCTGTCGCGTGTTGGTTACCAACAAAGTACTGGGAAACGCCTCGTAGATCTGATGAATGTCCTGACACCTCTTTGACCAGTAACCTTTGTAGATATGCATAGATTCGGGCTCGATTTCAAAAATGCCGTCAAAGCCAGCAGCATACAAATAATCTCGTCCAAGAGATTTGTTCTGAACAAATGCCAGTCCTCGAGCTCCTCGAGTTCCTCCTCGTGGATTCTTCAAGTCAAACATTGCAAGAGGTAGACGGACTGAATTCAGAATCTCTCCGGACTCAACATCTACACAGTAGACACGGCTGGATTCTTCCTTGTTCTTCCCTCTCCCTACTGTACTGACAAATACTCTCTTCATTTCAGCTGCTCCAAAAACAATCTAAGACGCCCTTCCTCGAGATCAAAGTCCACACACTCCCTGAATCTATTGTATGCATTCTCACACATCTTGGCATGTCTCTCTGGCTCAGAGTGGTACTTCAAGGCCTCTACAATCTCCGTTCCTGTACGTATAGAGGTGTCTATACACGTAACACCATCTTGTAGTAATTCTGAGGCCAGACAGCCCCTGTAGTGGGCCCCATACACTACTGCAGGCCTACCACATGCATATGAGGAGTAGAGAACATGACCATACCCGTCTCCTCCTGGCTTATAATGCCACGTAAACGCTGAATCTTTCATAGCATTAGCCACCGCCGGTGCCCCCTGCAATTGCAACTGCATCCCTGCACCATAGGTAGTACCCACCCATCCTGGTAGTGCACTCATAACATTAGTGAAAAGACTAGGCTTTTTCATGTAATGAACATAACTGTTAATGATGTTGTGAAACTTAGGGGGCTCGTATTTGAATACATCTAGGTCAAATTCCTGGTGATATGACACTATTTGCTGGTTATGACCTGGATGGTACCCATCAATTCGTGCTGATACCATTGCATTTTGCACCCCAGGGGGGATCTGCCAGTTGTTTCCCATCTGAAATACGAGTTTTGCATGTGGTTGGCACTGTTGAATCAGTGTTTGGTAGGGCACAACGTGCTGTGGCATGCTTGCGATGACGATATCGAAGTCCATTTCACGGAATTTATCGAGTCTCACTGCTCGATGAGTGGTCCCGAACGTTAAATCCTTGATGTAATACACCCCATCTTCGATTGTGTAGTGCAAATTCTTGCGTTCAACCTCTGGAAGCGGGTCCCCATGCACGTCATGAGGCACTTCGGTACCCTGATGTAGTCCTAAAAACTGTTCTGCAGTGTTTGGATGGTTGTAAACTTTCCAAAATCCTTGTTCCCACCACTCTTTTCCGATGGGTCGATACAATTCCCACCCTAATCTTGTCTCGAAAAGACGATATAGAGAGTGAAATAGTGCTTGATGATGGAAATCAGCTAGTACTTTCATGGTTTCCTCGCATTGATACGATCCATATTGTCTCTCACCCAATGAATTAAACCAAAATCAAAGGTGTTCCACTGTTTGATACGTGCAAAAACGTCTGAATCAAGTGTTGTTCTCGAGGGACGAGCCTCTGATTTGTTCTCTACCAGCATTGTTTCAGGTACTTTCCACCCGAATCGCTCTGAAAGAGCAGGCCATGCAGCATTCAAACCACCTGAGAACCCAATCCAAGCGAAAGATTCATCAATGTTGTGCTCTGCTAACGCTAAATTCACCCCATTAACAGGCTTTGGGCCCATGTCAGCCTTCTTTCCACTGATATGCAGCCCTGAAACTTGCCTAACCTGGTGATTATTCATCTGATCAAACAGTAGTTCTGCTATGTAAGGGTCTAGTTGCTTGTACGTATCCTCTTGAAAACATTGGTCTAATGTCAAAGTTTGTAAAGCATTGTAAAGCACATGACCCTTACACCTGTCTTCTCTAAGATAGTAGTAGGTAGATAGAACCCTATCTACAGGATGACGCAGTAATGTCAGATACTTACACTTCTGTGGTAGCTTTCTATGGGTACCCCACGGGGCATGCCCACTGATATACCTTAGACCCCTCAATTGCTCCTCAGTCATGTTGTGTAGGGCCCTAGGGTGGTCTACAGACATATTGATAGGGCATAATTGTTCTGGGGGGTAGTTAGGACGTACCCCTGCGGTAAAAGACGTACCTGCACACTTAAATATGTGCATAAAGATTAATGTTTCTGTCATGTTATGGGTCTCAGGATGTTTCCTAGGGTACCTTCGTGTTGGGATACCGCAGCTCGAGATAAACCACACCCCTTTATGCTTCTGTTCACAGCTTCCTTATACTGTAGGTTAAAATAGGCTGCAGGAGAAGACTGAGGGACAGGGAAGAGCTTGTTCATCATTGACCACCATGCAAACTTCTTTTCGAAATGAACTCTAATCGTATGATCAGGAACAGGAGGAAACCCCTTTGGTTTGTTCCAGTTTTTGTTACCAATTGGGATCATATTCTCATCGAGAAGATGACCATTGAGAGTTGTCGAGCCGGAACCAACGTGGATCCAAGGAGGAGGAATCTTATTTTCTCTGATGACATCAATGAGTCTCCATTGTTTTATTTGGTGGACAGACAAGCCCAGGGCTCTAAGTTGAATAGAAGCCCAAACGAATGTATCGCCACCGGTCTCTTGGGTTGGAGTAAAATCGAGCTCAGGAATGAATACGCCAGGAGCATATCTCTTTGCTCTGAAATTACAGTCTGTCTTTCGCAGGTCTTCTGTCCGACACGCAAACAACGAGGGCCAGAAGTTTGGTTGTAATGCCTCGTCACCTGTCAGACCGAACTTGCGTGCTGTCGCCTTGATGATTTGTGGACCAACGCAACCACGCATTGATCCAACCATGTCTTTGTGTCCGCTCTCTACAATGTGAAACCAATTCTGCACTGCGTCTGGAGTTTGTACGTAGAAGTCATCCTCGAGAATGAGGACATGGTCTTCACCTACTATCTTGAGTAGTTCAGTTAGAGCGGGACCGTGATCGATGAACTTATGATGATGGATGATTGTTGCTTCACAACTCAGGAAGAGGTCGTTCACATATTGGAAGATGGGATCCTCGGCCGGTGAGTTCAAACAAACGTAGAGCTTATCAACGTGTTGCTTGATATACTTTTTGTATGATGATACCCACCCGGCGCAGATGTATGGATCTCCTGGAGTGGGCAACAAGATCGCCCGGCTCATCTCTTCTCCTAATAGACGTCATTCAGAGCGATGATATTGTCGTCTGTCTTCCTGGTCTTCTGGAATAATACCATTCCACGAGGGTTAGGTACATGGATCAGTTGCACTTGGAAATCTGTGATGTAGCTCTGGAGTTTGGGTCTCCACTGACCGTATGGCCAGTCCAGTACGCCATGATATGTCTGCCCGTGTCTTCCTAGACTAGGATGAAGATCGTGAATGGCAATCAGCCCTCCTTCTTTCACATTGGGCCAGAACCTGATGAACTCGTCGAAACGAAACTGTGGCTCTGAGTCCAGGAAAAGAAAATCGATGTCTTCTGGCATTTCTGCCGTGAGCGAAGACTCGAGGACTCCTTTGATCCTGTGCTTTAGATCGAGATCAAACCATAGAGCGTTTGCGTTCTGCAACAGAGGAGGAATGACCTCATATGTAGTCAGCTGTCCGGACCGATTATCCTCCAAAGCCTGGGCAATGTACGCACTCGAGATGCCAAGGTGTGTGCCTGTCTCAACAACAATGTTTGGTCGCCAAGCTCGCACGAGACCGTAGAGCATCTCTGCTACCTCCACTTCAACTCCTCCAGAGTTGAACATAGAGTACTTCTGATTTGGGTCAGACACTTCCGGCTCAATCTTAAGCCGTTTGGTCCTTGCTAGCATACTGTCTGTAAGACTACTCACCGAGATACTCCTTCCATGACGCAGAGATCATATCTTTGTTAAAATGTCGAATCGCACTGTCACGACCATTCTTACTGACCTTGGCTGCCAGCTCATCATTGGTCAACAAGACCTGAATGATCTTCTGTAGCTGCACTGGGTCATCAGATACAAACCCGTTGAATCCATTTTGGATTAAGTCAGGTACCTCATACAACTGGTGGTTCTGCAGATGTGCCGCGTTGCCATGCTGTGGACCAATGGCCACAATAGGAATGCCAGTCATCCACGCTTCCATGAAGTTGAGAGTGTAAGATGCAGGATGAGTACCGGTATAGAAGTAGACTCGATTGGTCCTCATCTCTTCCTTGAGCTGCTCATACGGAACAGCACCACTAGTCCAGTCCTGCCCTTCATTGCCTGGACCAAAAAGATGACGATCGAATGGACGCGTCACTTGTTCAAACAACGAGTAGTTACAGGCAACATCTCTGCTCTTCATGTTCTGAGCGAACGTGACAACTCTCTTCTTCTCTCCTGTCCAACCTCCATACTGCTCTGGGTCTTTGTAGAAGCGAATGAGTGCGTTCTGACCAGCGAAGCCGGGGATGTTGGCTTCACGAGGAGAATAGCGAACTACTTCAACTCCTTGGGCCACATACTGACCCATGGCTTGCTCTGTAGAAGTTACAGACTGTCCAATGGTTCGCCAGATGACGCGAGTGTCTTTGAGAGCCTTCCAGTTACCTGAAATCCAACGTGGCAGGTGCATGACGATGACACAGTCGAAATTGTCTACAAACTCTTTCGTGAGACAGTCTCTAGAGTCAATACCAGGCTCAGCTAGCTTGCTGTATTGTTCCAGCCACTCGGGACGAATGGTCATACCAGGAATAGAAGGACGCTTATTGTCATGAGGAGTGACGGGATTCACATAGGCTCCTGCCGGAAATACTTCGTGTCCCATCTCGTGTAGCATCTTCACTTCCTCATACTCGAGGATAGAATGACAGGACAAATAGAGGATCTTCATTAGAGCTCCCTCACCCACAGCGACTGCTGCAGGTCAAATAGGCACTTCCAACCCTCCTCGACAAGGATAGGTTTCAGGAGGCCTGGCTTGCCACCACCGGGCAATCTGTTGTCATCAATCAAAACTATAGAGTTATCATTTAATTGATCTTCCACAGCCTTGAACTCACGCACCGTGTGCTCCTGGCAAGGGTAGACGATGTCAGCGAATTTCTTCTGAAGCTCCTCGTGTGGGATCTTCTTCATGATCTCCATGGCTGTGTCGAAGTCTGGATCATAGGCTTTGGCCATTTCAAAGATCGGGTAGTCCCAGGAGTCTAGGTAGAGCAGGTCAATCTCTCCCATCCATTCCTGAAGGAACACGGCCGAATCATTGTGGTAGGTGTAGACCTTATTCATGTTCTGTGGTGCCCATGGAGCGATACACTTCTCTGCTACAGACAAGTGATAGACATTGTTGTCTACAACATGCAGCTCGCCACCATAGCGAGCGATGTATTCAGCAAAGATACTTGTGGACATACCAGCGCCAAGATCATCTTCCTGACGCTGGCACCCGGTCTCCACGATCACGGGAGGTTTGTCCCGTTGAACGAGCATATTCATGGCCAACTGAAACGTGTAGAAGCGTGAGTTGGAACCATCTGCGTAGTATTTCTGGAAGAACCACTGATCGTCTGTGTCTGTGAACACTAGGTCTTGCACGTGTTCTTTCATTTTGATAACTCCTTCTGAATCTCTTCAAGCCTACTCTTCATCCTGTTACCAAGGACATCATAGTTGAGCTTCTCGATGACCTCGTTCTTACCCGCTGCGCCGGTTGCTGCCGCATAGTCACGATTCTCAAACATCCTGCGCATCTTACGACGTGCATCCAAAACGTCAGGCTGTGCCCACTTCATGTCTCCTGTGTAGAGAGGCCATGGCATCCCATACGTTGGTGTCATCATATAGTCAATATTGTCCTGGGTTCCCATGAAGTCTTCTTGACCGCCATATGCTGTCGCCAACACAGGATTGCCCGCTAGCATTGCCTCTACAAAAGGAATGCCGAAGCCTTCGCAACGATGCAATGCAACATAGCAGTCACCTTCGTTGTGTAGAGCTCGAATCTGAGCTCGAGACAACAAGGAGGAGATGAGGAGAATCTTGGGGTAGGACTTCAGGTAGAGCTTACTCTTGATCGCCTTGATGCTGTTCCTAATATTGTTTGCTTCCTGCGGGTTACTGGGGTTGACCAAGTAGGTCTTCAATACCAAGGCTACAGGATCAGAGCGTTTGAACTCTGTCAGATAAGCCTTGAGCAGGTCGAGCGGGTTCTTTCGCTCCGTCCACTGGAAGATAGAATAGAAGACAAAGTCTTCATGGCTAACATTAGCCACCACGGTCTCGCTGCTTTCTTCTTCAGGCAGGTCGGTCTCAAATGGATGAGGCATAACCTGTACAGGCACGGTAATTCCTGACTCTTCAAATGCGACTTTGTTGTGCTCTGATGGCACCCATACTTCTTGGAGCTGATTGATCATCGGCACCCAGTCTGTTGGTAGTCTATCTGTTTCCCATGCACAGTATCCAATGTTGTACTTATCTTCTTTGACGAGGTTCTTGTAGTTCTGCGGAGTCAGGTGAAGAACCTGGATGTCACCTTCGGGGTTACGGCCGATGAGACTTTGCACAAGCGTCCCAATTCTACCCAGGTCAGAACGATATCCTTCAAATGACACTGCTTTTACATTGACGGTGACACCAACGTGGTCGAGTGCTGCAATATGATTACGAGCCGCTTCTGCATATCCACTTGAATCTAGACATGCACTCACATAAGTAATGTTCATCTTAAACCTCTTCCGAAATGACAAGCGGCGTGTCGTCGTTGAAGTTGTCTACTTCGTCAAATAGATCAACCCACTGCTTGGTTACTATTTGCCAATCATGTTCAACGGCCCAGTTTCGAGCTTGTTGTACAACAGGGTTCTTCTTCTTGGGGCCAGCGTTGTATACCTTGAGGAGCTGTTCCACAATATCCGGTATGAGACCCTTAGGACGAAAGCCCGAGGAGTCGATCCAAAGCTTGTCCTTACAGTCATACATGTAGCCACGTTCTGATTCAGAACCGAGCTGCTGAGGCATGCACGTGTTGTTAGGCGCCACTACTGGGACACCCGCTGCCATTGCCTCTGTCACAGTCAGGCCCCATCCCTCACCCAAGTGGGTGGTGAGAAACACATCACCACAATTGTAGAACTGATTGAGAATGTAGGTTGGAGCTGGTTGAGACGGAGAGTATCTTCCTGGAAAAACTACATCAGTCGCTGGGTTGAGACCAAGATCCGCTAATACCTTCCGAAGGTCAGAGCCCTGGTCTACGATTGATGTGTGACAGTACATGATTGAGTTAGGAACGATTTTCCTGAACTCCTTGAACGCCAAGATAGAGTAGGGGAATTGTTTCCTGGTAGAGTTCCGGTTGATAGCCACAACTACGAAGGTATCTGGATCAACATTTAGATACTGCTTTTTCCACGCGGCAATAGATTCATCGCCCATTGGCTGGAAGGCAGTGGAGTCCACACCATGTGGAATTTCTCGGACCTTCGTTCTGAGGTGTGGCTTAGCTTTGATTGTTTCGATCTTGCCATGGGCCGTGTAGCACACAGCCATATCTACTGAGTCTAACATGTCAGATGCATCGCCAGGAACATGGCAATCGACAGGGTAGTAGTAGACAAACTTTGGAGGCTTGATGTTCTTCATCACACACTGTTCACGCAGTTGGGTAATGAACGATGCAACCCGGTGTGTTATGAACAGATCGTTCAAAATCCAGACCATATCGTACTGGTTCTTTTGAAGAGCCTGGGCGAACATCTTTACGCCATGAGGATCGTTCACTGGGTCGGCAATCTTGGCCGGTCTCATTTGCCAAGGAACTTCTTCCTTGTCTACGAAATCGCCATGGAAGTTGATAGCCAACTGGTGGATATCATACTTGCCAGTTGCATGGAGAGCTCCAATCACATGCTTGGACACCACACCGAAGCCAGTGCCTGCGGTAGGTGAATCGCTCCAGCACAGAACCTTCTTCTTCTCCATTAGATGACCTCCGTTTCAATCTGCATGGGTTTGATACTATCTAGTAGTTCCAAAATATTCACTTTCTCAGTGTTATTCAAATGTTCTACGCACTTTTCTACAATAGACTGTGGGGTAATCCTGTCCCAACAGGCATATCCGGTCGGACAATGGTCATAGAAGCACGGACAAGCCGGGATATCAGCACCTTCCCAGATGGCCGTAGCGGCCTCGTAGTGATTTATTCGGCTCTGGGGTGGGGATGGACCAAATAAACCGACTGTGGGGACGCCTAGAGCTCCTGAGAGGTGCAATATTGAGGAGTCAGGACACAAGACAAGGTCACAGTGGACCATGACACCGGCAATTCCACGGATATCTAGATCTTTCAGATAGACACTTCCGGGGATGTTGTCCCATAGAACGTCGCTGTTGTCGTCAGAACTGTGAGCGAGAATGACCGCCCTAACACCAAAATTCTGGTAGAGGCTGATGAGAGCTTGCTTGACCTTGGTGTGGATACCGGATCTGGCCTTTGATGAAGAGAACGGTTGGACCAACACCATCTTTTCGTTCTGGTTGACTCCTCGAAGGAGAAGTTCACCGCTCTCGATCTCTTCTCTCTGGATGTAGTATTTAGGTACAGGATCCTCAAGCTTTACTCCTGCGTGCATTGCAAACAGATCGATCCTACTTGGGGGCATTGCTCTTGGCTTCTCGTGCTTGATTGCTGGACAATGGAGGTTCACCACTAGATCAAAGGTGAGATCATCCATCAAGTCTCGTTCTATTATATGAGAGATGTTGTGATTGTACTTGAGTACTTTTACCAGGGCACCATCTAGGTACCTGGTGTTAGTAGCGAATGTAATCTCTGCGGCCTCGAACATCTGTTTAATTGCTGTGACGGTCGGGGTGGCTGTGAGAACATCGCCGATGCCTTCTCCTCTAACTACACAGATGCGTGGCTGCTGTGTGCGCAGCAGTTGGTGTAGTCTAGAGAGTTTGATAGCTGGTCTGTCACGAGCGGCTCCCTTGGGGAGCTTCATGCGCCCGCCGAACTGAACTACACCATCAGAACTGAGGGTGACTTTTTGTGTTGCCATGCGTTACATGCTTGCCGCTAGGAGGCATCCTCTTGCGACCGCTCTGAGCGGGTCTTTTGCTGGTCTAACTCCGGAGACCTCAAGAGGGAAGTCACCTTGTCCCAACCTGTCACGAAAAGCTTCCACAAACCCGGAAGCTCTCGACGTACCGCCAGAGACCACAACAGGTATAGCGGCAGTAAACTTAGGAAGATCACCACTCCCTGCAAGCCGTGAGCCAAGGCTCCTAACAGTGTAATCAATGAGACGAAGGTAGTAAGAGGATACTGCGTTAAGAATCGGATTGTCCGACTCAGTACCCACTGTAAAGTTTCCATTTTCTTTCTCCACTTGGACTATTGTGTCCTTTTGAGCAGTTGATTGCGCAGCCATGCGATCGATCCAGTCTCCGCTCTTTGTAGTAGAGAAACGAAGTACAGGCTCGCCTGACGACATAACGCAGACATTAACCATTCCAGCCCCAAACGACAAACAGATGCCAGTATAGTCATCATCTTCTAACTCCGAGTAGCAGATTGCTTCTGCCTCGTTAAGCGACTGGGCGTTCCAGCCGAGCTCACCCAGGTCCTTCTTGAGGACATCTTCGTGGTAACCAGTATTGAACTCCTCATCACCCTGGTCCATGGGCTCTGCTGGAACAGAATAGACTAGGGTTTCACCGGGAGTTGCTGGTAGGCCAACAAGTTGGGTGAAGATAAACTTGAGCACCCTGCGTGCTTCAGGCTCGAGGGGATTCATGACCCCACGCCTGAGAGGACGGAGTGCTGTTGCATTTCTTTCGATTGCTTTGTCGATGGCATCTTGTCCTACGACTACGTAGGAGCCATCCTCGTCTTTGAAGTAGGCCAGGTTAGCCAAGCCTTTCTCCATCATCTTGCCAGCGATAGGTGTAGCTGGCTTCATGCGATAGAACGCATCACGGAACTCTGTATAGCTCAGACCTTCTTCAGACTCAGTAGCTTTGATGATGAATGAGGTTCCTACATCTAATCCAATACCCATTTACTTCTCCTTCTTCTTGCGGAGGGCTGCCAACTTAGATTTGCTTTTCCCAAGACCTTTGTCAACAACCTTTTGTTCTTTGGTAGCACCATCGAGATTCGTGGCCTCTACGTTCATTTTGAGGTTGGTTGGGATGACTGATTCGTCGATTTCGACCGGAGCCATACCAGCCCCACCAATACTAGTATTCCTACCGACACGACCAATCGTAATCGTTCTGAGATCATCTCTAAACTCCTGCATGACTGTTCTAAATTCTTTGCCCATCTCTTTGGCTATCTTGCGGGCGAGCTCATCTGTGTTGACGGAAGACCGATCCCCCCCACCAAAAGTAGCAAACTCACTGGGTTTTCTAGTCTTTCGCATAGCTACCCCTGCAATGAAAAGAAGCAAACAGCCCACGGCTGCTAACTCCCACATTACATCACGATTACTTCGAAGACGCCTGAGACTGTGACAAGCTCCATGTCTGAAACAGGCATGTCATTGTCTAGCTCGTAGGTCTCTCCAGCAGCCAAAGGTATGAGAGCTCCTGTATCATCCTTGTATCGGATGCCAGAAGTGAGATTCACTACTCCCAGATTGAACTGATTGAAGTCGTCTTCAAGTAGCTCACGCTGCGGAAACATATTTTGATAGACATTGAACCTGAAGCTCATGTCAGAAACGCCACACTCAATGTTGATCTTTGTTGCGGGCTTACCAAGAGAGTCCTGGAACATAAGGACGTCACCAGTCCCACCGTCAGCATCTGTAAAGCGCTGACTGCGCTCGTTGGCAGGTACGCCTGGGTTAACCTTTTTGACAATGTCGGCCATTGACTTCCTCCATTAGATTGTAGCCCAGCTATCACCACCGAATGCACAAAACGTAGCCGTTTCAAATGCACCACTCACAGTGAGAGAGGGCTGTCCGTCGATTGTTTGAACACCTGATGCCAGCACATTCAAAGGAGCTAGCCCAGATGTCACATTTTTGACCACAATACACTGACCATCAATGCCAGCTGCAGTTGGTAGTGTAACATTAATGCCGGAAACAATCATATCCGCCAGCACCAAATCTCCAGCTACGGCCACATAGGCACCACTGATTACGCTTGTTGGGTTATATCTAGGCTGTACACCAGCCACGGGCACCCAGTCAGCACCGTCATACTCAAGGGCATCACCGGCAACCAATCCACCCAAAGCTGTGTCGCCAAGATCTCCCATTTCGAGTTCGTCATTCACCCATTGACTACCAACTCGAACCAGAGTCTCACGATCAGATGGACCAGAGACTGCCACATCAGATAGGTCTCCAACAGAAGACTCAACCGACACCAGCTCACGCCAATCATTGCCATCAGACATACGAGGCGTATCCTCAGCAATAGCGTAGGCAAACATACCTCGATAAGAGGCAGCAGCAGGCAGAGCGGCTACATTGGTAAAGTCCGAACGGAACCTGCTTCCACTACCATTGGCATGGATGACACCATCAAAGTAACCATCTCTCCATCTAAGCGGTGTACCGTCATCACCAATGTCTCGAGTGTTGTTAACATCAGGCGTAATATTAGAAGCGACACCAGTAAATACTGGAGCAGCAGGAGTTGAGGCAATCCAGATAGAACCGTTGTAGGTCAATACCTGATTGATACTTGGCGAGGTTGTTACATCAGTGAGATCGTTCAGTGCCTGATTCAGACCTGAAGCTCCGGTCGGGAACGACACACCGGTACCAGCAATCATGTTCAACAGAACATCTCCACTACCAGTCTCAGTGATCCTTAGAGCCCCAGTAGTGACGTCTACTGTCAACGTGTACTCAACGTCAGATGGAGCCTCTGAATCTGCTGAGTTAGCAATCATCGTCAAAGACGCTGGACCAAGATAGATGTCACGAATACGATTGGTTGGGCTACCAATATCGAATGTATCGTCAATCGATGGTAGGTAAGGCTGAGCTACGGCACTTAAGTCTAGCGTTGAAGAGACAAGCGACAGAGCATTGACCTGGGTCATGACCTCCAGCAATGCTTCTTCTACATTAGCCGAAGCATAGAGACCTGGGGCATCGGCAAATGAGATTTGGGTTGCAGTTAGCGTGGTGTTACTGATCTGATTCTCAAGATCATCACGAATGGTGTTGACCGTGGAATAGACCGCATCGAATTGCTCGAGCACTGAATTGGGACGTGTAGTAGCGGTATTGAAATACAGAGAGTTGACCGAAGCAGTAGCATTCTGGTCTACATAGAGGTTTGCTCCATCCAGGCCGTTGGCAAAAGCATCAACGCCTGCGCTAGGGACACCATTGGGAAGCGACTCTGTTAGGGGGACAAGCCTATTGTTCCACTGGCTGTTAAGATTGGCCAGATCAATGGCAAGTTCCTCGTTGGTGTCGTTAATTTGGTCCGAGGATGTTGGGCCCCGCTTCCTGGCATTACGCTTCTGAAACTGGAGCTGAATGACTTCTAGCTTATCGGTCACCTAGAGCTGCCTCCTTAGCCAAGTTTGATCTTGTAAGAATGGAGCGTAGGGGCTACCTCTGCGTCCTCTGTTATCAAATCCGCCCTGAGTCTCAAGTACTTACGTAGCTCGTTAACCAGGTTAAATCTTAGCACAAAACGCTCATTCTGAAAATCTGGGTTGTTCTCGTCTATTTTGACAACAAAGACCCTGGTGGGATCATTGGTATCATTTGGTGTATCATGTGATTTTGGTGCATCTACGTCCAGAGCATACACGTCGTACCTGTCCGCTGCAACGTTGTTCACAAGGTCGAAAATGCTGATACGACTCAGGGCGCTCTCTGCGAACACATCAGCACCAGCATAAATCTTCTCCTCTGTATCTGGGTAAGTGGAACCATAAGCATAACCTTCAATCAGGAGTTTGTGGTTGAATGGATAGAGAGGATCAGCAGCTTGAAGGGCTGCAAGAGAAGTCAGGTTTGGTGTCACCTCACGCCAGTTGTCCTTATGCACCCTGATGGTATGTATCCCTCTGTCTCGATTAGAGTCACCTGGAATACCAGACTTACCAGTGAGAACACTATTGTCTACCAAATTAGAGTAGGTCACATCATCGACAACGATGTTGCTGTCACCCACATCAATGGCCATGCCATCTGGATTTTGGATTTCAATCACACACACGTAGAAGGGATCCTCGAAACCCCACCCCCTCTGAACGTCACGGACTAGGTTGTCCACTACGTTTGGAGTGAAGCCTTTAGCTCCCACATTTCTGAAGACTATCATATTGTCCTCATCGATGTTGAGGGCTGTGCCCGGCGTGCCACTGTCTGAAGTCTTGATCTGATAATTCAAGATACGCTCATTGGAGTTACTGAATGCATACCGTGAAGTGGTAGTTGCTGTACGGGTACCCTGAACAACAATACCTGTAGATGGATTTTTGCTGAGCACCGTAAAGATGCCACCAGGGTTCACAAAGTCTGTGTTGGTTGCTCGGCCATCATAGGAGACTTTGACTACCTCGCTGTCTACCGTATCGAGCTCGGTCTCTCCAATGATGTTCTCCAAGATATCTCCCACATTGATGATGAACGGATGAACTGGGTCAGCACGTTGCAGAGGAGAGATAGGAACCCAGGTGCCTCCGGTAGGATCAAGATCGGAGTCTAAGGGAAGAGCGGGGTCATTGCTGGCTGTGACGAAATAGTTGATATCCGTGTTTTCCTCTACCCTCTCACACGTCTCGAGTGTCAACTTCTCAAACTCCTTGACTCCACCTTCAGGGAGAGCAATCGACAACGGTGTAGAAATGAAGATACTAGGTGTCTCCACATCAAAGCCTTGTTCAAAAAACTGGATGTTCTTGAAGCCAAATTGATAGCTGAAGAAGTCGATACCACTAGATGGATCCGGCCCTCTCTTGGTGAGGATGAATTTGACCCACTGTGCTTGCACCGTTGGGAATGAGAACACAGCTGTAGTTCTGGCCTCAAACGTGAATGTGTTTGTTGGCAGTTGATTGAAGTTCCTGTTGTCAGCAGAGTAAAGCGGCGTAATAAACACAGGACTGCTCTCCGAGGAGTCGTGGAGCTCAAGAAAGATCCTTGAAATGTCCACAGGTCCATCTGGGCTGAGCCGCACGGTGAGCTCACACGTCACAGGCTTCTGAGTCCGCATGTTAATGGTCGTCCACCATGTCTTAGACTCTTGATGGAAGATATTCGTGAGTGCACTCTTTACCGCATCTACACGAGAGATCTGATCGACGGTAGATCGTACTTTGAAGGTGACATCATCTATACCATCGAGGTCGTTCAAGAATACCCGAGTCTCACCTGTATCCTCGTCTACTCCCATTTCCACTGTGGCTGATGATAGGTCAATCTCAGCAGTTGTATTAGTCAGGTCTACAAAATTAGTATCGGTGAAGTTGTCGATAAGAATACTGTGATATCCTTCTGTGTCCTGAGTAAGCAGAAGAAGATTCTCAATGCGTTCCTCCAAATCGATAAGCCTCTTCTCAATACTGTTGGATTCAAGTCCCCAGCGTTCAAACGCTCGAGAGTTTACTTCGGCCAAACTGAGCAACTCCTTGTAGAGCACCCTGGTGTCTTGCCTGATAGCAAGAAACGTATTCTTGAAGAGCTCAGCAGATGAATTGTCCAACCGGTCAACCAGATAGGTTGACGCCAGAAACTGAGGTATACTCAAGTCCAAGGCGGCTAGCTCCGATTCAATCTGGTCTACCACGTCTTGTGCGGACACAGCAATCCCTCGAGACAACCTGTCTTTGATGAAGTCTTCAGTCAGCAGCTGTTGATATGTATTCTCGATGGCCATTAAACTACCGTACCCTTCGTAATTACCCTAAGAGCAAAATCTTTCAACACAGGAGAGAACTTGGCTTGAAGGTCAGAGATGTCCTCTCTGGTCTCAGCAACATAGTCGTAGTTTACCAGATACAGAGGAGCTCTGTTATCCAGAGAGGCACGAGGTAACTGAAGGTGTCTCAGCACTTCCTTGTCCAAAATGGTCACAGTTTGGTTAGTGACATCTACTTCGAAAGAGTCTAAATCAAGCTGGCGAGCAATACGATACTCAGCACGATAGTCAGTGAACTGGAAGTTTGCTTCCATTGCAAATGCACCAGACCCGCCCGGATTGATTGACCTCTGAGTGTATATCTTACCCAACTTATAGTCTACAGAGTAAAGACCGTTACCCGAGAAGGCAGGAGAAGCGAAAAAGTATGTCACTGTCCCAGGAGCAGACTGAGTGGTCGTTGTGTAAAAGTCCACTTGACCATACGTTGGAGATAGCGCTACACGATCAATAGCATACTCCCCAGGAGCAGCAGGTGTACCACCTACCAGCGTGGCAAACAATGTGGTGTTAGAGAAGAATACTGGATGGTCAGTAGTCAGAGTAGAGATGTTTTCCTTCAACTGGAAGGTAGCTACATCGGCAGTTGGAACAAGATTAGTAGGAATAGACTCAGTGGTTTGCAAGAACTGTCCCCCTAGCTCCTCGGCTCCGTTAATAAAATCCACTTCCTTTACAAACGGATGATTTGGATCACCCATGTCCAAGTCAACACCACTAACAGTTACCGACAGGTCCAAGGTTCCTTTAACCACAGACAGGTTGGGAAGATCCAACACCTTGAGACCGGCAGTAGTTGGTAGGGTCTGTTCACTGACGGTGCTTGTGGCCCAGGCTCTCTCCTTGATAGTAACACTGTCACGAAGAATGTTGGTTGTGGCCCAATCCCAATCATCTACGGTCAGCTCTGTGACTGGTTGATACAAATAGGTCGCCGATGCATCCTCTGTGGCTGACAGAGGGGTAAATGTATAGACAATGCCCTCGTCGGTATCAATGGACCAGTCACCTGCGTCGATGAGCTCATCGCGTCCATTGACGAATGTTTTCGGAGAAGCGTCCATGCTCTGTGCCAACAGAGCTCTAGTAATGTCGCTAAAGTCAGTGATATTCTCTCTCTTGAGACGAATGACCGTAGCCTTCCGTGGAAATGTCTCGGTTTCTGACTTGATAGGATCGAACCGCTTGATAGCAAACGCATCCTTGTTGTTGCTGGTTGGGAAATCCAACTGAGCAATATGGTCGTCTTCTGTTTCAGAAGGGAAGAGTCTCTCAGCATCGAAGTAGACACCGATCGGCTGGTTGTCAGCTGGAGTCAGCGTGTTAGTGAGACTATCACCAAATTCGAGAACACCATTGTTAGGGTTGAAGGTATACAACTTAAAGTTTTGCAGGTTGTCAAAATCAATGGTAAATGTACTCAAAGGAGCTGTCGCATGAGTCCATTCTTCACCACCCACCTCTACATGAATCCACTCGCTGGCCGGTACCTCCTCAGTTTGGTAGGCACCACCACTCAGAACTTTCTTCACAGGTCGAGGAAAGTTTTTGAAAGGAAGCCTAAACCGTCTGGTGTCTAGCCCATCCTGAGCATGACCCACGATGTACTGAGCCTCATCATCACCACGACTACCGAACATAGGATCGATCACATTGACAGTCTGGTCTACAGGATTACGCTCGAGGTCAATGGTGAAAGGTGAGGCCTGTGGCACAGGATGTAGCTCAGCTGCTTGAAGAACTCTTTTGTTCAGGGTAGATGAGCCCTCTTCGAATTGTTCGTCGTCGCGCTTGAACGAGGCCTTCAAACGAATCGCCTTGACTGGCACGGGAGTGACAATCTGGTCCTCATCTCCTGTGTTGAAGTCCAGAATCTCTCGAACAGAATCTACACCTGAAGGACCATCAAATTCCTTGGGCTGCAATTGATGCCAGCTTGCACCGTCATCTGGCGAGACAAAGTACTCAATGTTCGCCAGCTCAGACTGAGTAGTGGGGTTCTGGTTGGTTTCCAGTAACACCTTCTTGATCTCACGCAAAGATTCAAAGGGTACAGAGACAATCTCTCCTTCGTTCTCATAAGCGAAACAGCGGATGTCGATGTCACGAAGGCCGATGGCATATCTTAGTCTCTCCCCTGATGGAGTGTTGATAAGGAATGGCTCAGTCTGTCTGAACACAAAGTGTACATACTTCACCTTGCGTGGGGTGAATGTGTAGAGGCCCTGGCCAGCAAACTTAGAAGTAGAGGGCGCAAGAGAGAAGATGTTCTCTTCATCCTGTGTGGTGAAACCAGCAACGGGTACGTCATCCTTAATGGACGTGTATGCCTGACCGTCGATGCTGGTCTCAATCTCATCGATCTGAATGACAGTCTTAGTACCAAAGTTATTTGGGTTCACCCTAATGTGATTGATAACCTTTTCTTCACCCAAGTTGATGGTGATATCCAACACCAGGGGTTCCTTGTCGTCAGCATTGCGAAGAACCACACGCTCGTATTCAAACCAGGTGTCGGGATTGTTGTCCAGCAGAACAGCCAGGTTGCCATTGAATGGCACACCAACCTCTTGGTTATTACCAATGGAACCATTGGAGTTTGGATTCACGATCGGAATCTCTTTGACTACAATGATAGATTCTTGAGCATTATCTACCGGCAGAGTGACAATGCCTTCTGCCTGGTTGATCTCACACTCAGATGCATTCAACAGACCACTATTCACGTCAACTTTAGACAGGTCGTTGAAACTGTCCTTGAAGAAGAACGCATCCTTAGACGGGTTCAAAGAGAAGAGAATGTAGTCACCTAGTTTTGAATCCACGGCCTTAAGCCTAGAGGTCAGCCTGTTGGACTCTGTAGTGATGAAATTGAAGTTCGACACAGTGAGGTCTTCGATGTTTTCGAGCTCGGCGAAGGTGGTTGTGAGATCATCCAACACCTGGGTCCAGATTTTGTTGTAGAGATCAGCATCAGGCAAATCATCTGTACGGACGGCCTCGATGAGCTCCTTGTCCAATTGTGGTTCCTGAAGATCTTTGTAGAACTCACGGATAATCCTAATGGCTTCAAAGATGTAGGCCTCTTGTGTCTGCAGAGTCTCGTTACCAAGCGCTCCCGACAGTGTGGCTGTCAGGCGCTCGAGCTTAGTCTTTAGTAGCTGACTCTTGTCTTCCAAGAGAAACTTGTTGCCAGTCATTACACTTCCTCGAATTTGGTGAGATCTTTACAGGCACCCATGAGTGTATATTCCTCGACAGCGGGCGTCAAAGTAGCCTCTGCTGCATTTTGGCGTAAAATGATCACGAGGAAAACATTAGAGTCCTGATTGGCATCATCTTCACCAATACGATTCAAAATAACAATCTGACCAGCACACATCCTAGCAGAGAGATCACCCACAAGGTCAACAGTATTCAGCCCACCGACTTGAGTGAACTCACTGAGGTTCTTTGGTAGCGCCTGGGTGCTGGAAGTTACTGGGTTATAGGAGATGGTAAAGATATCACCTGGAAGTCTATCAAGGATCTGCACCTTGAACTTCATCGGCGTCCCATTGCCAGGTGTCCGGTCTGCCACAGTGGATACATCCTGCCACCCATCAGAAGCTAAAGGGACACCTGTATTGTCTGTAATCAATACTCCATTACGATAGACCTTGATGTTACCATCGGTACGATTTGTGAAGAACATGGCTTCACCCAAATCGGGTTCAGACAAAGTGGTAGCGCTCTTACCTGTGAGCACGAGCCTTTCATGTTCAACTCTACCAACTTCCAAAGGCAAGACCGGGAAGGTAGTCGTCTGAAGCAATTGGCCCTCACTGTCAACATCTTGCTTAACCACCCAGTATTCAATGCTTCCTATAAAATAGGTATTGCTGGTTTCTCCCACCAATAGAGTACTGTCATCAGTCAAAGAAGTGTCGTTAGTAATGTCATACGTCGTACTGGTAAACTTCACATCCTGACCAAGACCTTCGAGATAAGGTCGAGATTCAAGGGTCCGAAGACCCAGTTCTCCAACGCCACAAACTTCCAACGGAGAAGAGATGTAGATGCTACGGTTCTGATGTTCTGTAAGTCCAACCCTTACATTATCAATACCGGTAGTAAAGTCATAGCCCTGGAACTCTTGTCTGGTACGTTGCTTGAGACCTAGCACTGCTTTGATTTTGGGAGACGCAATAGCCTCGTCTAGTTCCTTACTTAGACTGTCGGGTTTTGGCTCAACCTTCAGTGGAGGCTGATCAAGTGCCTGACCAAACAATGGTTGTACATCTTCATTGAATTGGAAGTTGGTCTTACAGGAGTTGTCGTTGCGAAAGGTGATAATGATTCTATCTGTGGCAATCTTGCGGAACCTAATACTAGCAGGTGCATCAATGAAACGTTCTGGGATACCCAGGTTGACGACTGTGTTGTTGCCATCAACATAGCTGATATCCTCAACAACTATACCAAATTGAGCGGCTGGTTCGATTTCAATGATATTGATTTCACGTACTGTGCCGAGATTCAGCTCGACCTTAACCTTCACGAACTCTTTCTTTTCAGAGAATAGCAAAGACTGAATCCAGTAAGTTCCTTGGGTGTCGTCGACTATATTACGCAAGTTGGTGCCAGCAGGTTCTACTATCAACTCACTTTGTGGCGATTCTGAATCAAAGATCTGACGGACATCGGCAACTGTATAGAAGGGACTCAGATCAGTTGCAAGAACCAACCTTTCGCCAATGAGCTCCACATCCGCGTCTTGTGACGTGGGAATTAACTCACCTAGCTCTCGAGGGTCACGGAAGAGGAGAGTTGCCTGTGTACCCTGCCGCTGTGTACGTTCATCTTTGGACTCTCTGAATGTAGAGAAGATAGCAGAGTCAAACCCCCTGGTATCTTTGTTAAGAAATTCGAAGAGAGTAATCTTGGAGTCTAGCTCGTTCACACCAGCGCGAAGGTTTTTCAGGATCACATCACGGACAATAGCCTCGTGGGAACGCTGAACCTCGTCGATGTTATTGGCCTCTTCAAATCCAGCAGACAGATCATCTTCTACTCGATCGAGCATGAAGTTATATGTCTCAGAATCAATGTCCTCACCTTGCTCTGCCATCCAGTGTTTGAGAGAAGGGGTTAGTACAGTGGAGGTTAGATCGAACATCAGACCCTGAAGTTTCTGGGTAAACTCTTGAACTGAACGAATCTGTCCAGAGTTACGTTGCTGAGACAGGAGTTTGAGGATCTGCTCAGACTGTCTCTTGCCAATAGTGCCAGCAAATTTCTGAAGGTACTGTGCCATTACATTCCACCCGGCCTATCGACCACATCAAACACAGGTTGCTCACCAATTACCATTTCTAACTTCAGCCATTTCCCAGTCCATCTGGGATTCACATACTGCAAATGACTACATGGTTGATGTTTGATTTCGAATCCTCCTACTGTAATTATCTTGTACTGTCGATGTCCATCCGAACACATGTACGTATCTAGATTACCAAACTTTCTGTACAGGGTTCTTCTCACCAACTTGCTGTTGTTATCCAAAAAATTGGTTTCGAATGTATCTGACTGCCAGTACTCACCTGGGCCCGCTAGTACAATTGTTTGATCATCATGACATATCTCGACATGACTGATCCCTTCTAGTCTACCTCTACTCCAGCTAGCAAGCCTAGCCTCAACTTGGTGATCGAGACCAAGCTCGTGGGTTCCATCGACAAAATGCTTCACCCACCCTCTCATGACACTTCCTTAAGATGTGTATGTGTAGCGCAAACGCTGATCGAACTGACGCACGCCAACAGTGCCTTCATCAGAAGGGATTTCGATACGTCCCTTGAATCTGACATTGGGTGAAGTGCCAGCTTGAACAGTCCCTGCCGCACCAGTTAGTCCCATCTGAGTAGCCAGTAGAATCTTGTTCGCTTCAGAATCACCCACCCCAGTACGAAACACATTGTACGTGGTCCCAGACTTGTCACTAAAGGTAGGCCAGCTTCCCAAGAATCCGCCAGTGGCGTCCATATTCAGCTCATAGCCTCCAAATGCAGCGGCCGTTGCACCGTCTCCCCAGGCCAACAGCTCTGCTAAATCATTGGGGGCAGAACTACTGCCACCATATGTACCAGACTTCTCGGCCATATAGAAACCACAATCAGTGATCTGATTGACACCATCATGACGCAGAAAGACCTCCTGTTCACTCAGAACAGACCCGCTGGTGTCTGATCCGTAATTCAAGGGTTCAGATATGGCGGCTCCACCATTCGTAGAACTCCATGTGATGTTGATAACAGGCATTATTGGCCTCCTTACGATTCTATCATACTACAGTAAACTGCATCTCCAAGGCATTGTTAGTAGTAATTTTTGGTGAAAACGTTCTGGCTCCAATGGGTTTCACGGGCCTTGTGCTTTGGTCAGCAGCACCGGACGTCGTCGGCCCAAGTGGTTGAGAGATCAAGGGAACAAAGTTTCCCTGGGAGTCTAAGGTGCCACCTACGATGCTCACATAATAGAGCGTGTCGCTCTTTAAGCCAGTAATTGTATAGGTTTGCAATCCGTCTACTCTGTCGAGAGGCATTGCATTAGCAAGAATCCACGGTCCATCCTGGGTAGTAGCATAGTAGATATTGAACTTAGTACTCATCGCTAGTCCACTCCAAGGTAATTGAGTCTCCTCCAGGGAATACACCACTCACAGAGACATCAACACCATACGCCTTGGCTGCTGGATACACACCCGCTGCCGTGTGTCTCTCAACAATATCTCGCACTTGGTTTTGGGTAAAGTTACCACCAGCATCCTCGAGAATGTCGACAGGTACTTCAACCAGATAGGAAGCATTACCTGGGTATGGCGTGCCATCCCAGTAGCCCTCGTCCCAGAACCACTGAACTTCGGGGCTGGTCGGTAGAATCTCTTCAACCTCAGTATCAATGATCCCGCCTCCTCGGCGTCTTGAATCTATCCTTGAGAGTTCAGATGGATGGGCAGCCGGTGCCGACGTAATATCACCAAGTACAAGGAAGTCACCGAGCTGGGTGCCTTCCACAGTGAAACTGTCAACGAACAACACATGAGGCTCTGCTGGTTTCCAAGCGGGGAACTCTTCGTAATAGAGATCGACACCACTAACTGTGTAGAGCTGAGTGTCGTTATCAAAGTCAGGCCAGTTGGACTCAACCACTCGGCCTGTTTCGTCAGACTTCAGGAAGAACAATGTTTGAGACTTACTTGTGCTTGCGGTGTCTGGATCAATAAACAGGCTGACTCGAGAAGATAAAGCATTACGATTGCTGATCGGATTGAAGTTGACCAGTGTAAATTCATACTTGTCCTCATTATAGAAGTAGCTGCTAGTGACTTTCCATCCACTCTTTAGTGGCAGCCCGTCAATGTCTACAAAACCAGTTGCATGATCAACACTACGAATGCCCAGCCTGGTAGCATTGCTCCATTGAGTCCAAGCTTTTCCGTTGGTTGCGACATTTCCAACAATGCTAGAATCAGTTGTGAAAGCGGCCTGTCCAACGTCATCGGCATCATTGATCATCAAGCTAACAAAAAGAGACAGATCATCGTCCTCAAAGATATTCTCTTGATCTAACTTAACCAGAGTACCACTCAAGATAGTAGAAGTTTCTGTTCCTACATTCTTGATAGGTGGTTCAGGTGTAAACACCTGGCTCAAGAACTCAGCGATGTGATACTTACGTAGGCCACCATTGACATTGGTAAAAAACTTACCGTTGGTGACACGCACAAACCATGAGTCTTGAATCCCCTGGGGCACCGGAGGTAGAATTTCGATTCGTGCTGCAGACAAAGGCTCAAACGCATAGTCACTTACAATAGGCAATGTGACCTCAAATCCAGAGGCAATCTCTTCGATTAGGTAAACTTTGCGACCATCTGTTTTGATAGTCAAAGTGGGTGTTAGGTCGTCAAACTCTGCGACACGGAACACTGTCTCATTGTCCAGTAGATTTACGTGTGTGTTGATGGTTCCGTTATCGTTGACGACAAACTTCACATAGTAGGCAGTGAAGTTGCCAGAGTCCGTGAAGCTAGAATCTAGATTGTTGTAGACAATACCCAGGGTGCGATCGATCTTGAGTTCAGACACACGAATAGGCTGCAGCAACCCATCTAGCAATGTGACCTCGAGTAGACTAACACCTGTTGCTAGATTTCCATTAGCATCTCGAGGTATCAGATCAGAACTCAGTGTGTGCTTAAAAAACAGAGGCAACGGACTAATTGTATTAGTCTCGTCTACAAAGACATCGGTAACAACAAAGTTCTCTGTGTTGATAGTAAATACTTTGACGTTAGAGACCGTTGTGAAGCTCAGGTCACGAACACGGTTAGCCTGCAACGAAGTAGAACGGTCAGCAATGGACAGATTGGCCGAAGATGATACATCCCGACCACCAACAAAGGAGACATTAACCGCAACAGCAGGGACACTACTTCGGTATACTACCTCTTCACGACGCTTGATAACGTTGATCTGGGTATCAACATTAGTGTCAAAGTTAACTGACCCAACCGTGAATTCATGTCCCAGCCCATCAATTGATACTGTCATATATGAATCCTTAGTTACTAATGTCCACTGTCATACCATAGAGTTGTACGGTGTTGTTAACATTGGCTACGGACATTTGCGCACGAACTTCCACTGCCGTAGTCGTTGCAAGGTCTACAGAAACTTGGCTTGACCCGTGTCTAATGTCTGTCAAAGTCGGAGAGTTCCAATATATTGTAGTCCCTTGTCCCACAAAGTGAGTAGTGCCAGTATCCACGTCTTGAATATTAAAGACAGCATCGATCACAAAGTCATCATTTTGTGCATATGCATCGGCAGAGGTGTTCGCAACACTGACGCCATCGAAGTACAGATGGAATATCACAGTGCCACCTGCGCCAGAGCCAACATTAGTTCCATGAGCACGAACCCTCACGGTTGTGCCCTCAACAAGAGTGTTAGCCGGAATCGTATGGCTCTGCGCAAAGGCTGTTAGAGCAGCTGTATTAGAAATTGTGTCTGAACTGTTTGTGCCTGCAAATACATTCTGCACCATAGTGCCGTCGTGGATACCCTTAACGCCTTCCTCGTCCATGGTGCAAATCTTAGTCCATGTCACTGCATCACCAGAGCTCGCTGAGTCGGGTGCTGTGTAGAAACCAAATTCACCGTAGTTGTTGTCTTCGATTATTTGCAGGCGAGCTCCAGGCTCATTTTCGTGGATGTATTCCCAGGCACTTCCAGCAGTTGCAAATGCATTCCAATACATGTTGACCCGGCCGTTGCCATCCTGTGTCGACACAACGAACGCACCATCTACATCCAATATGGCAAGACTTGTCCCAGATATAGTTCCTCCAATACCTGAGCCAGAGTCAGCATCGAAATCCTCTACTTGTCCCAGCTGTATATTACCCTCGACCGTAAGACCACTGGTTAGGTTAGTGACCTGGGTAGTCGTTTTGACTCCTGTATTACCGTCAATGAATGTTTCACCACTGTTTCGCACGCGGAGGAGCAACTTATCCCAGGTAGATCCAGCACTGAATGTACTATCTCCAAAAACGGAAAATGAGTCACTGTCGTCGTTTGCAGAAATCTTTAATACAATGTGGCCACCGGCTACACCTTGTAGAGTCGTACCAAAAGCACTACCACCTTGCAGTGTAATGCTCTCGCTTGGAATGATCCTTAACTCATTGCTGCTACCTTGCTGCTGAACACGGAAAGAAGGAATGCCTCCTGGGCTGGCAACATAGACGCTCACTCCTGAGTGACTACCGAAGTAGATTCTGCGACTCTCTGTTGGAGTAGAATCCAAGTAAATACCACCACCAGCATCCGCATTAGATGCCATGACAAGATCGCCCAACATAGCGTTGTCATTTGGATCACGACGGCGTGCTCCACTCTCACCTTGTGAACCTGCTCGAGAGAGCAAAGACACGTGAGTATCCTTTTCCCATCTACTGCCAAACCAACGAGGCACATCTGTTGGATATCGAGCATCATGACCATTCGTCGTGTAGCTAGATGTTGGTGGATTCTGGTCGTCGAGATCGTCATGGGACATCACGGCCGTTTGGTCACCAGTGTTGTCGTGCCTGTGACGTAGCATCCTGGAGATGGCTTGCCACATAGAACGCGCCACAGGACCACCACAAGTGATCAATACTAGACCAGAAGAATTGTAGCTGGCCTCGGTCTCGTCAGCAGTAGAGACAGAACTGAAATCAAACTCAGAAGATGAAACCTGGATCACCCATGGATTGCCTGACTGAGAGCCTACTGGCTTTGAAAAGACAACGTCTTCAATGACGGTCTTTGTAGTCGCATTATAGAGGTACAGAAATCCGCTAGGATATTCTGCCCCTGAAGCAAGGCTGCTGTGCGCATCGAGAATCTCTTTTGGCAGATGATATCTGTAGTGCTCATGTGCCAAGGCCGCAATGGATGAGCTCTGCCAGTATTTGAATGGAGGACCAGCCACCGTACCTCTGTTGTTGGCATCACCAGCTTCTGTAGAAGTTGGATACTTGTCAGGGCGTGACTCTTCGCCTGCGTGACCTGTGCCCAGGGCGCCAAATGTAATGGGCATACGCGGCGGGAGATGAATCAAAAAGTTGCCTGTGTCGGTTGAGACACGACAAGAAGTGAAGTCTGTTTGACGAGGATCGGGAATAACACCAGGCAGAACCTCTTGCCCAGTTTCCCACGTAGTTGGATCAACGGTGTAGCGAAGAATGGTGGTAGCAGCAAATTCGCTGTCCACCCTAAACTTGCCATCGGAATCAGAGACATACCACTCATCAGATAGAGGCGCCCCATTGTTAGGGTCGCCGACGTCATACTCGTTGGTCTTTCGAGATCCCACACCAAATACCGTAGGGCCTGCGACTTGAGCTGGAGTGGTTCCGGTCTTTGGTGCCCAATTGAGATACCCAACGATTTCTTCACTGTTCCTCTCTCCAAGCCTCTCGTCAAACTCGAAGTCATTTGTGAGGTAATAGAGTGCTGGATTCAGATACTTGTTTTCACCAAGTAGTCTAGCCAAGTTGGGGATCTGGTTAGGATTGTCAGTCAGGATGGAGTCCCCAGATTGATTCCACAAATCACCGATAGCCTTCTCGAGAACGGCTGAGCCGCTCCTGGACTGTGTCGCAACAGCGGTAAGTTTCTCGGCCGTAGGCTGCTCGCCATCTGAGAACGAGATGTTTAATGGCTGAGTTTTACGGAGCTTGTCGGTCATCCTTGTGTCCTCCGGGCATAATTGTCTTGATTATACAGAGAAATGCCCACTTGGTAAAATGTCGTTAGGATTGAGGTATGTAATCTGGTCCATCACTGATGCTACTGTAACACCCGTAGACTTCAACCTCCACCCCAGTGGAATTTCAGCAGGACAGTCCATTGGTTCCACAACATCCAAGCCAGACAGGGTTGGGTCTCCTGTACCAGTAGGTGGCATCAAGGACGCAATTGTCATAGATACAGTATCACCTCGACGGGTCCTCCTGAACCATTCCACATAGCTCTCATAGATACCTGATACGTGTACAAAGTCTCTCTCGTCTAGATAGGCACGATAGAAGTCAGCAATTCCAGAGGTGGCATCGATTGAACCATCAGAGATATCAAAGACGTCCTTGTGTTTGGTCAGCAAACCTGCGGGTATATCATTTAGCACATCACAGAAGAATGTACCATTGACACTATCTGGCACTTGAACCTCAAGCTCAATAACGTTGGAGAAGATTCTCCTATTGGTGCGACTGTTCGTAACAAACGCCTGCATGCTAGTCTGGGCATCACCAACGGCAAAGTATGCCTTTGTGTCGCTTGAGCCAGGCAAGTCTAGCAAGGTGCCCGAGTAGGTCATTCGGAGAATCGGCGCTGATGCTGTACCAATGTTTTCCACAGAGCTAGGATGCAAAGGTACTAGGATACCAGGCTCAATAAAGCCGGTATGTGGATTCATGGTTCCTGCCCGAGTTGTTAGCATCAGAGTCTTCTTGCCCTTCGCAATCTCACTGACGCCGTATGTCTCAATGGGCAGAAGGTCATTGTTGGTGCGGTACTGCTCTTCGAATGCTTGTGTGGCTTGAACACCGCTGACAATATTTTCATCATCTAGGTAATCGGTGTAGTAAGTGGCCTCATCAGCTTCAGCAATGCCCAGCACCTCATCAAAGGCGTGTACCTTGTAGAGGAAGATACCACTGACAGTAGTTGGTGGAACCACACCAGCAACATCAATAACAGTGTCACCGCCAGAGTGGCTAACTACTGTTGAAGCTCGACCGAGCCCTTGTACTGTCACTGGAGAGTTGTAGAACGTTCTAGCATTACCGTCAGAGCCAGTGATGGCAGTAGTCTCTGTAGCTGTTGCACCAAATGTACCAACCTGTGGATCTAAGATTTGGAACGTGACTTCTTGTCCCTCGAGAACGTCGCCATCAGCGCTTCTCACCTCTGCAATCATTTCACCAATGTTGTTGCCCAACTGAATGATAAACGGATTCACTTGAGGCAAAGTAGAGGTCAATGTAATAGAAGCAGGATCAACAGCCTGTGTGGTCACCTGTACAAACCCTCTACTGGCAGATGATTGTACGGGATTCGTATCTGCAGCAGCAGAGTAGGCCAGGATGTCATCAAGTGTGCCCTCTGGTTCATATTGAGCAGCCACAGCAGTTGTGTAGTAGACACCAATGCGGGAACCAACTGTTGGGATAATACCCATACCGGTAGACAGAAGCGCATCGTGGTCACCGAAGGTTAGCGTGCCACGGTCTTTGTCCATCTTCACTTCTACTCCAGAGACAGAGAAATCGGTCAATGGATCAATAACGGTCCACTCTGTTGGAACGTTAGGATCCAACCAACTCCAGACTTCTACATCCTGACTTGGGTCAACAGGAGACAGTGTCATCTGGAAGGACTGATCAGCATTACCATCCGACACACCAACAAGATCTAGCGCATTGATAGCAGCTGGGTCAGCCGTGCCAGAGACCGTGAGTGTGATTGCTCCACCCACCAATTCATTGTATTCACCATTGAGTCTAAGCTGAGGAGGACGAAAGCTAGTGTCCAAGATAAATTCAGGTTCTTCTCCAGAAACCGTGAACGCTACCTTCTTGCGGAAGTTCCGCCTCACTTCGTGTCTAGCAAGAACCCTGTTGAACTGCCAGTTGCGCACAAAAATCGGAATAGTAGGCTTGTAGTTCTGGGTCAGGGTCAGTACCTGTTGACCGTTGTCAACACCAGTAGTCGTGAAGTATTCGGTCAGGTGAGAGTCACTAAAAAGGAACCACTCTTCATCACGCACATAGAAGTATCCATGTTGTAGTTGTGGTGCCCAAACATCTACACCTGACAACGTAACTTCCTGGATGTCCAGAAGTAGCAGATCCTCATTGTCACCGAAACCTGATTGTAGATCAGCTTCGTCAATACCTGATAACGTTGGATCCCAAATAGACGGAGCGAACGCTGCAGCTCGAAACTCACCTTCCTCAGGCCACGACCGACCGTCCCACTTCCACCCCTGAATAGTCTTGTCGGTGCCTGGATGTGGAACAGTAGTGAACTGCGATTGCTGACCGATCAACTTGTCTTCCACTCTTGTGAATACATGAGTGATCGTATCAATGTTAACTGTGAAGGCTGGCATTATAACCCCCAGTTAGCTGGAAAAACACTCATCAGCTCATTGATAACATCTGCACCTAGCGCAGTGGGTAGCCCATTGGAATCGACACCGTCGTCGCCCGTGATTTGTTCAAACATCTTGGTCTTGAAATCATCAGACTGCAGGTTATGGATAACAACCGGACTGGACTCTGCAACGAAGTTGTCGTTGCGATAGGAGTATTTCACAAAGGAGCCTGAGGCAGGAGCAGCTCTAGCTAGGATGAGCCCTTCTTTGTGATTGATAGTGTAATCCCCCGGCCGCTCAAGCTCAATCTCGGTGTTCACCAGTCTAGTCAGATTAGGTGAACGAACAGTTACGGTACCAGGAATTAGATTGTTGTTAGCCAAGACAATCCTGGAACCAGCTCCACTGATCTGTTCCACAGGGATCTGTACCACAGAGCTCTGATTGAAGATTGTCATAGACCTCTTGTTGGCAGGAATCAGACCCGTGAGGGTGGCCACAAAGAACCCTGTGCCATTGATGGTATTCCTGAGCTCTTCCAGAGTCCATGACCCTCCTTCTCGGTCAAATCTCTCAATGGTTTGCAGAATAGTCCTCTGCCCGAAGTCGCTATAGAGGATACATTTGGTCTCTTCGAAGACTACGGCAGGACTAGGCAGGAGGGGGTCATCATTGCTGTTCTTGAGAGGAACGATAGTCATCGTGTCCTCTATCTCCAGACCAAGCTCTCGAGTGATGCCATTGATAAGACCACGGTAGGTGGACCCCGCCCTGCGAACAAACACGTCCAGAAGCCGCTTCTTGTAAGCGGGATTTCTCTCTGCCTCCAAACGAATGAGTCCGAGCAAAACACCATGGCGATCAAACTCATTGAACACCTGATGTGACTCAGGGACTGCGCTAATCCTAGCCATCGGTCTCGATTCCTACCTCCTCGTAGTTTTCATGGAAGTACATGATTTTGTTTTCATAGTCGATCAACATTATATCCTTGTGCAGGTCAATACGGTAGTACTTGCCTGCAGCTAGGACCCACATCTTTTGATCGGCATCAAAATCGATACCCTCAATAGGATCGGGCACGAAGCTACTAATGTCGATGGTGGTCACGGGAGTTTTGAATCTCGCCCTAAAAATCCTACGCCAGTTCTGTACCTCACCATCTACAAAGGTAGCCTCAAGCACCACAAGATACTCACCGCGCTGAGTAGTTGGAATAGAGATCAAGTTCTCTACGGTGCGTGTGATAGGTGTACCTTCAGGAACCTTATTCACGAAGTCGGAGGTAAATGCCACAGCTACACCATCTAACAGGCCAAACTTCTGACCATCTGGGCGTTGATACCAGACACGATACTCAGCTAGCTCCTTAAGTGGTCGAGCATGCCATGGTTCAAATTCAATGTCTTCGCCCAGCAATACGTCATAGGTATCGTACTCAAACTGAACGTGTGCACCAGCAGTGCTGTCTCGTGTTGCGTCTACACCAGACACAGTATTCTCGCTAAGGTCATAGGCATAAAGTTTGTTGTCGGCTGTTGCCACCCAGGCCAGGTCTTTGTAAGGCTGCAATGCTACATCTACACCACTCACCGTGATGTTGACTCCACTGATTGTGTCAGCTGTATCAACCAGTAGCTCCCAACTCTCCTTGACGTCCTTGGAAGAGAAGCCCAGGACTAGTTGCTGCCATTCGTCTGTTATGTACTCGATGCGATCTAATGTAGGAATAGTTCCATTGTGGCCCAGATCCCAGAACTCATCAATCTTCTGTCTGTTCGGAGAGTACTTGATATTCCACGGAGAGATGTAGGGACCACCATTGAAGTCAGCAGAGGTTATATCAATCTGAACCCCATCTTCCATATCAAAGGCCTGGACAGAAATAACCGTCTTCCAATCCTTGCGAGTCTTCTGCTTTTGGTCCCAACCAAAAATGAGAGTCTCTTCCTCAAACGTGTCTTTTCTGGTCTCACCACGCAGAGTGACCATACCGCGCTTAAGGCGATTGTCTTCCACAGACAAGTACTCAACACCACCGGTAGTCTCGACAAAGATATCTCCGCCTTGAAGATGGTGTTGAAAGAGTCCAGTGACCGGAGCGTCAGGGAAATCTAGAGTGAGAAGACTGTGGTCTACACCACTGACCACTTCACCAAGGGTTGCACGGTTGGCAATAGATGTGTACCAGAAGCTCTCAATATCATTGTCATCGGCCAAGGCGACGGGATACCAAATGCCGCTGAACAACCCACTTGTAGTAGGAGCAACAGGACAAGGGAAGAGAGGGTCAGTATTATCTTCGTCAAACTCAAAGGTGACCCCGAGTTGCACTCGATAGGTCAGGTCGATCTCATCTAGATTGGCTGTGGTCAGATACTGGTTATCACGCAGGAGCCTGAGCTGCTTCTCGAGCTTCTCGATAGGGAGACCCATACTGTTGAGGGTCTGGTACCCAAGCGATTGTTCGTCGATCCTGGTCTTGCTCCACGACGGAAATACGTTGACAAGCTCTTGAGAAACATCACTCTTCTTCATTACGCTGACCTAAATAGAATTGGTGTTGCCCCCGCAAATCGGTTCTCCACAATCATTCTTTCGTCAGCCTCTGGGTCGAAGTCATCAATGAGAGTACTCCTGACCTTGTTGTCTTCTAGTCTAGACGGTCTGAAGAGAAACAGATTGTCGAAGGGCTTTATGGTACTGCCCACTTTCTTAATCAAATCAGAAGTGGCCAATGTCCGCTCTAGTGCTTCTTGTACGACAAATTCCTCCCCAATGTCCAGGTTGTTGATATAATCTGTGACGTTCTGTGTAGCAGCCTCAAGGACCTGTGTCTCCTCGTCTGTAGTCAACAACCGACGATATTGTAACGTCCCAACTAAGGAAAAGCCTAGCTCCGAAGGGCCACGCACATTAGTAACAATCCCTTGGGATGTCACGTTAGACACAGACGTCTGAACAGTAGAGATTAGATCCACAGACACCGTTGGGGTGACAGACTTGACCAAGACGTCATAGGTACCGATTCCACGATGGAAAGGCAGCACAGTAATGTCGGCCACACCAGGCACAACCAGAGCAGCTAGCCTAATAGCAGTAGCGTTAGCTTGCTCAGCAGATAGCGTTGCGTTAGCGATACGAAAACGATAGTTAGTGTCTGTCTCGACATCTCCACCATTGATTACATCAGCATCATTGGTGACCTTGAGAGTGTCATTGATGGAGTCCGTGTAGCCCGTAAAGTTGTGGAACCTGAGCTGGTTACGACCAACGTTCTGAGTGGACCCAGTCCTGGCGGCCTCCACTGATACAAAGGCCTCATCATCTGTTGCAGGCAAAACTGTGTCCACAATCACCCGATAGCGGACACCACTTGCTCCTGCTTCTGTGCTAATGATTGTTCCGGCCGTAACAGTAATTGAGGATCCACCGTTGATGTCTCCAAAGGTGCCGATATCCACAGCAAACCGAACATTACGATCTTCAACCGAGACAGCAGCAGCCTGTTCACCTAGTCTAGCAATACCCATCATGTCGCCAAAGAAGTTCAGGAAGTCACCTTCAGCGGCATCCAGAAAGGCCTGAGCAAAATTCAGGTCAAAGGTGCTGTACATACGCCCAAGCTTCCTGCTGACAGCTTCAGCAAGACCACGCATCTTACTGCCTGGAGAGCTTCTAGTGATGATTGTGGAGTTGACCAGGTCATTGATCATCTCACCGAAAATTCGTTCTTGGCTTTGGGCAAACAGCGGCATACTTAGGCTCCTCTAGCGTCCCGAGTTATCTGGCTTTCTTCCAGGAAGAACACACTGTCCTCAAGAGTATCATATAGGAACGTCACGACAACAGGCTCTCCAATGCTGATATTGTTACCAGAAGTAGCCGTAGCTTCAACATTAAGCATAATCAAGGCTTGGTGTCTGCCCACTGGAATCACACGAACGCTCACGTCCTCTGACCTGAGAATACCAGCAGCTACGAGTCGACTTTTGAATCTGCTACGCATGGCCTCTCCAACTTCTCGAGAGTTGGGTTCGCCACGGAACTCAGACATGTTAGCTCCCAGGTTGGGATGCATCTGCCAGTCATTGAACTCAGACCTAGCTATTGTATGGATCTCATTGAGGAGAGAGCGCAACAGGTCATCTTCGGTGTCCTTAAGGTCACCGTCCTTGCCCAAGATGAAATCCCCATCCCAAGTCCAGTCTAGGTCAATGCTGTCATAGTTAGCCACGGTCCCCTCCTTAGGCGATGCTTGCTGGGTTCATTAGTGCTGTCATGAACCCCATGTCCTTCATGATTGTGGTGATAAATGCTAGGGGAGGAAACGGGATCTGCCCTGGCATTGGTGTCACCAAAGTAGTTGGGATCATCTGTACAAAGTCGTTCATCTTGACGAACAATCCACCATTTCGTATATTTTCTGATGTTACATTCAAGACGATTGATTTCCCTGTGATAATTGTTCCATTCTTGGAAGTGGCCACGAAGTTGTTACGGTTAGCAACCATATAGGCCTTTTCCTCTGCTACCATGAATCCAGCTTGAGAGTCCTTGGTGGCTGTCCAAATCTTCACGTTAGCCTTTTGTTTCTGTGCCATTGCTGCCTCCTTAGATGGAAATACCACCAGTAAAAATCTCGTGTACCTGAGTGGCCAGCTCGTTCGATCTTGTCTTCTTACGTCCTGTTCCAAAGATTGCCTCACCGGCATCGCTGATGACTTCCACTACAGATTCTCGACCAGGAATATGCTTACCACGCCAATAGATGCGCACAATCAAGCCTTTCCTGAGAGCACCATATAGCTGGTGAATCACAGTGATAGGTTGCAGAATAGGTAGCAGAGCTCCCTCACCCTGTTGGTCAGGGCCAGCGCCAATACGAATCCTATTGCCACCACGATCAAAGATGTCCACACGGACGGTCGATTTGTCTTCGTCTACATCGGCAACAACACCATAGCTGATACGAACCTGTTCGTCTTTGGGTTCACCGCCTCTCTGCATCGACTGATCGAAGGTCTTCTGAACGGGATTTGTGTGCAGTGGTTTACCAGCTTGAGAACCCTTCAACATTGTTACCTCGCAAATAGAGTATCATAGAAGTCACCCTGAGTACGACCCACCCAAGCATTTGGCTGATACTTATCGTAAACATCACTGAGCATGAGACCAATACCCTCATCAGCTTCCTTGGCCCATTTAACAATCTCATCACCAATGCTCTGAACAAATGTACCTTCCGTCTTCTTAATTGGCAATCCTGCCACCATGGCATTGCCACCTTTTACTAGCGGGCTATATCGGAACGGATGAGCCAGCTGGCTACGAGTGATCAACTTCTTGAAAATAAAGGTACCAATCATACCAAAGGCTGTGTTTGATGTACCTTGAGACAGAGCGTTCTCAGAGCTGTTGAAGAACATGTTGGCAATCGGGGTAAATGCATAGTTTAATGCAACAGCTCCTGCTCCTGCTACGGATGCTACAGCAGCCAGTGAACTACCAGCGACTCCTACTGTTGTAGCCAAGTCTCCACTACCAACAGCACTTGTAGCTCCAGCAGCCACTGCACTAGGTGCACCGGTCATCAGGCTGGGCAGACTAGCGAGTCCCTGTTTTTGTAGAGCATACTCGGCCATCAATCCCATAGCATCACTAGTGCTCAGAGTTGTGTGTTGGTTTACGTGGACTATCAAGTCTGGTGTGATCTCTGTAATGAAACCTGTGTCTTGGGAAAATCTATGGACCACTTGTTCTACTTCGATAGGACCAAACATGTCAGAGTACTCATCAAAAACATAGCAAATGTCATGTGGCTTGATACGTGGGTTTCCTACAATGACAATAGAACCACGATAGCTTTCCTTGAGAGTGTTGTATAGAAGACCAACAGCATAGCGCTTGGCCATCTCATATCCTACACAGTTAGGATACTGAGCAAAGAGCTCACGGACATCTTCGTCCTTCACAGCAGCATCAGCACGGAGTGTGAATGTTTGGAGGTCATCGAAGACTAGCTGTGCTGTCTCGTCGCTAACATCGGCCGCATCATCACCATACTGTAGAGTCACTGTGTTGAACACGTTGCCAGATGACTCAATATTGTTCATCAAGATGTGCTGAGTGCTAGTCAGGACATGGTAGTTCCTGAATGGCTTGATGAAACCTTGGTCGAGAGCAAAGTTCTTAATCTTCTTTCTGATCCAGAACTTCCTGGCTTGCTCGTATGGGTCTAGATCTTTTTGAATATCGTCTGTGACCTGCGCAGCAGCAACTCCTGCAATTGCGCCAAGGCCTGGACCTGCAATTGCAACACCCACTGCCCCAGCTGCCAGTCCCACATTGGACGGTGCTGACTTGTTTGGATCGGTAGCCTTGTCGAGCTCGGTGCGACTATCTCTAAGCGTATCGACAGCGTCTTGTACGACCTTCTCAATACCCTCAATCTTATTGTCCTCGTTGAATGAAGGATCTCGAGCAAAGTAAAGCTGGTCGGGAACACCAAAGAACATTGTCATCCTTGGACCCCACTTACCTTCGTAGGGTACGGGGTAGGCTATGTAGGATGGGTGGCGAAGGGTCATCTCCTGGAAGGTGTCCCACACCGTGCTGTGGTACAAAGTGTACTTGGCAGTGGAATCGAAGAGGCCCCAGATACCCCTGCCCTTTGGTGCAAAGATGTTGTCGTCCTGGGGACTTGGCACAAAGTTCCACTCGTTGCGCAAAGATCCATAAGCCGTGTTGTTGGCCTTACCGCCCTCCCAACGACCAAAATGTACAACCTCTGGGAACGAGAGCATCTCTTCAAGAATCTTACCAGTACGCCCCGTGCTGGAAAGGAACCCACCGAATGTTTTTACCTCACCATGCTGGTTCTGAACGAGCTCAACGGCGAAGCTCTGACAGACGATCTGTACCATGTCATCACTTTCACTGAACGCAATGTCAGTGATAACGCCATTCAGTACGGTCTCGAGTTCATCTGGATCGTTGTTGTATCCTAAACGCAATTGCATCTGCTGACCCGGTTTAAGCATCAATGAAGCAATCGGATTTTCATCGGCCGTGTTGGTAAGCAGAGGATCATTGTAGTCCTCAGTCACAATACGACCATCTGCTCCTCTAGGATCATCTGGGTCAGCTAGCTCTCTGAATTTACGATTACTGAGCACACCACTAACATTGGTCATACTGATGACCGCTAGGTCAACACCAACCTTTCTACTTCTGATTACCTTGATGTCCTTGATTGAACTATAGGAGAAGAAGTCATCAAAACCAAATCGCTTACGCTCACCGAGGTCAGATTCAATGAAGTAGAGTCGGAACGTAGGGTATGCACGAAGTAGAGAGTAACCCTGACCATTGTGCATGTCTTTCTCGAGCTGTTCGATGCTTTTGGTGAAGAGAGACTCGTTTGTTGGATTGAGTCCAACAACAGGACCCTGACACACCCTTGCTTCACCTTTGAGCTTTGCTTCTGGATCAACAAACAGACCACCCGGATCGATCATACCAAAGTGAAGGTGCGCACCTGTGCTAGCACCGGAACTTCCAACACGACCAATAATTTGACCCTGGGCCACGGACACCGTACCCAGGGCTGTCTTAGCATTAGCCAAAGCTGCATACTCACCTTCAAACAACATGTGAGAGTATGTGGTTTTCCAACCACCGTCATGTGCCAGTTCGATACTGTTGCCTGAGTTCTTACGAGGCTGTTCGGCCTTGTCGGGATCCCATGGCTCATCACGAATGAAGGTGATATTGCCATCAGCAGCAGCACGGACAGGCAGGCCCAATGAACCTCCACGAGCAGAGATGTCTATGCCTTTGTGGGGTGTTATTTTCCTTTCAAAGTCACCACTCTGTAGAGCTTCTGCAAAACCCTTTTTGTCAAAACCATCCTTGTTGTTGAAGAACCCAACAATCTTTCCGGTATCTTTGTTCTTCAGCGCAATGGGGCTGATACGATCCAAATCGAACTTACTTGTCACAACCCTATTATTTGGATCAGTTGGCCAAGTCCAAACAGGTTCCTTGTTAGGGTCTCGTGGCTGTGCAGGTACATATGCTGGTTCACCCTTGAACTCAATCGAGTTTGTGCCAAAACGATGTCTGGCTTTGGCATAATGCTTCTCATTTGGAGTCAAAGTGGCACCAGGTCGTGTCTTGAGAACCATGAGACCTGGTGAACGAGCTTCACCAAGCACACTGAATGCAGACAGGTCCATCTTGGGAAGGCTAATAGGCTCATCGTGGCGTGCTTCCGTCTGGATACTACATGCCAAGCCATTCTCTACGTCGATGAGATCATCATAGTGGAACACGGCCTCGGACGCTTGAATCTGAGCCTTCACAGCCTCTTGTACTTCTTTGCGCTTTGCTTCGTCTTCATCACTCTCAAACACACTGGCCCAGAAACTTTTGTCGAATTGTGTGTTAGCAGACTCGAGTCTAATTTGATTAGCCAGGGCGGGACCCATCTTAGCCTCATATGACTGTTCCACCCATGACTTCTCGGCACCAGCGCGCTGAGTTGCATCTTCTTGCGAAGCCTTGATAGCTTCGATTGCTTTCTGTTGCACCTTGAACGGAATGAGGCTATTCACGTCATCAGTGAGTTGATTGTACATATAGAAGTCTGGTTGCAATAGAATGCTGAGCCCTTTCTGCCTGGCACCAAAAACACCACGCTTAGCCGCCGTGAGTAATTCTTCAGTGGCCATCCGCATAGCACTCTCGTCTGACGTGCTGAGGATCTGAACAACCTGTCGTAGAGGAAAGTCTGGATAGCAATCACCACTACTGGCCATGATGTTCTCACTAAGCATCTCTCTCACAAGCTTGAACTGCGGAAGGTGGATGTGGTCAGTAAACGTAATCTTATCCAAGAAGGCCACAGAGAAGTGCAGCCAGTCCTGAAGAAATTCGTTGATGAAGTTGGCAACACGATTTACCTGGAGCTCCTCCACTGTGTCCACCTGGCTGGTTTGGATAGCGGCAAGAGTAGCATTCTGCACCTCGGTATCTCCGCGTTGGATCGCCCGGGCAGCAGCAACCGATGCTTGACCCATCTCTCGAGAGTTTTTAATGTTTCGAGCTGCATCGCTGCGTGCTTCTTCAAGAGTACTTGGATCAAAGTGCACGCTGGCTCTCAATACTTGAGGAAGAAGAAATCTAATAGCCGGGAACAGATCTTCCTGAAGTCGCTGAATACCCGGAGCATCATCGTTATCTAGAGAGAAGAATTCGCTACTAGGAGGTACGAGACTGTCAAATGCATCAAACAACTCTAGATAGAGGTTGTTGAATTCCTCGGCATATTCTTCACACAGAGTTCTAAATGCCTGGTTCCTGACAGGGTCGTTTGACGTCTTACCTTGTGGAGCATACTTGTAGAGACCTACTGTATTTGCGATAGTTTTAAGCGACTCTGCGCTTCGACCGAACTGTCTCTCAAAGGTAAGATTCTTCAACAAGATCTCAGAGACCATGTTTCGAATATCTTGTCTAGTCTGCATACGCTGTCCGGGCTGAATGCTCTCCTTTGTATTTGGCTCAATAGGATTGTCGATCAGTTCAAGACTAGCAGTATAGGTACCAGGCTGGCCTGGTACCGTACCAGTTATCAAAGCATTGGGAATGAAGTGGTGTAACCCACACATGTTGACCAAGCCATTGAACAGGCGAATGTTTCTTTGACCCTGTGGGATGACCTTGAATTTGTGTGCCTGGTCTTCCACGGTGTTGTAGAAGCTAGTTAGAGCAGACAAAGAATCTTCGGATGTTGTGACAATAGACAGGGTTACTACGCCGTCAACACTGCCGATGTGCTGGAAGGTAGGATATGGATGACCAATGAGAGGAAGTTGTGCCAGCACATTCTCAAAGCTGATGGTCAGACCAGTAACGATTAATCCACTGGATGGACCATTGAGTGCCAGATAACGAGATCGCTCGAGAAGCATTGTGCTTTCTGGCTCAGCCTGACCGACCTCTCTTCGTGGGGCTTGAGGCGTATCATTAAATGTAATAGCCTCCCCCTTGTTATTGAACACTGGATACCACACAGCGCGGTCAAGTAGAGAGAACCTGTTGTCTGCACCAGGTGCCAAGGTATCATCCAAAATATCGTTGACCTTCTGAACAGTAAGTTTCTCGGGACCCATAGAAGTAATGTGTCCAAACGTTTCTTCTGCAAGAAGTAATCCGCGCTCACGACCACGCGCTGCCACCAAAGACTTGATTACCTGTGCGTTAGCGCTGGTTCTTTGATCTGACTTCTTGGACACACTGAGCGCAATTTCTTTTTGAAGTTGCTGCAGTGCCTCAAAGTCTCTCTCCAGTTCACGATACTGATCTACTGTAAGAGAAGCGAACTGCTGAAACCTCATGCTGATGGCTTTGTCATCGAGCTTCTTGATCTTCTTGTAATCGTTTCGCTGTTGCTCAGCCCTGTACATAGTCTTCCAAGGCAGAGACTCAGCTGGGTTTGGAGTAGAGATAGCAGAGAAGAAATCCTTCTTGTAGCTCCAGTCCTTCAGAAACGCGTGGTAGTTGAACCACTGGAAAAAGAAGGTAACATCAACAGTATTAGTTGAGTCGTTCTCTTTAGAGATGTGGAGCTGTTGCAACGCCAACACCATCTGAGGTTCGGGTGAGCCACCCAACACACTGTTGCGAACGAACTGATTCTCTACGTAGCAGAATGGAGTGACACGAAACTGAGATACTAGATTGCGGAGCTGTTCTAGTCCGTTGTCGAGCTTGTTGTGACCGAATGCGCCTCGCGTAGTAGTCGTAAACTTCGCCGACACCATAATACGAATGGTTGAGAAGCCCGACTTGGACTTGATGGACGACCTAGTACGCAGGGTGTTCCACATGTGATTGACGGACTTCTTGTCAATCTGGATTTGTTCTGGTGGAATGTTGAGTACGATGTCGTTGATTTGGAAAAATCCATTATCTCCAGGCATTTACGGTTCGACCCCTTACATGAGCTTACTTGCGATCTCGTGTGGCGACAAGCGTGATCTGTTGTCTCTCAAGTTTACACTAGTATTTCTACCCATTCCAGCAAATCCAGATGCCAGGGCGGTGCCGTCTACACCTGCCGGTGCTCTTGCTGCGACTCGAGCTCCACCTGATGGTGGACTCATTGAGAGTCTAACGTTCTGGTTTCTCATAACAAGAGGAGTAGTTGGTGAACCGACATCCTTTGTACCTGGGTGTACATCTTCTGGCCTCATCCTATTGACGGCCTTACGTCGATTCATGTTTAGTCTAGCATCTGGGATCTTACCACGACCAGACCCTACTGTCTTTGGGGGGTCAGACAAGATGGCACCCAGCGCCAGTGTACCAGCAAACCCCAGACCGATAGCCTTATGGTGACGCAGTAGACCTGCACCCAAAGCGCCCATCTTGTTAGTAGCAGTTGAATATGCAGTGGCCACCTTCTTCATCATACCAGGAGCTTCTTGCATACCCATGAAGGCTGTTCTTGCAGACAGCTCTGCAATTTCTATCTGCTTAGCACGAGCACCACGACCAGCAAGTAGCTCTGCAGTACGAGTGAATCCTGTGCGGTCGGCTTCATTGAGTGAACGCATCATCTCTCGAGTCGCAGAGTGCACGTTGATACCTTGAATTTGCTGAGCCATTTTAGTACCAGTAGCACTAGAAATAGCCTTGGCACCTTCTGCATCTAGATGAACGGTGCCCTGCAACATAGCCTTGGCTACTGTATCGTCTTTGACGATGGTTGCAATATTGCCTTCAAGTGTCTTGGCATCTCTGCCCTGCATAGCATCTGTGATGCTCATCATGAGACCTTGGAGTCCACCTTCAGCAGCTTCCAAAGCCGACATATGCTTAGCAGAGATAGGAGCTTGTTCGAGCCACTCCAACAGGAAACGAGCATCACTGGCAGCTGCACCCTGGCCAAACTTGGTGAGCGATCTCTTGGCTGCTGTCATTTCAAGTGACAGAGGAGCGATCCACTTCTGTCCGACTGACAACTTTTCCACCTCAGCCATCATCTGCTTGAGTGGAATGGTTTCAGCTCCAGTAGCAGCTTTACCAGCCTTGAAGAGCTGCATCCTTACCTGATGCTGCGTGTATCTGCGAGCGTACTCACTATCCTGTAGCATACTTGCTTTGCGAAGAGCTTCTTCGTTACGAGGACCCAACAAGAAAGTAGAATAGGCATCAGCGTCCTTGTCACCTGCCAAGCCAACTAATGGACCAAGTGTCAATGTCTTCTCTTCGAAAGCTCCACCTACCTCAGTGGCTACACGGACGTTCTTGGTTATTTCGGGCAAGACTATGAGATTGGATCGGCCTTCGACCATGCGCATACGAACTGGCTGCATAGAGAATTCACCAAGCAGCGGGTGGCGTCCTAGCATACCAGCGATCTCTCCACCTTTTTCAAACCTGGTCCTCATCGCCTCGAGTGCTTCAATGTCTCCCTTATAGAGACCTGTCTCAACCATTTCATTCCACATGCCAAGGAAATTCTCCCTGGTGATACCAACAACATTAGCTTCACGGATGGCAGTGGCTGCACCACCCACTCGCTGTGCAGAGACACCGCGAAGAAAACGAGAGCCTAGAACCTTACCACGTGCAACAGCACCAATGCCTTTGCCAGCAGGCACAAATTCTCTACGTAGTATGTCTCTTTGGAACCCTAACTGGCGGGTGAGTTCTTCTTGAGAGATCAATCCTTCCTCTGCTTGGCCCACCTTGGCAGCGATGTCACCATAGATTTCAGACAACCGACCTCGTGAGGTGACACCTGCATGTGTTTCATAGGGACGTAACTGAGTCATAATGTCCATTCCTGGAACATAGATTTCCTGACCAGCTCCTCGGATGACACCACCACCGCGTTCTAGAAACTTCTGGAAGTTTTCGCCCTGTCTAAAGATAGCCGCACCAGCAGGAGCAGCAGTACCTGACATAGTAGCAAGAGTCTTCTGTAGCTCCTGGTGCGCAATGAGAGTTTCAGGAGAGGTAGCAGCCAGACGCTGCATGAGTTCTTCACTGACGTCTCCACCTGCTGTACCCAAAGCACCACCCTTAAGAATGTCGAACACACGAGGTTCAACAGAGCCAAGCCCACCGACATCCAACATTGGACCGCCATAAGCAAACTCTGGCAGACCCATCGCAGTGCCACGTTGAAGTGCCTCTTCAAAAGTACCAAGCGCCTTACCACGCAATCCAGCACGAGCCAACATTGCAGACACAACACCACGTCCACCTTTTTCAGCTGTACCACCCATAACATATGGAACAGCACCAAATGCTTCACCAAACTCACGCTCTGTGACGTCCATCATGCCAACAGCAAATTGCATTGCTCTTTCAGTAAACCTTCTGTGACTGAATGCTCCACCTTTGAATGCTTGAGCAGCAAACGCTTCACCTGGTGCTGCCATGAATCGTGCTTGAGCTCGAGTGAACGGAGCTCCGCGGCGCTCAAGAATCCCTTGAAGTGAGTCAACCATCTGTCTACGATGGAGAGCTCGATTTTTTCTGAGTTCATCCATGCTGATAATGATGTCTACATTACGATCATGAATACCAAGTTGTCTGAGTGCACCACCAAAAGCCTGTTCTTCTCTAAAGAGAGCTAGGGCTTTAGCACCACCAAACAACTTGCCGCCATGAGCAAACTGGTGACGGCGAAGAATTTCTACAGAGACCTCTTCACCAGCAGCACGACGAACACCAGTGATAGCGGCACCCTCAGGTAAAGTGAATGGCTTGCCTTCAGGAGTGAGGCCGAGTACTTCTCCTCCTCTGATACCTCCACCAGCAATGTCTTCCCGAGCTCGAATAAGCTTCTGAGTCACAGATTCTTCGAAGATCATCTTGTCGCCTGTGCGAGCTCGAAACAAGGTTTCACCTTCGCCCATGGCCTGTTGTTGCATAAAGCTTTGTTCACCAATCATTAGCCTTGGATCTACATAAGCAGCCTTGAGTTTTGGACGGACAGCATTGGAGTAGGCCAAGGCCTCACCTTCAGCTTGGACGGCACGATAGTATCCACTACCTTTCTGACCAAGAGCCTTCATGCTCTCTTCTGCGATTTGGAATTCACGAAAGATCTGTTCTGGACGACGTGAATAGTCTACGGGACCAAGGGCATAGCGTTCCCATTCTGCCGTTGACAACATGCCTTCGGCTAAACCTTTCGGGCCTACACCACCACGAAGACCCAACTCTCTACCAGCGGCAGATCCCATAGCAACACGGATCTCATCGTCGGTCATTGCGCGGAAACCTGGACGATACTCGGCTCCACCTCTGCGAACACCCACAGGTGCGACCATCTCAACGGCCATCCCACGAAGTGCTTCACGTTGAGCCTGAGCAGCGGTGCGACTTTCGAGTATGTTGGCAGGAGTAGTTTCCAGTTCTCCAAAGATCCTTCCTCTCAGCTGCTTAATCGCACGCTCTACATCGCCTTGTGTTTTGAGTCGTCCACCAATTTCAGGAGCGATACCACGCTCAAGCTCCTGGAGAAACATTTCAGTACGACCGATACGCTGGAGTTTTCCTCCTTCGCCCATAACTACAAAGTCTGGAGCGATACGACGTGTCTGTAGTGCCATGCCTTCAGCTATCATCCCACCTGATACCTGAGGCAATTGCACACGAACATCGCCAACACGAGTGCCTTCAAAGATCACGTTCCAGGCTCCCAACCCCTCACCTGCAAGTTCAGGCCGTGTGATACCGAACATCTGTCGGCCAGTTCCACCCATAGCTGCTTGAACACGTTCGATGCCAGACATGAAAGGAGCAGGGATAGGAGTAGCCATTGCGATAGTTGCCTTTGGAGACAAACCTTGAATCTGGTTCACTCCCACAAAGTTGGGTAGACCAAATTGTGTGGCTTGGGCAGTGAGTGTTCCAACGTTTCTTTCGAAGCGCTGCCAAATACGACCTGCAGCTACAGAGGTTTGACCAGCCATTGTGGCCGAGATTGCCGAGCGAGCTTCCGCTGGGGTCATGTTCATGATGCCTTCGGTAAGACCCAGCATCTGCTTTCTTGTGAACGGATCGACAGACTGAGTTGCCCACGCCCAGGCTCTACGTTGAACATCGGTCCTGCTGTACTGCATGAATCGATTGACGTCTTCGATGCTAGGGATAGGTGGGCCGCGGCGTGATGCCTGCCTGCCAAGAGTACGCATGGCCTGGTCAATGCCAGCCTCGCGTGGTTGTTTCAGTGATCCTTCAACGTGGATACCTTTCAATGCAGCAGCAATACCCACAGTGAGAGGAGTAGCAGCAATAGCAGTTCTGAGTAGACTACCACCGCTACGATCCGGAAACTGAGGATCGCTATCTCTACGTTCAGCCATTATACCAATCCGTCTAGAGCAGCATCATAGTCGACGTCTTGCTCAATGTCGATATCAACACCAGGGAAGTTCCTGTGGAACACACTGGCCCGAGCTCCTTGTGGAATTAGGAGTTCATCTATTCTATCCTGCATTTCTCCTGGACTCAATTGCTCTGGGTTCATCAGAGGAGCAATAGCGGACTCGTTGATGAATGGTTTGTTCACCAACGCTTGTGCACGCGAAGGCCACAGGTCAAAGTCATGCATGTCTTCACCCATACTCTGCACCACCTTAAGCTTCACATCTTCCAGGTCAACAGACGGATGCCATCCTACCCAGTCATCACCAGGCAACGGTACTTCAGAGAGCAGCTTAGTTCTACGGTACCAGTCTCCATAGTTCTCACCAGGTAGCTTGGTCGCTACATACTCAGCAAACAACTCTTCGTTGTTTGGGAAACCTTCTGATCGAGCTTCATCTCTGATTTGTTCCAGAATGATATCTGCCTCAGCGATCTGGTCTTCTGACAATAGTCCAGCCTTCTCTGCTTTCTCTACATCCTGTTTGAACTGTAGCTTCCAGCGAGCAATGTAGAGAGCCTTCTCATTGTCAGGAACGAGCTCGAGGATCTTTGATCTCTCTTCCACAGTATCAGCTGCAGCAAATGAATTGAAGTAGTCTCGCTCACGTCTGGGGAGAGAACGGAAGATGTGAGAGAAGTTGTATGTGAATGGATTGAGGCCAAACAACGTCTCGTTCTTCTTAGCTTCAAACTCTTTCACGGCAGCAGTGTCACCGCTCATCCTAGCCAGGTTCGAAAGTCTTGCTTGCTTTGTGTATTCTAGGACATCAAAGTACTGCTCGAGACCACGTCTTTCCTTGATGTGTTCGGGAATGGAATCGAAGCCCATCGACTCACCTACCTTGGTAAGGAACGGACGGATGAAGTCACGCATTGGATGTGACCAGAACGCGTTCTCCGTACCATAGATCTGACTGTTCTCATAGTCTTCAATTGCTGTTCGTTGGTGAATGAGTTTGGCTGCGGGTGATACTGGCGTGAGGACATCCAAAGATGTCTCAGCGTTGTGAGCTAACATTTCCCAGTAGCCACCAAAGAACTTGGCAAAGACACCCTGCTCTGGTTTTTCTGACGCCTTGATCCTATTGAGTTCTGCTAGTACTCCTTTTGATTCATCCTTGTAGTAAGCTCCTTCATCGTCTATGTCCCCAGTAGGACTCAGGTATTCGTATTCTGCGAACCTTCTCTTGATCTTCCTTTCCTTGAGTTGAGCTTCGGTCATCTTGTAGATGCCTTCCTCATACTCGCTCCAAGTCTCTAATTTCCTTTGGCTTCTGATGCTCTGCAGCATGGACTTGTACTTGTCACTGTACGGAGCCACATCAGCGAGGATCTTGTACCTGTGGATATCAGGGTAGTCTTCAGGTTTGAAGTTCTGGAGCTCTGGGAAGCGGGCTGCATAACCGGCCCCTGGGAGCCGTAGCTCGCCCTCCTGGACCTTTGTATAGGGATCTCCATGAAGGAAGTCAGGAGACTTCTCTCCGGGCCCTGGGAGCCACTCAGGCATCATGTTTCTAATTGGGTTGTACAGAGGGATCTGACGCCTTCTGTGAGGGTACAAACGCCTCAAAGCCTCTGTGGTTCCCAGTCCACCACCGATTTCAAGGTCCCAATAGTCTCTCTCAGTGCCAAAAGCACGTCGAGCGGACTCCAAACGCATGGTTTGGTCGAAAAAGTCAGCAGATCCAGTCAGTGCTTCCTTGATAGAAGAGATGGTGAAACCTGGAAGACCGATCATTTCAGTCATTCTGTAGGCTTGTTCACCTGCTGTTCCTGTCAGATTGAAGGGGGTTTCAGCACGTCCAGGTGGAAGCTCTCCCAGTTCAGCTGCACGGCGCTCGCCAAAGCCAGGAGCCATGGCCAATTGTTCGCCACCAGGCCCCATCCACTCCTCAGTGTGCATCAAGACAGGTGGCTTGATGAGCCTACCAATCGTGTTGGCGAGAAGAGGTCCGATAAATGGAACATCTTCAAATGGGAGACTGGTGATAGGGTATGGTCGTTCTTCGTAGAACTCTCTCTCGAGATCATACGTGAACTCTTGTCTCCACCACTGTTGTAATGGAGTCGGCGGCTTGTCTCCCCAAATGGAGACTTCTTTTGACCTCTGTTGCATACGGGCATACCAGTGAGGTCTGTAGTACATGATTCGGTTGCCTTCCCATGGTGTGCGACCAAACTCCCACCATCTACCCTTTCTGATTGGTACTTCCTGTTGACCAGAGTAGATGCGTTCGAGCTCGTCTGGCCTAGTGGAAGGAACCAGTGCACCAGGTAGGAAAGGAGCAATAAGTGCTAACCCGAGGCCTGCACCAGCGAGACCAGCCAGCTTGGTGGGTCCCATCTTGCCAACGAATGGATAAGCCTTATCTCCAAAGAGCCGACCAAAACGGCCCATCAGTCCCTCGGTGCCAAACTTAGTGATTTGCTCAGATGCCAGTGTACGTGCAGCAGCAGGACCAATGCCCTTCGCATATTGCAATTGAGCCATCTTGCCTACTTGTGCTGCGTAGGAGATGCCAGCCGCGCCGAAGGCACCCATAATTGGGAATGCTAGAAGTCGAGATAGGTCGGTGCTACCAGGGGCTAGTCTTTCTTGTGCTTCACGGTATGCGTGAAGACCAGTAACTTCGGCCACGCTAGAGGCTAACTGATTAGCACCAGTCCAAATCGAAGCAAGTCCCGCAGTGAGTCCTTGGTTTAAAACAGTTTCATCAAAGACACTGGCCTCACGGAACATGTAGTCGAGTGATTGATAACCAAGAGCAAGTCCACCAGCTACAGCACCATACTTCCAAGCCAAACGGCCCAGCATTTGAGTGCCCGAACCATATGGGACAGCCAGTTGAATCCTTCTGCCGGTCAGGTTGTACAGCAGATCTTGAGCTCCACCGAACACCGTTCTAAACGGCTGCATTTCGAATGGTGCTTCAAGCAGTCGATTGAAACGAGAAACAAACTCAGTGCCAATGGCGCCAAGCTGTCTACCTGCATAACCCCACGGTGTTTGCGCTCCAATGATTTGACGATGGAACTTGCCTGTTGCTAGACCAAGTTCTTCTCCAAACATACGAGCGTCGCCAGCTGCCATACCGAAACGAGCTCCAGTGCCAAAGCCCATTGAACGTGCATAGCCTGAGCCAAGATGTTTACCAGCAATAGAACCTAAGTATGACTCGCTCTCTCTCAGGACAGGATCAGAAATAGGACTGATCATCGCACCTGCATAGCGCAGAGCAACGTCACCGGTCTGACCAAAGTAGAGACTGCCACCACGGAATGTTACACCTTCTTTGAGTACTCGAGCATGAGTACCTGGTGCATCACCTGTTAGCTGAGCAAGGTATCTTGCATATCCACGACCTGCATCAGAACGAAGAAATGTTCCGGCAACAGAGAAGCCTTGTCGTGCCTGAGTGGTGAACTGAGAGAAGAAAGTAGAAGCCTGGAAGGTACGAAACACACCACCCGGTGAGTACTCTTCGATAGCACGTAGACCACCAACATAGTAATCCCACATCCTCCTACCACCACCGACTGGGATGAAACCGCCTGCCAGTATTCCACCAGCAACAGCTCCAGCAGTCAGCATGCCAGATGTTGGATGTGCCTCCTCATAGAAACCACTCGGTGGGCGGTTGGTCCACACATCTGGTTGCTGACGCGGATCACCCATGGATGGCCCATAATAGGCACGTGTATCCGTGAGGCTAAATCTGTTGGGGTACCTTGGCACTATCTACGTCGGCGGGCTGCTTTCCTTTCTTTACGCTTTCTGGCTTCTTCGCGAACCTTGAGTAACTTAGGCAGCTCTTCCTTTGCTGCGTCTAAAGCTTTTTGTGCACGATCGACATTGGCGAGTCTGTTCTTCTCCATGCGCTCGAGTGCAGCAGCCTTCCTTTCCTCCGGTGTGAGAATTTTGAGTTCTTTACCTTCTCTCAAATCTTCTAGATATCCTTCATAAACTTCAGCCGTCTCACCAGTCTTAATGATCTGTTCTACCGCATCGCCACCAATGAAAGTTTGATGTTCTCGGATATCAGCCTTACTGATGATTGTACGCTCTTCGGGGGCAATTGAAAGTGGTGGTGGCTTTGCATCACCAGCCAGCTCTGCCTGACGACCCATGATCTGTTCACGTGCAGCTGTTCTAGATTGCTTGACAGAATCTGGCACTGTAATGCCCTGCTGCTCATAGTAACGATCCATCATCTCAGAGTTCTCTTGTCTTCTCTTGGCTCGTTCTGCTTCTGCATCAACTTGAGCCTCAGCAGCTGCTTCTGGGTGATCAAAGTGTAGAGGCTCAGTAATAATGCCAGTCTGCAACATCTTTCTCTCACCCATTGCCACCCTGAGCATCAGCGTAGAATAGTCCATCTCGTAGACTTCTTCTGGCTTATACGCAGGAAAAGCCTGGCACACAAAATTAACCAAGTCGTTAAGAATCTTAGTGGCAGCAGTACGGTTGAAGTCCATCACCTGGTTGAGCTCTTCAACGTTAGATGGACCAGAGTAGGACAAAATTGTGGCGACTACTGTGGCAACAATACCCGCCTTTAGTTGATTGATGCCCTTAACTAGAGCTGTGTCGAGTACACACTTCTTGAAAATCTCATCCTCCAGATAAGCCGGTGGATGTGCGCCCAAAGCAAGCGCGTCTTGATGTTCAATAAATTCCCCCATAGAGAGAGGACGCCATGGGATGATCTGGCCTGTTGGTAATCTGGTTGCAAAGGCATCGCCGTGCTCCTCTCTCAGATAGAGCAACTGTTCTTGCATGTTAGAGCTTGACTACAAACTGAGACGCATAAGCAGGATTGACAAAGTTAGACTGCTGCAGGATCTGCTCGTGCAGAGTGCTCATGCTTCCTGCCTTTTTCTCTAGGGCTTCCAAACCCGGAGGAGATCCCCAAAGAACACAGTTCTCGACAATCTTCTGTTCGACGTCGAAGCTGGTCATTGGATTGCCCTGCTGTTGTGATTGGGCAATGTACATTTGGAGATTAACGAACTCTTCTCGGGTAATGGGTCTGAAAATAAAGATCTCTGTTTCTCCTAGCGGAGAACACAGCACTTCACCAAACTCCTGCTTCCACTTCTCAATAGCAGCGTCGTCAGGTGCGCCAGAGAACGTCTGAAGGATTTCCCCCAGCGTCTTTTCCTTTGGTTCTTCTTGTGTCTCTTCTGGCTCTGCTTTCTGCTCTGGTTCTATTGGCTCTGGTGGTCTCGAGAGATCCATCTCGGCCTTCTTTTCATCAGTCATGATACCTCCATTAGATCAATGTTCTTGCTATGAATGTATATTGCTCCTGAAGCCTTTGTAGATCAAGGAAGTTATTGCTAACTTCCTGTTCATAGCTAGTCTTGCCAATATGACAACTTTTACACAATAGTTGGCAATTGTCGATACTTCCTGTTCCGCCAATACATACAGGAATGATGTGATCAAATTCGCCTTTTTGAAAGAGGCCTTCACGGCAAATATTACACTTGTCTTCCTGGCCAAGCCTAACTGCTTTCATTGCGATTGCGCTAAACCTGTTTTTTCGATGCTTGATTTGAGACCTATCAGCAACATATCTAGGGTGGTTCTTGCCAGAGGCTCTAAAAATGGCTGGATCATTTTTATTGAACTGGTGGCGATAAGGACCACTAGCGATGTTTTCGATATTCTTTTTTTGAATTTTCTCTAGGTACTCAGAGTGTTTATAGAGTCCGAGTCTCCTCGCTTTGATTCTAGTGGCAGGTAGAGAACGATTTAAGGTCTTAGCAACAACACTGTCAGAAGTCGTAGGAAAAATACATTTGAGAGTTTCGATTTCAAAATCCGTCCATTTAGAAGCCATTAGATTAGTGTCCTGGCAATGAAGGTGTATTGTTCCTGGATAGGAAGTCCGTCAATCTGTATTTGCTTAGACTTACCAAGGATATAGACATTCCTAATACGTTCGATCGTATGGTTGGCGTAGTCGTCACCGGCAAAATCACCAAAGGTTACGTACAAGTCGAATGGGTTGAGCCTATTGTCGTCCGCCCGGCGATCTTCTTGATCTAGCTGGGCTGGACTCTTTCTCCAAAGGGCGTTTTCAAAGGCTTCAAAGCGATTCTCTGCGCGTCCAACAGATCTCTCTTCTGGATCTGTAGCAGCACGGAACCTCTGAGTAGAGGCAAAACCACCCAAGTTGGCACCAAGAGAATTAGCAGCAAAGAAGTCTCGGAAGTCTTCCTCGATCCTAGCCTGTTGATCTCCTTCTTGTTGCCTACGTGCCAAGTCTAGGAGGAACTGGTTTCGTTCAAATACAGATGTTTCACCATTGACGATCTGTTCGATGTTCTGTCTCTCAGCATCACCAGGTCGGCCGCCCACGTCTTTGACATTGTCAAATGGACCCTGGGTCCTAGCAGTCAGAGATGTCTTGTTGCGATGAAGTTTTCGATAGCGATCCAAGATTAACCACAGGTAGCCAGCTTCTTTGAAGTTGACTGTGAACGTGCCGGTAACCAAGATGTGACCTTCGGATACATCGTCGAACAAAGTAGAAGCATACCCGTAGATTGGAGAACGAGATTGCGTGTATCCGTACGCCAAGGTGGTGACTTCATCTACCCAGACGTCACCAATGTATAGTGATACCTGAGCACCAGAGAAGTACTCAACGTTATAGACACCACGACGTACTACATTTGCTTCCTGTCCCATTATCTATTCGTTAGCCTCCTGCGAACTCCCAGTCTAAGCAGGTGTTCGTTGTACGCATCATTGTCGAACAACAGACTAGAACCAGTGAGGTCTTTGTCATCCTTGTCGTTGAACATGCCACGCTGCAAGCGACTAAGTCTGAATCTACCACGAGATGTCATGATGTCAGCATCGCGACACACATAGTTCATTGTTCCTTCCGACAATAGGTCCTCAATAGAGAACACCTTACCGTCAGTGACAAACTCAACTCCGTAGAGTCTCAAGTCAGACAAAGCACCATATTCATTGGCAAAGACTAGGGTAAGATCGATTGGAGGTAGCTGGTCAGGAAGGAATGTAGATAGTTCGGCATCACGTTCTCCATAGGTTCTCGAGTTGCCCATGCGGCGAATCAGATCAGCCAGAGCGTGCTCGTTGAAGATAGTAAAGATCATTGACCCACCAATGGTACGGGTGCCGCGTGTATATCCCTTGGCATATGAATGCCCAAGGGCCCTAACAGCATTCTTTTCTCGGAAGCTTTGTAGGGAGATAGTTTGTAGAGTACCCAACACTACCGTGTCACTAGATCGACCATCTCCCGCCGCGCCGATACGCTCAAGATTGTCGATCCTGTCTGTGAACTCAGTAACCTTGGCTCCGTAGAGTTGTCTGAGAGTGAAGGCTTGGCGCTTCATTCTGGCTGTACCGATAAAGCTAATATTCCCGCCCTTCAGAATGTTGCCGATCAACAGGTTCACAGCCTTATCGTTCTCTGCGCCACCAGGAAATGGAAGTCCCGTTGCAGCAATAAAGAGCTCTCGTCTCTGTGCATAGTCTGACACAAGAGAAGGATCACCGAACCCTTGCTGCTGTGCCAGGCCATCTAAACCACCGTTGATGAGATTGTCACACCCATCTACTACCAACTGAGCCTCTGAGCGCTGTGAGTTCAACTGCTCAAGCTTCTCTTCTAACCAATTATTGCTATCATAGAGGTGTGCAACAACCTTGAGGTCAACACCCGAGAAGGATGAACTCAGGAAGTTGATACTGGCCTCAGCGCCTTGCTGGGCAGGTAACGTTTTGAAAGCTTCGTCGACAGCTAGCCTAGTCTCTGCCAATTCGAAAATAGCAGGATCATCTAGGTCAATTCTGTTTTCTGCATTGCCAGGTCCTGGCGTAATCGGCTTTCTAGCAACGACCCGCTCACCAGATCTACTGGTTCTACGAATGTTAGCAGTCATTGTTTAGTTCCTTGTGAAAAGGGGCCCTTCCGGGCCCCGTTCCGATTGATCATTAGCCAGTAGGTGCACTAGCCGCTCCGCTCCTTGCGAGAGCATCACTGATCTTCTGATCCTTGACTGGTCGCCACCCGATGAGGGTACGTGCCACATACGTCATCTGTTGTTCAGAGACGATGTCATCAATGGATACACCATATCCTTCGTTAAGGATTTCACAGCCGTAAATTCTCATTACAGCAAGAGATCCATACTCATTGGCCGCAGCCAGAGTAATGTCAAACGGAGGAATTTGGTCAGAGAACCATGGAGCTACAACCTCCTGGTCTCCACCTACGGTAGAGATAGGAGATTCTTGACCGGCAATACCTACACCCAAAGCGGCACCTTGCAACTGAGCACCCAGAGCACCAGTCTCTGGGGCGGTTACGATGCTTTCGGGACGGATATCGTCAACGTCAGAGAGGAAGAGTAGCTGCTGGGCAGCATTCTGCGCCTCGACGTCTTGGCCAAAAGTGGAGATCAGCGCATGGCGGTCGAATACCAAGAAAATCAAGGTACCGGCGATACCACGCTTACCACGGGAGTATGCTCGGGGGTCAGCCGAACCCATAGTATAGAGAGGGGCCTTCTCTCTCGTAATCGAGTACGAGATGGCCTGCAACTCTGCGATCACCTGATTAGCAAAGACACCCTTGATGTCTACGCCGGAAAAGCTATTGTAGCCTCTAGCAATCTCATTGGTTGGCATTATTCACTCCTCCTATTATACCGCGCTCAGGGCTACGACAATCGTCAACTGACGCAACTCGAACACAGGTACTAGTTTCAACTCGAGAGTAGCCTGACCCAAAACTCTCTGTTGAGCTGTAGCCGTCAAGGTGAAAGAGTACCTTTGGAGTACTAGTTGCTTGACCAAAGCTTTCAGCTGGGAATCAATCGCAGTTTCTAGAGCAGAAAGCGTGGCTCCACTCATTCCTTCGCCGAGGAATGGTTCGGACACGTTCCTGATAGAGTCTACAGCAGCTTTCACCTGACGCATGGTGGACAGGCGCTGGTAGTCAGAGTCTGGACGAGCACTCGTTGGAGCGTCGGAGACTACGATACCACGTGTCTTCGCGTGGAAGGTCACGTATCGCTGTCCTGTGAGCAGGTCTAGCTTTCTCTTACCAACCCTGAATGGCAGACGAACATTCTTCAACAGCTTGTTCGTTGGTGCGCTCTGCGGAGGCAGAGCAGAGTAGAATCCACCATATGTTGGTGCACCTGTAGCCGTGTAAGACGTAGCCTGACTTGGGTTGGAGAGAATCGGGAAGGTTGCAACGGTGCTGATGTACTTGCCGATGTCGACAAGATGATCGTTGTCATCCTTAATCTGGAGGTCATCCAGGAATCCCGTCTCGGTAGCGATGAAACCACCGTTGAACAGACCATCGATACCATTGATAGTAAGTCCTGGCAAACCACCACCAGTGAGACGACCAGACATGAACTTGTTACCAAGTAGTCCTGTACCGTTACCACCAGCAGCGATTACTACATTACCAGCAGTGTCAGTCGTTGTGGTTGGCAGTGCGCCGACCCACAGAGCAACATCCTTCAAGCTGAACGAGTTCGGCGGAAGGACACCTACTACACCTGTCATCTCGTCGGTATCACGAGACTGCGTGTAGCAGAAGTTGGCTAGCTGGTATGCGTGGTTGACTTCATGGAAGTCTGCAGCGGTGAGTGTAACACCATCTGCGTCTGTGGTTGCCGAAGCAGAACCGACAGAAGGAAAAATCTGAGCCGATGGCACGCCAGGTGCTGTCGGATCAGCTGGGAACCACCACCAGAAGTAGTTGATTCCCTCAAACTCCTGAACGAAGACCTTACCGAGCACATCATCATCAGCAGATGCACCTGGGTAGTCAGACAGAGACGTAAGACTCAATGCAGCAATCTCTGCGGCAGTGAGGTCCTGAACGTTCAGAGTGTCTAGATAGATGTTCATTGGAACAACAACATCAGCTTCCTCGTCTTCGAGTAGCTGATACGCGTTGTAGAGATTCTCCCAGAGCTCCATCCTTGACAGGCCAAGGCCATCAGTACCAGCTGTGAATGCAGCTGGGCCATCTCCACCGCCATCAGCCGCAGCCAATGTGATAGGAGTAACCAAAGTACCAATGTCTGTTGTTGGACCGCCTGTAGCAGTACCAGAAACAGCAACCTCGCCAAGATCAACCTTAGCCAATGGGTAGGCTGGGTTGTTGTCAAAGACTAGCTCTCCGTCTGATGCTCGATAGACTCGAAGTCTCAGCGTGCTAGCATCAAAGAACAAGGTGTAGTCAGTGCCTGCTGAGTCGTCCTTACGAACGGTCTCAATTTCGAAGCCCGGACTAGAACCGATGTCGATTAGCTTTGCAGCTGTAGCACCAATACGGAAAAGGCGGATGTTCAAAGCACCGCCGAGAGAGGTCTCGTATAGTCCACGCGTCAGGGTACCTGCACCCTTGCCAAAAATCCTAGCGGCATCGGAAACACGGTCGACTGTAAATACAATCTCCGAATCACCTTGTGCAGCCGTACCTAGGACCAGGACAATGGGATTGTCATTGATGACAGACTGAACAAGATTACCATCTTGCTCGTCCTTAAAGATACCTGGCAGGTTATCAAAAGGCATTTAACGAATCCTCCTTGATTATTCGCGCTTTGTCACCAGTCTGATCAGTATCTGTTCAAGTGTCTTCTGTTGGAATGTCCTCAGTTTCTCGGTCCGAATAAAGTAGTTAATCGGTCTCCCGTACCACTTATTCTCGTTGACGGTGGTGACTAGATCTGAATTCCTTCCCCAGAATAGCACTCTGTCGACACCTTGCAACTTGAACCACCAAGAATATTCCTCCATCAAATCTTCGAACCATTCGGCTCGAGCATTTGCTGCCTTGTTTGTTCTTGCCCAAGCTGTGAACCTGACGATGTTGTCATAGTAGTAACCGTTGACCATGCAGCGGTATCCCGCGTTGACAGGATCATCGTACTCCTCTCGGAACATGGGACGGAAATTCACATGATCACGAGACATGGGTTCACCTTGGCTGAACTGCCCAGGCAATCTTTCTATCAGACTGAAAACTATGCTTTCAGTTTGGGATTTCTCGTCAGGTTCTTCTTCGGTGAAGATCACCTTATTGGCCTGACTAACCCCAGCTCTACTCTCGTAATCATCTACTGCACGGCGAACCAGATCATAAAATTCCAGAAGAGATTTGGCCTTACCTAATGCTGTTGAACGCCCCCTATCAGGTTGTGGTGGGGATACGCCCTTTGAATGTTCGAAAACTCTCTCTACAATGATCTTGGCTTCTTGTTCTTTGAGATCATCATTGAGGATGTCCATCAATACAGAACTCATATCTTATCCTGTGGGACCGTTGAGGAACTTAACTTGCTCCTCATAGCAATCCAGCTTCCAATATTCGAGTTTACCATTATCTGCACGGAAATCAATTGCAGTTCCAATACGGTAGATGGTCTGCCTCTCGTAGGGCCTGATGGGCTTACCAGCTTGGTCAGTCATCAGTTCGACCATCTTATCCGGTGAGACTTGTTTTGGGAAGACATTGAGTGGGAGATCATGCTCAAAGAAGAAGGAAACAAAAGTGATATTCGTTAAACCAGGTGGAATCAGGGACTCTTTGGTCGACAAGCCAACAGAGCTCCGGATCACTTGCTTGTACCCATCCACTAGGATCTCATCCCAGACATAGCGTTCACCAAAGCAGACAGGACAGAACGTATCCTTGTCAGGTTCACCGGTAAGTACATCAACACAACTGCACTCAACTAGCTTGCCAGCATCATCGGTCCTCATCTTACGAAGAACGAGGGTCTGCTTCTTGGCAATCTCTGGATAGACTCCCTGGAGGGTGTTGGTCATCTCTTCCCTCATATCAGGCTCTGTTCTCAGAGCTGCTCCATATGGATTGAAGGGACGAGCCATTACCAGTATTTCCTCCCTGTACGGTTTCTCGAAAAGCGACTGACATAGGTTTTCTTCTGTCGACGGGTGCGTGGGTCATCGGTGGTAGTGTTAGCGGCCGGGACCCTGCGTGACAAATGCCCATCCTCTGTAGACTGCCAGGATCTAGAGATGAGAGGACGATCTACGTCCTTCTCTCCTTTCACCACTCCTCGTGGTTGAGAAGCAGCTCGGGCGCCGCCTCCGGCAATCAGCTGCGGTTCCCACTTGTCCATGCAATCTAGTAGACGAGCCATAGCATCGCGGACACCATTGGTGTCATATTCTACGTGCAAATCGGCCAGGGTCTTAGTACGAAGCAGTAGATTACCAACATTGGTCAATAGCATACCCGAGGCAGAACAGGTGACATATTCACGACGAGCATGCAGGAACAATCCACTGTTCGTCCTCTGAGGAGCAAATACAAGAACATCGGCCTCGAGACTGGCCTCGAGAATGCCAAGCTGAAGAATGTCATCAGGCAGTTGGTTTACAAATGCCCCTACCTCCAATCGCACTTTACGGGTATTAGTATAGGAAGGAATCGTTGTAGTCAGAAACTCGAGATTGAATTCATCTTCTAGATTGGTACCATCAGTAGCTTGGAGGCCTGACGTGACAGTGACCTGTACGATATCATTACAGAACAGCTGACAGTCTAGAGGTTGGGTGATACCGGACGTTGTGACATCAAAAGTGTTGATGCCAGTGATGGTTTGGCAAGCAAGTTGAGCTTCCCAGGAGTCGATCCATGTTCCATCAGGACCACAATCGGGAGTATCGAATTCGTATTCGAAGATACCTTGACCCAGAAAAGTAGGAACACCAGAGACAGTAAATGCTTCGTCGAGATCTAGGAAGTCCTTGCCTGGTTCAAATAAGTGTACGAAGACACCACTGGCCTGAGCTGTTTCACCGAGGTCATCTTTGACAAGAATTCTGAGCCGAATTGTATCTCCAGCCCTAACGCTTCTGTTTCCCACTAGCTTGCCTCCACGATTCGATTATACAGTATGCAGGTTCTTCCATCCAGACGCCGAATAGCCCTGGAAGATACCGCTGCTGGTATTGTAGATCATCATACCTTCGATATTTGGCAACAAGTCTCGTTCTGCTTCTGTCATCCTTGGAAGCAGGAGCCCACCGTGTTGTTCGTTCACTTCGAGGGCAACACCAGATACAGTAGTTGGGGTGCCGATACCAACCCTACCCTGCTCATATGTGATGTCAATCCCACTAGTCTCCCACGGAGTCTCCTTGAAGTCTACACCACTAACTTGCAACTGATTGGTGTTTACGACCTCAAGTGTGGCTGTTCCTGTAACATCCATATCCCCGTTGACGGTTGTATCATCGTCAAGGTCCCAGCCATTAGCACTGGTGCTCAAGGTTCTACTACCCAAATGGATACTGCTACCCGTCAGATAGAGTTCACGCCACCTATCAGATGGACTACCCAAATCAAAGGTGTCAGTAGAAACTGGCTCCAAACCACTAGTAGTTACCTTGGCAATCCAGCTGCTATTAACACCAAATTGAAGTTCAGCGCCCGAGCCTCGAGCTTCAACTCTGGATAGACCAGCATTGGTGACATGCATAGCTAGACCGTCTGTGTCAGTGGCACTAAACGTGTCGTTGCCGAGAATCATACTATAGAGATCAGCATTGTCAGAGGTGACCTTCACCACCATGCTGTTGCCCGTACCACCGTCTTCTACTTCTAGTCTTGCAACAGGGTCAACTGTGCTAATACCAATGTCGCCATCAGATCTAATTATCATCCTCTCGGTTCTGCCAGAAGAAGATGTTGCGGTTAGAAATCGCATCTCGGCAGGAACCTCAGTTCCTGGAGTGCCGTCTGTCACCATTTCAATAGATGCTGCACCACGCTCAACATTTGATGTATTGTATCCACTGCAAATCCATGAACCGAGTTGATCATTATCGCTTACGGTTGTTGGAGACGTTACAGTCCCGCGTCCTCGAACCGACTTGATCACTGGCCTAGTTGATGCAGTAGTAGAAGCACCAAAAACCTTTATTGCATCCAACAGATTGTTTTCAACAATATCTAACTTAGTTACAGGGGCGTTTGCGCCTGGGTCAGTGCTGAGCGTTAGAGAATCAAAATAACCTTCGCCATACTTGTTAACCCAGAACGCATCAGCAAGTGTCGCACCGGTCATTAGCTTGAAAGCTTTCCAGCTCCTATCGTCGCTTGTAGTGGAGTCATCAAATGGAAACAATGACAAATAATGCCCGTTTACATCAGCGCTATCTAAGAAATTATTAGCAACACTAGCAACAAATCCCGACCTGCTCGAAGTGGTTTCCACATAAACACCAAGGCGATAGCTCTGTCCGCCAATAGCTGTTGTTCCAACAGCACCTGGAACAACATGAAGATGTGCATCTGGATCTGTTTCGTTAATTCCTACGAAACCACTAGAATCGATTACTGCTCTTTGTATACGAGCACCGGATGTACCTGCTGTATGGAATTGCAGTTCACCAGGAGCTGTAGTTCCCGGTGTCCCATCTACCTGTGCTTCAATAGACGCAGAAGGTGGAGCATCGGTCGCATTGATAAAGCCACTGAAAATGATTCCGCCAATGGGATCACCATCAGTCACAGCAAGCCGAGAGGCCAAGGTTCCTCTCGAACGAAGCACAGACATAACAGGTCGAGCACCAACGGTGTTTGATGCACTGGTCATCAAAAATGCATCTGGTGTATCCTCAACGGCGACACTCAGCTTATTAGTAAGCGTAGTGAGACCAATACCAACGAGTCCTTCTACTAACAGACCATCCGTAGGTGCGGTCTCTGTACCAGCATAGGATGACCCAATAGCTGAATTGCCCTCAATATCCAAGGTGTTAGTAGCAAGCACATTAGAGCCAATGCCAATGTTCCCACTAGAATCACGAATAACAAAACGATGTGCTGTACCGTCATAGATAGTAAAGTGTCCACCACCAAGACTTGAGGCACTACCGGACGTCATAAGGGAAAATTCTTTAACTGAATCTGTGTTATTAATGGCAAATTGAGTAGAGCCGGTATCAGACGAAAGTACCCTCGCCATCAAAGCCACGGTACCTTGCACATCAAGGACCCGGCCAGGGGCAGCAATTCCAATGCCTAGCCGGTCATTAACTTCATCGTATGCACTGGTCTGTGTAGCACCAAAAAAGACACTGCCTTTGGTGGCATGCGCAGTAGACACTAGGGTTAGGTCTTCTCCGCTGGCTGTTCCACCATTAGCCGTTTGCCCTCCAGATCGTCCCGCAAGAAGGAGATACTGTGTGTGGTCATCATCACCTAAGCCAGCGATAAGACCATGATCAATGGATGCAACCGTAAAGTGAATTGAACCATCAGCTATATGGGTATCGATCGCCGCATGAGAGTTTGTGCCAATGTTCAGGATGTTTGCATGGTCTATAGATGCCTCTGTGAAGTGAATCGAACTATCGGCAATATGACTGTCGATTGCAGCATGTGAGTTAGTTCCGATATTCTGAATGGCAGTATGATCGATTGAAGCTTCGGTAAAGTGAATGGAAGAATCTGCGACGTGTGTATCTAATGTGCTACCATCGGCAGAGACATCGCGGCCATCTACATTACCCACATTTGTGATTGCGAAGGCTCCCATGTCCAGATTGCCGGTCATGGCTCGAGAACCATCTCGAGGAAGCAGAAGAACACCATTAATCGTTATTGCGTCTGGAGAACCATCGGTGCCAGTAGTAGAAATTCCATTGATACCAGCAAGAGAAAGAGTTTCTTCAGCCGCGACGGCCGTGACAGATCCTATATCCGCTGTGATAGTCTTATAGCTATCTCCTCCACCTCCGCCAGCGCCAGGAATCGTGATTGTAGCTTGTCCGCCAACGCCAGTGACTGTAACACCAGCACCTATGAAGTCTAGAACAGTGAAAGGTCCACCGGATACAGGGATACCTTCATCCTCAATGGAAGTGATGCCCCCTGAGGTAACCCTAAGGATTTTGTGCATCTCTATGTGTTCTTGGATTCTTCGCGTGGACATGGGGCAATTCTAGCAGTGAATGGCTCTGTCTGGAAGTCTCACCAGTTTATTCCCCAAATTTCACACCAGCTATATCATCCCAAATCGCACTCACACTTGAGTCGATCGTGGCATCTAGAATGGTACTGGGATCAGCAACTTCTCCAATCTGACTTGCACTTGTCTTTATGAATGCAACGATTTTACCATTGTCACCATTTAACACAGAAACACCTAGGTTGTGACGTTTGTTCGCTTTAAGCTCACTGAATCCAGCAGTTTGCCAATCTTCGCCGACGATACTAACTGCCGCTTTGAGCACTGCTGCCTCAACGCGCTTCCTATAGTTACCATCTAGGATTGTGTCTGCTATTTGTTGAAGACTCATATCTCTCCTCCTGTAGAGTTAACTTATTACAAAAACCCGACGGGTCACGGCCGCCTTATTTACGTCGATGTCGGCGTTGCGCGTGTACGTGTCCATGCCTGAAATCCTGAGGAGGATCTCGTCGCCGTCGCTCACGTCCGCGTTTACGATTTGAAAGTTCAAAACGGGCTCGTACTCGTTGTTAGCGTCGAGAATGTTCGTGTCGGCGCTTCCGTCGGTGCTCTGCCCGGAGTTTGTCGTGTCGTAGGTACCGGATCCGATACGTTGGGTCGTGTCGTTTCCCTGGGTCAGTTGCCCATCGACGGCGATGATCACACTACTGGTCGTCTCGACCATTGTCCACCCACCCCCAGCGTGGTTGTATTCCCAATCCTCATTCTTAACTGTCCCCGAGCTGCCGTTGGTCTCCTGAATCAGCAAGCGACACTGATAGGTCGTGTCTGTGTCAAGCGTTTGCTGATTGTTGACGCTGCCGATGATCGTTGAAGTCGCCTCCCCGGCATCGTCCTCGTAGAAGGCGTAGGAGTCCTGATCGAAAGCAGCCATCGCTCCAGCAAGAGCAAGCGGACCGTCGTACCAGTAACCTTCGCGCTTCACGACGCGCCCCTGCGCATCGTACAGGACGAGCGTATTGATCCAGCGTCGGCTCACGTCTTGCGCTCCCACCGCCTGCGGTAGTCACGCACGCGCTCGCGCACGACTTCGAACTCAACGTTCGGGATCCACAGACCCGACTTACACAGACCCTCGGCGCGCAGCACCGTGGACAGATCGTCGGTGCCTATCGGCTCGCCGTTCCTCATCACCGAGTAGTAGTCTGAGCCGTTGAGAACCTGGAGTTTGCCGTCGTCCCGATGCTTCACCACGAACTGCAACCCGTCGCGAGGCGCGTCTCGCCAGACACGCGGGATCTTAAATGTGACCTCGATGTCCTCGCCATCATCCTCGATAACCGAACCGTCCCCATAGAACATGATGAAGCGCGGGGGCATCAGGTGAACTTCCGGATATTCGCCATGAGATCAGAAGAACTCGCCTGGTTGGTCTCACCAAAGGCGACGCGCTTGATCTTGTTGCCGTTGTTGACCGCCGACTGGACGTTCTTCAGATCGATCTGTATCGCGTAGGTCGACGTGTTGTCTGGATTGGTGGTCCATGCTGTATCGACCGTCACCCGCTTCGTGCTCTCGACGTAGTCGGTGATCGTCCGCTCCTGGCCTTCCCCCGTGCCACCGGTGATGCGGATCTCGTGGTCGTTGTAGTAGTCGTCGGGCTGTGTGTCGCCCGGCGCCAGATCAATCGTGGTCGCAGCGCCAGCTTGGGCCGTGCCGCTCGCCGACGTACGGCCGAGAACAATAGCGACTTCCGTCAGCGTGCGCCCGTTGACGAACCCGTCCCAGTCGACTTTCTGCTCGGATAAGTCAGTCAATGCCTCACGGAGACGTCGCCCGAGGCGACCAACCTCCAAGGCCCAATCGTCAAAACTTTTGTCTCCGTCATATTTCGGTGCCATGTTAATCCTCCGTGTAAACTATGGTGATTGCCAACTCATCTACTGTACCAGTTTGCGCCGTGGTTTCAAGCCATACAAACGAGTCAAAGACGATGGTCGCATCGTCAAAACTAGTCACGTCCGATCCGGTACTTTGATCCGTGGTGGTCGTACCGCCTGTAACTACTTCCGCTCCGGTTGCCGATCTACTCGTACCGTGCCGGATCGTCCAGGTCACACTCGGCGTGCTGCCTCGGACCACGGCCCGTATTTCTGTGATTGTGATCGCTAGGTTAGTAAAGAAGATCGAGATGTCTTCGGTGGCAGTAGGATCTTCGATCGTAATCGACTTGCTCAAAGTCGGGGCGGCGCCAGCACCGCCAAACATCCTATTCGTGATAGTACCACTCGTCGCTTGGAAGTAGTTACCACCATCGGCGTTGACAGTGCTCCCGGCCGAATTGTCTAAGGTCCCCTCTACGCGAACGCCTCGGAAGTTAGCGACTCCCGCCGCACCAGCCGTGACGAAATCACCAGGAGCATTGGCGCCGCTCAGAATCTCAGAGCTGACCATTTCCAGAGTGCCTGCGTTAGACACCCGCGAGAAGGGGATGATCGCGCCGGAGCTGATGAGACTCCCCGTGTCGTCGCAAATAAACCGTGAGTTGAAAACTCGCGAGTTGTCCCCAAGACTAGCCGCTGTCATATTCGACGCAGCACCTGCCCCAGTGTCTGTGGAGCCTCGACAGAAGACGTTTTCCAGATACCAGCGCGACGCCCCGCCGTCGATCCCGGTGCCCGTGCCCGTCGATCCCGTCCAGGTGAAATCCACGTCCAGGTCGATCAGCGAGATAGTAGTCGCCGCGCCAGTGCGGCCCACTGCCGCACCGGTCGCGCTGATTCCCGGGTTGATACGAGTCCGAGGCGCCCCGTTAGCCCCGCGGTTCGCCGCTGTCCCAATAATCTGGAGGTTTTTGTCAATCGTGATCTGCTCAGCGAAGTCGATGGGGCCGAGCAACAGCGTGTCGCCCGCGGTAGCAGCAGTGATCGCCGCCGCGATGGTGGTGAAGTCCGCTCGGGGATCGGTCGGATGCACGGTATGGACCGTGCCTGTAAAATCAGGTCCAAGAATGCCGACCGTTGAGCCGTTCAGTCGTGATTTCAGATGAGGGGCGGTCGTGCGCGCCCACAACATCCCGTCCGCGAGTGTACTTGGGTCGGCTGACAGTGAGCGTAGAGGGAGCTTGTATGTATCTTGCTGTCCGTTCGAAAGCAACTTACCATAACCAACTTGCTGGAAGACGGTCTCGGTATCATCGTCATTGATCCCACTTACAGTCGGGATCCAATTGTCACCCCAAACTTCCACATCATTGGCATTTGTGATCGTCAGACCTGATGTACCCAAGCGACAATTTGAGATCCACAGGTTTCCGTTGGTGTTGTCGATACGCACACCAGCAGTGACTGTGCCACGGCACGTCGTGTAGTTTATATGGTTTTGAGAGCTACTGACTCCCTCGATTTGCAGCCCAACCGAGGCATCGGCCTCGATGCCCGCATCGGTCGCGGTGATCGAGCAGTTGTTCGAGATGATAGCGCCGGTGGTGATCTGTACACCGTAGAGATTTCCCCCCGATGCACCGCTGGTTGAAGAAGAAAGAATGCTGTTGACCGTGTAGAGGTTGCCACCCCCAGTGACCTTCACGACTGCAATATCACCCGCACTACCATTCCAAGTTAAATTGAAATCAATGTTCTCGATGAACGATGCACCCGCCGAAGCATAGGTCCAGATCGCCCCGCCGCTGGCACCTCCGATCGTGCGGTTGAAGATGACCTCGGGATTGCCCGAACCCGTGGTCACCCCGCGGTAAGTGACTCCCGCCACCATCGTGATCTGATCTGTGTACGTCCCCGGGTAGATATCGATGGTGTCACCGGACACAACGTCCGCATTGGCATCCGTGAGGTTGTCGTACTGCGCGTTGCCGTCCGTCGATACAGTTAGGACCTTCGGCACCACGATCTGGCGCATTGGCACCGGCATGCTTTAGCTCACATACACCGCGTCGAGGGTATCGCTCGTCTTCATGTTGACCGCGGTCCCGCTAGACGCGAGCCACGTGATCGTAATCCCGCTGATTGTGTAATCGGCACCCGCACCCTGACGCTGAAGTACCCCGTTGAGAAAGAGTCTCACCCAGGCATTGTTTTTCGGGGTAGCGTTCAGCGTGTCCGTTAGCGCCGTGTCGGTGTTGGTAATATTCTCGGTCGTGACCGACTCTTGCTGCGCGGTCTCTGCTGTAGCTGCAGTTTCGATGTTGTCGAGTTTAGTCTTGTCGGCACCAGTCATGAAACCATCAGCGCCGCCGGCAACAACATCAGCGTGAAGATCACCACCTCCACGGTTACTATGCATTGTATCGTTCTGAAGAGCAACAAACGTAATTGTGTCGGCTTGCACTGTAATTGCAGCATTAGCAGAAGCAACGTCAATGTCATTTCCGTTGAGAACAAGACCAGCACCAGCTCCACGTGGTGAACCCGAGCCAATCTGTGCAAATGTCAGCCCATCTGTACCGACAACATCAGAACCAGCATTGTTAGTACACTGGAACAACTTGTCACCATCAGAGGTACCTTCTTCAATGTGAACAATCCAGCCCCGAGCTTCGGCACCTGTAGGAGCATCACCTGTACGTGTCCATGCACCAGCAGCTGTAGTGTAGATGCCATCTTCGGTAGCTGTAGTTTGTTGATCAACTAAGATGCGATCTGTAGATGTAAGTACACCATCAATTGTCTGTTCACCGCTTAATGTCAAGTCACCTTGGGCCCGAACACGTACCGACTCTTTTGCGTCGATGCCGGCCGCGTCTTGAAGGGTATCGAGTTTGGTTTTATCTGCGGGAGACATAAAACCTGCCACACCAGTAGTAGCAGCAGAGTGAAGTGACCCACCACCACGGTTGCCGTGCAGTGTGTCGTCGATTTCAGTGATACCAACAAGAGCGGTGCCAGATCGCTGAACGAGTTGACCATCTGCAATGGAGCCGACTGTCAAATCAGCAGGACCACTGGTCGTTCGAATTGTATGATCATGGTCTGATCGAGCAAAACTTGTTGCTGAACCTTCAGCATTGCTACCACCAATACCTTGACCAGGAGCCGCAGCTACAATTGAGTGACTGTGATCGGATCTGGCTAGACTAGAGGCAACACCTTCGGCTGCAGCATCATCGGGTTCAATAGCACCTGGAGTGCCAGTAGATACTGCGTGTTGGTGATCCCTTCGAGAAAATCCTGTACCCGAGCCCTCAACAGCAGCATCACCAGCATTGACTGTAGAGATAGCACCATCCGTTGTGTCAAACGAGTGACTATGGTCAGACCTAGCGAGTGATGTTGCTGTTCCTTCGGCGGCGGATGAGTCTGCATTCTGTGCAGAAGCAGCAGCTGTAGTTATGGCATCAGCTCCACCTGGATCGTGTCGCGTCCCGTGAGCTGCTGGATCAATGTTTGCTCTACTGGCAATCTGGAAGACCAGGGCTGTTGTGTCGAGTGTGATCGGGGCGTTTGTGGTGAGTTGCCAAGTAGTATCGGCACCTGCTGTACCTTCAGAAACTGACACCAATACACCAGAGATCACATCGGCAGTTTCATCAAAGTCGGTTGATCGGCTCCATGCGCCCGCAGCGGCAACATAGATACCATTTTGAGAGCCGGTGGATTGAGCCTTAACCAGGACACGGTCACCAGCTACCGGAGTAATACCATCACGGGCAGCGAGACCACTCAACGTGTCATTGACCGTGGTAGACAAACGACACGGATCTCTAGTGGCATCCGTAGAGACGTCTGCATCAAGTTGTTTTCTGCGAATCAAAGGCATCGCAATGCCCTCCCGTTATTTGTATTTTGCCAACAGTTTATCACCAGAATCAAGGACGAACAAGTTGTTCAGCCATGTCAAAGTGGTACCAGATATAGTGTAATCTGTTGTATCGTCTGCTGTTACTCCATTGATTTTAACCGACAACGAGTTTATGTCTAGTGGAGCCTGACTCAGGAAAAAGGTTACCTGAGCGGGTGTTGGAGTAAACTCGTCTTCTATCCACAAGGGACCCAGCTGGTCATCAATACCAGCTAGATGAGCAGTCAAGTGATCCACATCTGTCACTTCAGCAGGCGCTGTACTAGGTGTGTAGAAATTAGGACTAAAATCAACTCCCAGTTGGTCTCCATCAATTTCATCTGATCCATTCAAGATATGTGAAGGCGCGTGAGTATCAGGAGCACCAGCGCTTCCGGGCACCCATTCAGTTCCATCAAACTCGAGATGTTCCCCAGAAACAGGAGGTGTGGTAGTTAGGTCTACATCGGTAAGATCATCAAGAGAGACGACCCCTCCAGCGGTGGTTAGGTTCCACCCACCCCCACCGTCTGTCTCTAGTCTAAGACCTGAGGCCGTTGGCCCCGAACCAAGATCTTGTGCAAGTAGTTCGTCAACTCCACCTTGTTCGTGAGTAAATGCGTGAGGATCAGCAAGACCACTTGCTGTTGTTACTTGTCCCCATAAAACAGGGGAATTATCCAGTAAAATCCAAAAAGTGCTGTTGTCTAACTGCAAAGCACCCTTACCAATGTCGCTGGGCTCAAGACCACTTGCGGTAGTTCTGGCCGTTATATCAGGATATTCAAAGTTGTGAATCGGATGCTGTTCACCTAAAGGTGAATTCTTGTGAAACCCCACTTAGAAGTCCTCCTTAACTGACTTTGGTAACGGCGTCATAAATAAGTGTACACTACCTGAACAACTTGTATAGATTCTCCCTTCCGTGTCGAGCACCAACTGATTCAGATCCACAATGTCGTCTGTTAGATCTTGTTCGAGTTGGTAATCAGCTGCGTAGTCTGTTGGAGCAGCAACACCAACACCGTCTTTGGACCATTCTAACACAGCATTACGGATTAGGGTCAGCAAGTCGATAGAGTCTCTGAGGTCACGTGCTGTGAACTGACCGAAGTTGCTGTTACCTCCTGGACTGGACTCAGATAACAGGGTCCAACTTGCATCGGTAGCAATCGTGATGCCCAAGTCTGGGACAAGAACATCTATGTTCGCACCACCATTGCCAGTACGAACATACAGTAGTCCAGCCATTGTGCTCCTCCTTACGGTATAGTTAGAGAGTCATTCCTCCATGCAATTTCTATCCATACCAGTGGATCTCTAACATCGCCATTTGCATATAACTGAATTCTATCTCCTTCATCTACGTCCACGTCAGTAGTTCTAACGTGATCTCCCGTTGTGCCTGCAATGGCCAAAGAAGCAATAGCAGACAATGCTCCGTTCTTTCGAACTTCTAGCGTCCAAGTGGCAGCCAAACGCGTTTGCGCAACGATACCCACTATAGTTCCATCTCGAGGAAGTCTCCAACCAGTCAGATTCAATGTTTGACCATCAAAGACGGGAAGATATTTATCTTTACTTTTACCAGACTCCCCACCACCAGGCTTGAACCTGTCGATGGACAACCACTTGCTACGAGAAGTATCGTATAGCCACAATATATTATCATCAACGAGAATATCGCCACCAATAGTAATATTATGCGACTCTAAGACAATCTCATGTTCAATGATATGCTGCTTGAGACTTTCAGAAGTAACTGCGCTCATTAGATTGTGTCTCCCACCTTGGCAACTTTATCTTCAAAGCTGATTACTACATCGTTTTCATCTGGCCCGGCGGCAGCCCACGTGGCAACAAAAAAGTCTCCACTGTCAATAGTGATCGAATCATAGTCACCAACCATCTGAATATCAGCAACAGTTCTGCTACCGGTATCAAGATGCAACAATGTGCGAGAAATATTAATGTTATCAACAGAACGATGAAACCCTACTGGACCGGTGGTTAGTTGTTGTACATTAACGGTAACTTCGAAAGAGTCCAGACCCAACACCTTCTTCTGTTGATTCTTATAAATGCGCACTCCAGACCCTAATCTCCTGGTAGCCTGATGTGTACCACCAAGCAAATTGCGTTGGCCCGGGCCGCCCGGAAGAACCTTTTGCGCCATGACTGCCTCCTTAGATTTTGATCTTCAGCCTGTTTCCCTCTACCTCCGTCGAAATGGCTATGTCACCCAAGGATCTAGTCTGAGCATTAGGATGGTCAGTTGCAGGGACAGTTTTCACCTGAACATTTGCGGCCACTGATGTCGCATCAATTGGCTTGTTGAAGTCTAGCGTAATTTCACGTAGGTCAACAGGGTTTTGTACAGAATGATCACCAGGAGTAGCAGTTGTTACCACAAATGGCGTGGCTGCGGCGCTGACTCCTACTGAGGCAGCTTCGGTAACCGCGGCACTCAACACGGAAGTAGAAACGTCAGATGGCAGCTCTTCGATGGAGCCTGTGCCTGTGGTAAAGCCGAAGGTTACAAAGCCATCGATATCATCGCCACCTGCATCAAGAATACTAGTGAGGTTGACTTTGTACTCCGTTAGAGGAGTCATTGGTAGGTCAGGGTCAAAGGTGACTACTGTGTCACCCATGATCCCCGACACGGTAACGCTACCCTTTACGATACCAGCATAGCCAGCAGACTGGAGAAAGTCGTCAAAATCTCCCTGAGAGATGTTCTGGGGAGATGTGAGGCCAAGCTGGCCCGGGCCAACAAACTGATCTGTATCAGGTCCTTCAAGGAACATGCCTTCCGTAAGACTGTCGCTATCATAGTCTAGACCTGAGAGTGTGATCGTCAGGTTAGATTGGAGAGGGACGCCTACGTTGCCGTTCGCAGGAAAGGTATCTTTGATGAGATCAGATAGTGCTGACATTCAACTATGCTCCAGTTTTGAGTTCGTTGAGCACTTCCATTGGAACCAGGACTTGCTCTTCCTCCGATTCTACTATATCTGAGAGCTGTGTCGATAGTGTGTCCACTTGTACAGCATCAACAGGCTGCATGTCCTCTGTGCCTTTAGCCTGGACAACCTCGGCCCTGTGGGCACTGAGGCGCTTTTGGAAGAATTCAATAAGTTTCTTCCTGTTCTTCCCTTCTTGCTCGAGCTCCAAAAGACGTCGTAGACTTCCCAGTCGCAACGTGGCCGCTTCCTTCTTCACGGATGGAATTGTACCCTTCAATATTCCTCTGAGAATCTTGACTGTCTTGTCAATGGTATCTTCCATGTTCTGAGCAACATCAGTTGGCCTGATAGGAATGACATTTGCAGGCATGGGTGTATCTGGAGTCTCCACATCCAAAAGTTTCTGGATGTCTTCTTTGTTCTCCAGCTTCAACACACTTCGACGGATGTTGTAGACAAACTGCTTCTTGAGCTCATCATTGAGTTCTTCTACTGCTACGTTGTGTTCCGGGGTCCCAAACGTGAAACTGTAGGGACCAATAGTTAAAAATGGGGACTTGTCGGTATTGAGTTCAACTTTCATAACATCTCCTAGTATACATTTGTTGGTGGACAAAAAGAAGGGCTGACCCTCCCAGTCCTTGTTGATCTGAGTCTTCAGTCTGTGGCAGTTTGCACATAGAACCTGGAGGTTCTCAGGCCGATTGTTCTTATGATTCCCGTCAATGTCCCGGGATTGACGTGACAATATTTACATACGGGTCTCATCTCTTTGTGGACAAAAGAAAGGGGAGCTACGCTCCCCCTTCGGTTATCCTATTACAGTGGTACTCCTTAGAGTACGGTGTCAGTTGGACCAATGGAAGCAATGCCACCAGAGACATCAATGCGAGCCTGAGCTGGCAGAGTGATCTCATTTGGTACAACGTGTACGTTCTTCAGGGTTGCGATAGCCTTACCTTCGTTAAGGATACCAAGACCATACCTCTCGCGAAGCTTGATCTTCCTGATGTCTACACGTGGGTCGTCAAACTCTTCAGTTGTCACTTCCTCATCAACGATGAGAACGCCCAACTCGGAGCTATCAAACATGTAGATGTCAGTCAGCTTACGACGTGGATCGTAAGGAACGAACGGACTGACAATGATCCTGAACGGAACGTTCAGGTAATTCGGCAGCACTGGTGCGGAATTGATTGTCTGTGGGAAGCCCAGGAGCGGCGTCGGATCGAGGCCATGCGGGGATGTTGCTCCCGTGCTGGTCTCGCCCGGCGTAATATCCTGGCCACTAGACACGCCCATGCCACCCTGAGAGCTGTTATCCCACGGAGCACGCCCCGCTGGATTTCCAGTCCAGGTAGCGAAGAACGTTCCACCACCATTCTGCAGAACAAAGGAACGCAGAGTTGCGTCCTTAACAAACATGACCCACGTTAGTGGATGCATGAGTAGAGTGTTAGGGAAGAAACCCTGGGTGATGATCTGCGCATATGCGTCGAAGATATCATCCATTGTCACGGAACCGTTACCGGCACCTGACAGGTCACGTCCTGTAGTAACACCCTTCAACGACGCGGTCGGTGTGACGTTGTCGAAGCAAGGAACACCCATTGCACGAATGAGGTTAAAGATCTTAACCTCCTTGTGTCGGGCCAATGCACGGCCAGCAGCACGTAGATGCATACCAATTACGTCAAACTGTGAGTAACGAATCATTTCATCCGTTACCTTCACAGCCACACCAGACTTTCCGATGTTAGCCGTAACGGTTGATCCACCCATCTGCAGGCTGCGCTCTGGGTATTCCTGACCTTCTGCAATGTCAGCAGCTACCAGAGCACCAACAGCTGGGAAGGTGATCGTCTGACCGAAAGAGAAATTAATCCTTTGCAGTAGACTAGTACCAACGAGAAGGGGCTCTTGAGCTTCCTTCACGATGTTACTGATCACCTTTGGCATCAGCATAGGCGCATTAGGCACCGAGAGGGCATCCTTTAGGCTGATCCTATTGCCATCAACGAACTTCCCGTTATTTCTCCAAAGAAATTCGAGTTGGTTGGCATCTTTGATCTCAAAATCCATTACTGGAATACCTCCTCTGATTACCTGCTCACCAGGTTGATTCTCACTACGAGATTTGCTGCACCAGCGTAGTGAACCTTATCGGTTGCACCACCACTTGCAGAACCAGGCATCTGATCGAGCTGTCCGGCATAGCCAGGCAGACCGCCAGCTGCGTCAGTCGCAATTGGAGGGTTATACGCGGTACGCACTCTAGCCAAGGCATCCTTGTCTAGAGTATCCTCTACCTCGAGTACCTGACCCATGATGTCCTTAAAGTCCTCAGTGGTCGCTACTGCGAAGTTAGAGTTTGCATCGCACAAGACGAAATCGCCACACTGCAGATTACCAACCGCCGAAGCGAACTTGGAAACTGAAGCTGGTGCGGATGCATAGTGGCTGTAGCTTACGGAGTAAGCTGTCGCGCCACCGCCTGGATCAGAAGCTGCCCAGGTAGAAACCAAACCTGTGTCTAGGTCAACATACCAGTCACCCAACTGCTTAACATCAGCTAGCGCATCTACTTCACGCACGAAGCGAGTAGCAGAATCAGTTAGCGTATTGTCAGCAAATGTCATTGGGGTCCTGACAGTATTCTTAGCTGCAGGTAGGTTGTCTAGTGGTCCAAAAACCGCGACGTTGCTAGCAAAGCTATCGTTCTCGAGGTCTTCGGATGCTGCCGAAGCAGGTACTAGAGGCAATTCCAGGACATAGTCACAGAGAATTGCGGTCTGGTGCTGTAGGTTGTGATTGTGCTGCCTGAATCCAGCCGGGTTAAACCCGTCATCAAATGCAGAGCTATCACCTGCCCACTGCCAGTAAGCGTATGGGGCTACGCCAATTGGATCGGATACTGCCATTGCAACACCTGCGCGGCCCAGGAATCCTGGAGTACCGTCAACGGTAGAAACAGCGAAAGTACCTTCATCTGCAGTGAGTAGTGGGGCACCAGTACGAACGTCGATGACGCCTGCTTCCGTATCTTGGGACGTGTAGGTGATATCTGCACCTGCTAGTCCATACTGAGCCGGAACAATGCGTCCGTCGTTATCACAAGCCAAAATCTTTCCTGGCATAATGACAAAGAACTCTTCATAGAACTTGTCAAAGAACTGAACGGGAAGCCACGCAGCCGGCTTGAACTCACCATGCGGACGAATACCCTCTGAGTGTTCGACCACAGGGATCATATTGCCTACGTGATCCCACGTCTTGTGGTTCGGTGTGTAACGACCAAGACTATCAAAAGCCATTAGTTACTTCCTCCTTGAATTTGCTCGCCGTCAAGAGGCAACTTTCCGATTCGCCTCATGTTAGCAAGGTAGGCCTCGGCTGCAGTTTCATTTCTGAATCTCAGGGTCATGTAATGCTCCTGAATTTTCTGAAGTTCTTCTACAGACGCTACGTTACTCTTCTGGTTGGAACCGTCTTGAACGCCGGTTGGATCGTCTAGATCGAGATCGGTTGGTGTTCTTGACATTCCATCACCCAGCTTATCAGTAATCTTGACCATGTCAACAACTTCAAGAGTTCTCTTGATTTCGGAGTCAAGGTCATCACCACTTAGCTCGGTGAGGTCGGAAGATTCGGCAACCTTTTCGTCACGTAGAGCCACGAGCATTCCCAGCTGTGCCTCTTTGGCCTTCCTGGTCTCTGATTTCTCTGTAACGAGAGAATCGTGAAGCTCTTCATACTCTTGGAAGAGAATGTTGTGCTCCTTCAGAGATGCATCTAGTCTATCACGAAGCTCACCTACGGTCTCTTCGAGAGAGGTTACTTCTTCAACTAGAGCCGATTCATCCTTGGCAACACCCTCTTCAAAGAGAGCTGCCTGGAAGCTGTCCTTGCCGACGAATCCAGCCATGCGCTTGATAATCGTCTGGAGCATCTTCTTCTCGTCATCATCGAGTACAGACTCGTTGGAGAAGTAAGTGTCCTCGTCAAGAACAGATAGCACCATGCGAAGCATGCGGCTGTGATTCAAGTCCTCTTGAATCTGGCCAACTTGCACATCGGTGCTGTCAGCAGACTTGCTGCTGCCACAACCCATAGACTTTGCCTTGCGGTTGACACATGCCATGATGGACTTCTTGGTAGAAGCACCAGCCTTGGCACGACCAATTAGTCTACGTGCTGCGGTAACGTGAGCACAGTCTGGTACCGGGAAGGAACGACCTGGGCCACAGAAAGAAGACTTTGGCAGCTTCTTTCTCTTTTCAGTAGAAAGCTTAGCATCCGCCAGAGTCTCTTCATCTAGTGGCAATTCGCCATCCTTAACGGCAGCCTCGACTTCTGCCCACATGAAATCATAAAGCTTCTGCTCTTCTTCAACAGATAGCTCAATGTCTTCGGAATCAAGTACGCGGACAACAAAATCCTCGATAGACTCTTCGCCTTCCGTGGTTACATCATCCTGAACTGACTCATCACCCTGAGTCTCATCAGACACCTGGGTGGTGTCGTCAGTGTTATCAGAGGCGGAATCAGCTACCTGCTCAGCCCCTTCAGTCTTTACTTCGGGAGCAGGAGTAGTAGCGTCCTTGATTTCCAAGTTGCCTTCGGTGTTTTCTACACCTTCGGTCTTCTTGGCATCCTTAGGATCCATTCCTATTTCCTCCTTGGTTGCAGAATCATACTGAGGAAAGCCGAGTTGCACCTCATAGAGTCTGCCCTTGTAATCATTGACTACTTCGATTGTTTCAGATCGACCATTGTAGTCTAGCTGTAAAACCCTGGAATGTCTATCGGCTGGGACGTTTACGAATGAGTATTCATCGTAGATTAGATCACCAGCAATGATGAAACACTTTGCTTCATCATAGACCGCGCCGGGCTTGTGTTCACAGGGGCCAGAATCGGTCCAGTCGGTACGACAAACGGAACACACGGCCTTGTTGGTTGTTGCACCAACTGAGCCAGTGATGTATCGACCATCGAGCAACTTCTGAACAGCGCCTGGATCTGTGATGTTGGCAAGAAGTCTGATATACCCCAAGCCTTGGTAGCCCTGGTCCTCCAGGACAGTGTCACGTAGCAACGTTCTGACAACATCAACCTGTTGTCCAAAAGGCATCTTGCTAGACGTGAAATCTTGAATGAGCTGGTCGTTGATAGTGCCAACTACCTTGCCAGCCTTGTTTTTGACCTCCAAACCACGGTACTTGTCCTGAATCAAACCGGACGTGTCCACATACTGTGCATCAACGATTCGACCAACAGGATCTTTATGATCTTCGTGGTGGAGCAGAACTGGCTTTGGGTAATCCTTCGTGAAGGTTGCCGCGCCTTTCCTCATCCTGTCAGGAAGATAGAAGCCATTGTTGCGAGTAATGATGCCAGAGTGAGTAGCAGCAATCTGAATCGTCAGGCCTTGCTGGGTTCCAACACCTACCTGCGCCTGATTGCCAGTGTGAACTTGACCCATCCCACTTGGATGAGTCTGACCGGGAACTTGTGGTTTGAAGGCACCTTCGTAATCATCCTGCACTTTGGACCAATTTTGGTCCATGTATGAGAACGATACAAGATCAGTGATTTTTAGTGTACCTGCCACTTACTTCCCCTTGCGTCGTGCATTAGACCATAGTTTACACTTTCTTTCATGGCGTGGACCTTGATTTTGGTAATACATTAATTCGCCAAGCTTTACGGAGTCATAATGCGCGTATTGAATTTTGCCAGCATTTCCTGCTGGATGAACCGTTCGTTTTGGAAAACCCCACTGTTCTAGTTCACGTGACAGCTGAGTTACAAATGGAACGGAGCCAATAATTTGTGATCTTAATGTTTTGTTTGTTCTCAAAGGATTCTTCTGATTCCAGAAAGACCCATCTCCATCAAAATATCCACGAACAAAATCTGGAAATACGTGAGGGTCAATGTGGGGTAACTCAAGCGTCAAACTTTTTTTATTGCGGATTCCAAGAAATCGCAAATTTCGCACCCATTGTTCGGAAAAAATATCCATCCGACATGTATTCTCTTTTGTTTTGTGAATATTACCCTCAAAGTCAGAAATGTCTTTAACCTGTTTCAAAAGATGATCATCTGCCATGTGAAAAGACACAGCATGACGATTCTTTAATATGTAACCATCTGCACTAATCAATCCAACCAGCCATGCGGCCTCAGGAGACATGTTTTGCAAAAAGTTGTGATTAACTTTACTTCCCATTTTTCTTACTCCGACTTTGACAAATTGCAAACGCACGTGATTTTATTTTGTCTTCGGACATACCTGGATTTCGCTTACGTAGAGATTTCTTGACCCCAAGTACGCATTCTTCCAGTGTAGCATCCTCTACATCTGTGTCATCTATCAAATCGAGAGCATCATCGAGCAGCATGTCTAACAGATGAGAACAAACAGCCTCAGCCGTGGACTTCACAGTATCTTCAGTCCAATCAGGGTGTCGAGCTCGAAGACGAGCTTCTGACTTCACCCTGCATTTAACGAACTCACTCTGCTCGGTATCTTCTACTTCCTTTGGAGCTTCTTCTGGTTCCTCAACCTCTGCTTGCACAGTTTGGAACGAGTGGCGGCAAGCCCTGCAATTAAAGATGTTTGGAGTGTCTTTCTTCTTAATAGCAGTTTTACCACATTTCGGGCAAGTTGCCACGTCATTAGACTGCTCTAGTAATGGCTTGTCTGCATCACCCTCTACGGTGGTAGTTTCTGTCACCGCATCCTGAAATGGTAAAGCCTGCTGTACAATATCTAGAACACAGTTGCAGTTCGCATGGTGAGGAGGGAGGTGGTCAACAGTCAGAAACTGGAGGTTTATACCCCTGCCGTTCCTACTGGAACAAGTCGCACATGCATCATCTTTAGTGGTGAAGCTAGCCACAGAACTAGCCACATTGGCATCTCTAGTTGCCATTGCTTTACCCAGAGATGCTGCTTTGCGCACCTCCACATCCTCGATAAATCCAGTCCTGAACTCTACAGACTCAAACACCGCTCGAGTCTTTGCGACGATGTCTTCGGAGTCCACCTTCACATTCCTTCGAAGTGAAGAGACGACGTTCTCAGTGAGCTTAGTTACAAAGTGCTCTGCTCGTTCACGGAGCTGTAGTCTCGCAGCGGCTGTGCTGGAGATGAACTCTTGTGTTTCAACGCTTCTGACTCTTGAATATCCTTTGCGAAACGCCACAAGCTGGTCTGCAAGAAGTCGGCCAATTGCAGTATTGAGTTGAGTCCTAACAAGAGTGGCGACCCAATCATGGTCGATGGTTTGATCGTTGGCGACACGCTTGACGATGTCTTTCTTGGTCTGAGCAAACGTGCTCTTGAGGAATCCGTCCTTCCTGGCTGGACGCGGAGTGGCCTTAGCAACAGCGACCTTAGCCTTAGTCTTCTCTTTCTCAAGGTTAACCTCCTGCTCGTTCTGTTGGTCACCAGCCTGCTGGTTACCTTGCTCTGTCATAGGCAAAGAGCTATCTGCGGCTGTGGCTTGTGCAATTGGAGAGAACGGCTCGTCGAGAGCCTGAATGAGTAGCTTGGGCATCTCAAACATCTTCCAGCGGCTCTTATGCCATTGTGCAAACTGTTCAGGTGTGTCTTGACCGCTTTGTACTTCCTCTGGAGTTGGAATGATCCATGGCTCGAGACCAAGTCTTGCTCGAGCCTCATCCTGTTCAATGATATCCTTGGCAAACAGGTCGGCGCCATGAGCTTCCTTCTTGATCTGTGCTTCTACATCAATTTCCTTGAACTCCAGACGTACGACGTTGTCCTCATCGAGGACATCTACACCAAAGGTGCTCTCAACTAGGAGCTCATTGATGATCTCCATATTGATAGCGTCTTCTACAATTTGCTGTAAATCCTTTACTGCATCAACAAGGTTTCTGGACATGTTGTCAGCGGTGGCACGGTTGGCGGTGTCTCCCTCACCCATATCCACGGCGCTAACTCCGAGACCGGTGAATACGCGATTCTTAAAGTGCTCCAAATAGCCTTCGGCACGAAGGGCACGGCCTTCTGAGCCAATGGCCGTAATCTCATGTCGTTCAGGGGTGACGATGCCACCTTCTGTAGGCATGAATTGAATTTCTGTGCGCACAACATCAATTTCTCTCCTTCCATCTTCCGTGTAGCCTGCTGGAGCCTTTTCTGTTCCCACCTTGTACTGGAAGAGAGGAAAGAGGTGCTGATAGACTAAAAGTTCGATGTTCTCTTCAATCTTGCGGAGAGCACGAACGTCGTCGATGACAGGAACCAGAGAGGGGGTGCCGAATACGAATCCGTCCTTTCTGCAATGGTGCACATGAACAACATTCCTTGGAGACATCTTTCTGAAGAAACCATCGGGCATCTTTTGCTTCCAGCGAGAAATCTTAGTTCCGGTGAGTTGAAACTCCATGGTCTCAGCAGGAATAGGAAAGTAGGCAGCAACAGGCTTGAGAGTTACACCCTCCCCTGTCTGACTTGGTAGTCTGCGAACACGACCGCCCGATGCCTCTGTCTTTCTGATCTTCAAGAGAAATGCATTAGACTTACGAACAATATTGGAACCAATATTACGGAACAGGGTGTTGGTTGGCATTTTGGATGCCTGTGCGATTTGAGCAAGACGTGTCTTGATATACTTGATGGTACGAGGGTTTTTGCCCACCAGTGCCCAACCTTCCTTGAACATGAGGGCTGTTTTCTTTTCGAAGGCCTGACGTACATAGGAGTCAGTATCTTCAATGCGACCTAGCTCAACCAGGTCATACTCAGGTGGACGGAACGAACCACGACCAAAGCGACGCTGATCGTGATAACCCAGGACAGGGTTACGTACATCGGGCATCAACGCGATAGGCTTCGTGTCAGGAATAGAGACCTTGATCTCAGGGACTTGGTCCTTGACGGTTTCGGTCACCACTGGGGGCGCTTCCTGTGTTTGATTCTTCGGCTGATTCCAGTTCAGCCAGTCCAACATGCCCAAGATTTCACCTCGTTAGAAAGTGTTCACTTCACGGATCCACTGGTTTACTTGTTCAGACTGGGCTACCGATGTTTGCAGTGGACACTTAAAGGTCACATTCACTGGAGTCACCAATTGCTCCGTCATTCTTGCTATCTCTGAGTCAAGTACTGGATCTCCGGTAAATTCTACCAGACCCTTGAGCTGCTGACCAGGATCTACAGGAGTTCCTCCCTTGTCCTTCTCAGCTGCCGTTGGAGTCTCTGGTGGAGTAGCACCAATGGCCTGAACCAGATTTTCCATGGCATCTCTAATTTCTTGATCATCTCCTTCAATGTGAATCGTTCCATCATCTTCGGTCCACAATGTCATGCCTGACTGTTCAGGAACCCAGTTCTCCACTTTAATGTCGTTAGCGTCTTCAGGACACACACTACCAGACAAGATAGCTTTGTAAATCTGTGTGACAATACCAATGAGCTGACTCAGTGCCAACTTACCAATAAGGTCTCCAACAAGACCACCACTGCCACCTACATACTCACCCATGAGCTTTTTGAACTCGTCGAAGAGAAAGTCGAAAAATGCTTCAACTGAAGCTACAGCTTCACGCATGTATCCAATGATCATAATGAGACTACTCTTGAGTCCTGCAACTCCACGATCAATAGCAGCGTTGGTTCTGCCAATGTAGGTAAGATCTCTCTTCTCTACAGCTGCATCCAACTTCTCCTGACCAGCACGCTCTCTATCACGTTGCTTGCGGATAGCCTCTGGATCACTTCCGTCAACATTCCTCGCTGCTCGGCGAATAGCACGGAGCTCCTCGGTGGCAACTTCTACAGCCTCTTGGTTCCTAGCATTCTCTCCATCGATAGCAGTAGACAGAGGGCCAGCAAGATTAAAGTCTGCTTCCAAGAAACGATCTCCACCAGCGATGTCTCGACGTGGAATCTGACCATCGATCCATGGAACTTTGGGCTCACTAGAATCTAGACGTGGCTTATCCAAGCGGAAGGTGAAATCACCACGTGGATCTTCTTTTCTTAGTCGTCGTTCGTTTTCCGCGTTACCTGGAAGCTTCGCACCTCGACGTGGACCACCCATGTCAATTTGCTTGTCTAGACTATCGATGTTGGTGAACAAGATGTTGTAATCCAACTTGGCGAGCAGGGCCTGGATGGAGTCGATGATACACTCGAGGGGTCTGATAACCATCATGACATAGCGTTCGATTGTACTAACGATGTTGCTCAAGAACGAAGACATCAACGGGCCAATCAACTGCAAGATGAGATCAAAGACACCACCAAATTCGAATGAGACCTTGGACATCAGAGCCATCAGCGCAGACAGCATACGAGCGATGTCAGGAACACACATAAACTCAGTTAGAAACTTGATGAGAGCACACAAGTCGATGAAAGGGTCTGTGTTTGTGAACATCTGAAGCATTGCCTGAAGCTGTTCCCACTGGTTTCTGAGTAGCTGCTGCCAGAACTGTAGATAAGCACTCAGCCCGCCGCCGACTCCAGCACCAATTTCAGCACCAAGGGCATCCAGATTATCAAAACGAAAACCACAAGGAATACACTCGCTGTCAAAAACACCGTTCACGTTAAAGTTTCCAGCGTCATCCGTGAGGCCAAAATTACCAGCTAGTGTCTGCAAGAATGCTTCGTCCTTATCGTCTGCCTTGTCAATATTACGTGCAACACTGGCGGTACTCTCGTCACCAAGAATATTGGCGGTAGCACCCAATGGACTCTGTGCAGAAGACAGTCGCTCCTGTGCACCTTGCGGTACAGAGATAGCATCTTCAGCATCGAGCTGTTCTACGAAGCTAGTAGTTTGAATACGAGTTGTGTCAAGGACAGGACCAAGCATTGCAAAGACAGATGCTTCGTTAGTTGCATAGATTGCTCCACGCTCAAACTTCTTGGCAATCTGGAGACAGTCAATAAGATTGGTTGCTGGAAATGCCATTAGATACCCGCCTCCTCGCTAGCCTGGTCTGCTACTTTGCCTGTCAGAAGATCTGACGCTGGATCACCCAGAATGAACAACCCTGGAATCTCAATATCAGCACCTGGATCACATAGCTTATCAGGAAGACCAGGGAGAGGAATGATGATTTTGATGAAGTTCTTCCAGATGAAGTTGACTAGAATACAGATCAGACTGATTTGAACCTCTTCCACATTCACGGCCGGAATAATTGTTGCACGCTCGTCAAGCTCTGGACGTAGCCCGCCATTGTTAGCTAGGTCTGTGCCGAAGCCGCCGGGGATAAACGTATTGAGTTCATCTCTGGCCTTCTGTACTTCATCGGGTTGAATAATACCTTGACGTCCGACAGCAATACCCTTATCTCGAATATCTGCTTTCACCTGTCTATACTGGTCATACGTGATCTCGTCACAAGGAGCATCAGGAAACTTTCTAAGCATAGCCTGGCACGTATCCGCATCTACATTGCGATCCAACTTGATCACAAGGTTCTTTGCGCGCTCATCGGCTCGAGCCTGGATAGCTGCGGCCATGACGTTAACAGCCTTGGCAAATTGCTTAAGCTGTTGGCGACCATCTTGAACATCTTCGAACGGTAGACGCTCTTCCACAGCATCAATGACACCGTCTTGTGCATCAGGTTCCACGAACGCAATGTTCGGACGGAACGTCAGGATACCACGATCGGTTTGGTCTAGTCGCTTTACCATTGCTTACCCTTATGGAACCAGGATCTCTGTGCCAGCGATTCGAAGTGTGATACCTGAATGTGACTTCACAGGTGCACCTCGGGGAACTATGATCCTGAGCCAGAAGGGCTCAAATGTAGTGATGTCTGCCACAGTTGGTGTGCCGATATCAGGAATTAAGATTGAGTTGCCAGGCAAGACTAAAGACCACTGCTCTTCGAGTGGTTGTTCATCCCCGACGATTAGCTTCCAACTAAACCCATTTGTTCCATCGATAATGTTGTCACCGCTGAGATGTACAGGTTGTACGGTCACACCGGAGTAGCTGCGACTGAGAGAGTCGTTACGTACGTAGTATCTACGGTTGAGAGTGTTACCTGTTACACCATCAAAAGCGTTAACCAGAGGATTGGTGAACCCGCCGTCATCGCTAAAGGCCGAAGATGGATCAGGAGCTTGATAGATTAGCAATCCCATATACTTTCCTCCTGAAGTTGACTTCCTTTAGACAGATTGTCATGACTCCACAAGGGTTGCAAGTTGGTATAATGGCAAGCCCTTTGAAACTGTTGTGGATCCATCAGATCGAATTGCTTCAACGGGATTATATGATCTATGTGCCAACCATACAATCCATAATTATCCCACGACATTCCAGGTCGCCATTTAGATTCCAAGTGAGATTTCAGCTCATCTAAACTACAACCCAAGTCTCTGACCGGAGAACCCGATTTAAAGGAGTTCGAAATTCTGGACCGCAAAAGAACACCCAAGCGAAACTGAATGTCTTCCCTGTATCTTTTTCGCCTTTTTGCCGCTTCGATACTCTTGACCTTTTGAAAACGCTGTTTTTGATACAGTTTGCGGCAAGACTTACACCAATAATCTCTTCCAGTTGGATTTACTGAATTCCTGTAAAATTCATCAGTATTCTTCTCTTGGTCACATTTTCTGCATAGGTGTTTCATGTTAAATATTCTTTCTGCGCGGACGGCCAGCCCTACGACGAGAGGAAAGGCCTGTTCGTGCTCGAGCATCTTCTTCTGCTTCTGACAGCGTTCTGACACGTGGTTTTGGTTCATCTCTGTTGAATCCATCCCAGGACCATGTCTTCGGTTGGCCTGCTCTATTGGTATGGTTTGCAGGCATTCCACTGTGCTCATTGCCAAGCAAGGACTGCTGTTCCATCACATCGGTACGCTTACCGGTTGGACGTGTCTTGTCTCTCTGTTTCTTTCTGTTCTGTGAAGCATTAGTCTGCTGGACCAAAAGATCTCCTTGGTGAACTATAGCCTGTTTTCTCTCTCCAAACTGACCAGAAAATGCAATGTCTGTCTCCCACTTAGGCTTACCCAATGGAGTGGCTTCGAGTACAAATGCCACGACAGAAAGCATGAGCGCATCTAGTGCGTGATCACCAGCTGATTCGTTACCTGCCTTGTACACAGGATTACCAGTAGGAGTCACGCGGTCGATGATGTACCCAAGGAGCTGTTCTTCAAGATTGGTGTCGTGTTCGGAAAACTTGATGTCTCCAGACTCAAAGCGTCGAACACAGCTTTCTACAAGAAATCCCTTAGCGTGCTTTTTGACAATATTTTTTGTGAACAGATCACGAGCTTCAACTGAGCTACCAAAGTCATAAGGTTTAACGATGTTTCGTAGTCTAGCATCAGGATGAGTCGGTCCCTTAGTCTTGTCCGCCAAAGAGTCAAACCCATACTTGTGAAGCACTTCTATTTGGGTACCACCAAAGCCCTTGTCCACATAGATAGCCATTGGTCTCCACAGTCGGTTAAGTTCAGCGATCTTCTGGCAAGCAGCCATTTGGGTCCAATTAGCACGTGACACTACGTCACGATCGACAACGACAAACCAGTTCCTGCGTGGATTGAATCCAAGCACGTTGATAGTTGTACCATGCTTAGCATCATTCCAGTCTACACCGATTGTGTACGTCCATTCATGTGACGGAGCAATGTCCCCATACTTGTAGTTCACCTTGGCAGCTTGGACATAAGCATTCTGATAGACACCCTGTTCTTGCTCGCCAAAGTTTGCTTCGATCTCATGGATGTAACCAAGTTCAGTCAACTGTTCACGGAAGTCGCCTTCCATGTCGTCATTCCACAGAGGGTTCACACTGGACTTGTAGTGGAACTCCTTCCAACGACGTGAGTTACATGTTTCAAAAAACCGTTCTCTCTTACCAGAAGGTGTAGAGCTCATCCACACGGTAGCGTTAGGATAGTTCGTGATAATAGCCAGAGCGGCATCCATGTCGCCAGAGCTCAGGTAATCAGCTTCGTCAAAGACTAGCATGTGGCCGTGTTGGCCACGAACAGCTTCGGCGTTGCCACCTGACTTAGTACCGGCAGTGAAACCACGAACAGTAGAACCGTTGTGTAGCTCCACGGTATAGGTTGGGGCTTTGACGTTTCTCTTGATTGAGTTGGTTGTAAGTACAGAGCCACGAACGAGCTCAAGCATACGTGTAAAGATCAAGTCAATTTGTGACTGATACGGCGTGATGACAATGATCTGAAAGCCTTCTCCGTCTGGAACACCTGGCTTGGTGAATAGACTGAAGAGCATAGAGATAACAAGAGTCTCTGTCTTACCAGCCTGACGGCCGATGCGAAACACCTTTCTCTTCGCAGTACAGCGAAGCATCTCTGCTTGGTAGGGTCGATGATATCTAGAGTGGCCTGATATATCCTCGTCAGGATTTGCTTCTACCCAGGCCCAGTACTCATCTGGGTTCTTTCTTTTCCAAATTTCTCCATCGGGATCGAAGCAATGCCAATCTAGAGTCTTTGCGGCCCATGCGACAGGATCGACCATCGCTTGAGCCATTTCTCGTTCTTCAGGTGGGATAGTTTGCAGGATAGACAGTGGGACATGATCCTTGGGGATACCGTCACACCGCACTTGAAACTTCTGCCCTTGTCTCAGGTTGTGCTTCTTCTTGTATGACTTAATACATTTGAAACAGGCCTGATCGCATTGATTCAGGTCAATTGCCATCTAGAGTTATGTTCCCCAGTTCTTGAGTGAGCTGGCCACTTTGTTGTAGCCTCTGTTAGCCATCATAGAAGCACCGCGGAAATCATTACGAGCAAGACGTCCAGCCATGCCCATAGCTCCACGCATTCCGGCTCCACGGTGTGCCATTGCAACGCCACCATAACGGCCGCCTGCTGCACCAGCAAGGCCGCCCATCATGGCGCCGCTGACTCCACCAGTGTAGCCTCCAACTCCCATACCAACAGCACCACCCATGAGGGTGCGCTTACCGATAGCACTGGTCATCATTGTTCCAAGACCACCAGCAGCTTGCTTGGCATAGTTGCTCATCATTACTGAACCCCACATTGGTTCCTCCTTTAGGCCGAAAAGCCTCGGTGCATGAGAAAGCCCTCATTACCTAACGCCATTCTACCGTTAACGTGTGTATTGTTCAAGGCCATCACAGCACGCTGACGTGCCGTAGCAGCACCTGCACTTGTAACAGCTTGCATCATTTGATCTCCACCACCCATCTCCAAATCTCTCAGTCCTTTCTTGTGTTTGATACCAGCTTCACCCAACATGTAGGCTCCACCAGCAAGTGCAGCAATGCCAGCTACAGGTGCCGCGAATGCCAGTGCAGTACCACCAGCCGCGCCTACAACATAGTTGAAAGCAGCAGAGTAGGCAATAGACTCACCGACACCTTTCGCTGCCCCCCAAACTCCTTCTTGTTGATATCCCTCATAGGCAAAGTAAGCTGTAGACAGAAGACCTAACGATTTACCTAACGTTCTACCAACAAGCCCCAGGCCTCCCTTTCGAATGTTACCGGCTACACCCTTCATGCCTTTGACACTACCGAGCTCACCTCTCAGTCCCAGAAAGCCTTGAGACTCTGTTCCAGCAAAGTGCCAACCAAACGATTCCATCGTACCCATCTTGAGAGCACGACCCATCGCAGACCCTTCCAGTCTAGCGTTGAAGCCAGCGAGTCTTGCACCAAACATGCCACGGTTTGAAATGGCACGAGTGGCAGGTGGTCCTCGAGTTGCACTTCTAGGCGCAGGAGGTGGCGCAAACATATTGGTGATGTTCACACCAGCATCAGCACCGACTGCTGACCTTATTGAACCATAGGAACTAAATGCCATTATCCATGTCTCCCGGAGTGCAGACCTTGAACAAGACCGTGGGCACTCTGTGCCATCCTACCACCTGGTGTGCCTGCTGCTATCTGTCCAACTTGTGACATCCAGTTAGCATACTCGAACTGTTCTCTCATTTGTGGTGCAGCACCAAGTTGTCCTCCACCAATCTGTCCCATCTGTTGAGCTGCAGCTACTTGTTGATCATAGCGTGTGTTGACCTCTGCACCCTCGAGCGTTGGTGACTCCATTGGTTGAAGCTCGCCACGACCCACGCCAACACCACGAACTAAAGCAGCTCCACCAACTGCAGCGCCAATGGTGCCAGCTACAAGAGCAGGATGTTCAGCCGCAAAGTTAGCAAGTCGAATACCAGTGCTTCCAGCCTTGGTCGCCAGTTTGGTTCCACCCCTAGCAAGTTTTGCAACACCAGTCTGTTGCAGCTGATGAGTGAGTGACATCTCTTTACCCCAGCCAACCGGCATGCTGGTATAGAACTGTCCGCTCTCCATCTTGGGCCCAACTGGATTCATGATGGCTCTTCGACGTGCGAAACCCTTGGTGTTGGTGAGCCACGAGCCCGACTTCTTGGCAGCAGGCATAGCAGCCCGTTGGAGACCAGCAAATGTACCGGCAGCAATACCACCAAGTAGAGCTCCTTTAGCAGCTCCCTCTAGTCTCGAGCCAGCGTCATAACCTTGGGCTCCACCATAGATAGCACCTGCACCTGCGCCGATGGTGACCTGTGTTGCAGCTTTGCCACGCACAGCAGCCTTGGCAACGCTGAACATACCTGACAATGGTTTGAATGCTAGTGACGCTAGAGTGGGCATTAGATTACAATCCTCCCGGCTGAGTGACGATGTCGCTTACCTGGTCTGAGTGAATTCTGACTCGCACGGATAGCAGACTCCTTGTGCTTGACCTGCAACGTAGCCTTCCTCTTCTTCTTCTGCTGGTTAGGTTCCATGATACCCCTGTTCTGCCTGGAGGCAACCTTTGGGCGCTTGGACACATCACCAGATGTTGTTCGATTGAGATCAGTAGGAGAGCCAAATGGGGTATTTTTTCTGAGCCTTTGCCTTACTGTACCAGTACCACGAGCAGCAGGCCGGTCTGCACCAGTCTTGATCCCGGGGATTGAACCAATGCGTTCAGCCTTGTCGGCTTGTCTTGCAGAGACGGCTCCAGGCACCATTGGACTTACTGGCATTCCAGGTGGTAGAGGACCTGACGACGCACTCATTGCTGCTTGACGTGCAGCCTCAGCTGCATTTGCACTTTGCCGCTGTACAGTCTTTCTTGCTATCTCGTCTTTGTGAAGTCTCATAAACTCCGTTGCTGCATCGCCTGCATCCATGATGCGCATGTGGCTACGTGTGAATGCTTCACCACCCAACGCCATCTTCATGTTGTAGTCGAGCATTTGAGTTGCATCAGCAACAGCGGCTGGTGGATGACCACCAACCTTGGCTGGAGCAGCAAGACCCCAGTCAATCATCTGGTAGCCTTTCTGTGGATGCATTGTAATCTGACCCATGTGAGGATCAAGATGCTGGACACCCTTTTCACCTTTCATCAATTGCTTAAACTGTCTGCGCGCCCAAGCAACAGCTTGTGGCATTTCCTGTTCAGTGAGTTTGCGACCAGCGTGTTCCTGGAAGAAACCAACGCGTGAGGTACCAAGTACATCTGGCACATGCTTCGGCATTGCCATGTGTGCTTGCTTCTGAATGAAAGCTTCATACTGGATCGGATCCTTGAACGTCTTGCCACCAGTTGTAGCAGCAGTCTCGATCATCGTACCAGCAGCGCGGCCGAACTCTTCAGTCTCCTTGGCAAGTCCACCATATTGCTTACCGATCTGTTCCAGCGCTCCCTTCTCAACAAACTCTGATTCTACTTTTGCCAATTGCTTCTGCATCCCAAAGTCTTCGGCAATCTTCCTTGCCTGCTGAATCTGCATGACAGAACTGGTTGCACCACCAGCGCCACCACCAACAAGAATGTCACCACCAAACGTGCCGGTGCCCATTCCCTCTCTAGCCGTCTTGTAGACTGCCTGTTCCCCAGTACGCATCACAGTAGCTGCACGAACTTCACCCATACCACCAGCAGCAATCTGTTCACCCAATCTGAACGAGGTCACACGTCCACCATACTCACTAATCGTTGGAACAACTTCTCCTCTGGTTACCTGACGCATGTACCTCAGACCACGACCAGTACCACGCTTGAACTGCTCCTCAACACCAGCGATGAATGCAGCTTGTGTAGCCCCACCGCCTCCACCAGACTTGAACGATGCTCGAGCAATGTCACGTACAGAGACTCCTCTCTTCAGAGCAGCACGTACCCAACCGGACCCAAAGTCCGTCATACCTCGACGCATGCGTTCTGCTATTCCACCATGAGGCAAACCTTCAATGACGTTGTACTCGTCATCCTTTCCACTGAACCATTGACCTGGCTGCAACAAATACCCGGCCGTCAGGCCCGCGCCAATTGCGATTTTTCCCCAATGGGATTTCAGGAACGGTGTGATATCGTCCATCAACCCAGCAAGCTGTCCAGCCCCTGCTCTCGACAACTCATCAGCAATTCCGGCACCACGGACCACTCGTTCACGAAGGGCAATACCACGTCCAGCCATTACCTCGGAAAACTCTATTCCACTGAGTCGGGCAGTCTTGCGTAGCTCCGTCTCAACTTCACCACGCAACCCCCAACGCTCAGCTTCCGCCATGATCCCCGTGTAGCGTTCAGGCACCATCTCGGCCGCTGTTTCTGGAACAAACTTGAGTTGACCAACCAACTTGTTGCGCAGAGCCATTGGAGCCCACTTGCGTAGAAACTCCTCGTTGACCTCTCCACCTGCTGCCATGATTTGACGCAGTGCACGAACATCTGCATCACTGGCATGAGCACTCTCGAGTGGCCTGCCCATGATGACTTCATAGACCAGCTCCTGCTTCCAACCTGTAAACCAGCGGTTATGTCTGGACAAGGCTTCAGCAATCTGAACATCACTCTGGAGCCCATATCTGGACGCATATTCAGCACCCTTCTTCACAAAGCCTCTGGCCTGCTCCAGGAGCGTTTCATGGAGAACACCCTGCTGGACCAGTCTTTCTCCAACAGGCCCCGTGGTGAGGCCCCTAGCGATTCTCCAGGCCCATTCTGCGCCAATGTCCACGAGCTGGTGACGTGCAAAGGCTTTCCTTGCCCGTTCCTCCATCCCCATCTGGCGGGCTCGTTCGATAATCATCTGGACGTCAAAGCCAGCAGCTCTGGTCTTGGACTGAGCAGCTGCGACATAGCCGATGTTCCAACCCACAAGTCGGGTATTCTCTGGCGCACCCTCTAATTGAGAGAGGAAGTCCATCAGTGCATGTTGTTCATTAATGAGAGGAGACATCCTGGAACGAATGGGTTCCCAGATCTTGTTCTCGCTCCACCGGGAGATAGCAGCTCCAGGAGCCAGCTTGGCATATCTGGTTTCAACGGCTTCCTGGTTGTGAGCCCAGGAGATCGACAGAATGGGATTATGCCTTCCTGAGAAACCTCCGGTCTCAATGTCGAAGAATAGAGTGTTCTGATGTTGAGCTGGCACCGTTATTGTTCAGCGTCGATAATGTCCTCGGGTGAGAGTGTCGCTGGTCCTCCAGAAGTAGTCCTTGCTTGGTTCTCCATCGTATCCAACTGACGTGACAGTCCTTCAAGTTTGGTACGCATTGCAGCCATCTTACTGGACGGATCGTCGTCTGTCTTCATCTTGAGTGCAGCATCTCTCTTGTACTTCTCTTGTCGGTCTCCAACCATCAACTTGATGATCTTGGACCTGCGGTTGGCGATTTTCTCTTTGAGTTCCATAAAGGGAGAGATCTGCTTCTGAACGATCGGATCTCCATCCCTGTCTACTCCAACGGTCTGCTCCGTGATGAGTTCAGCATTGACCGCTTTGGCCAAGTTCATGTTAATTCTCATCTCGAGGATCTGGAGCTCTGCCAACTCATTGACATAGCCCACTTCGGTCGTGTTGTTCGGATCCACTTCGAACTCTTCCATGTAGTCCACAATCCAGGTGCGCAACAGTTCTACCTCGATAAGGCACTGTTTACCGACTGGTGCCTTATCCATCTGATAGAACACACATCTGTCTTTGAATGGGCAGATCTCACCACCACAGTACATCGGCGTCATAGCCGTTGCACCCGTGCTCAGCTTCAACAGATGGGTGTGGACCTTTTTGGCCTCATCCGGCGTGAACTCGATATCGGTGTAATCATCCAGATTGTGGTTGAGAAACCTGAAGTAGTTGCTCCTGGTCAGATTCCCGCTTTCTGTTCGAGCTATCCCGCCAAACGTGACCAGCTCCTTCTTACCACGGTTCTTGAGTTCACTCACCGTGCTGCTCTCAATCTCTTCTCGTTCTTCTGGGGTTACCTTCACTGGCTACCTCCCTCAATAATGTCGAGTGTTTTCGTTGCTTCCCTAATGATATCACGAATCTCCACATAGTCTTCTCTGACAAACTTATCCAGACTCCGTTTGTAATAGACACAATCGTCCCCCATTGCGTCTTTCAATCCAACAGTCCTCTCGCTACCTGAGCCATTGAGTCTTTGTCTCAACTTTTCAAGAGTATCGACTAGTTCTTCACCTGGTGTTTGCATCAATCAAGTAGTCCTTTGCGTTAGTCTAGAGTGTAATAGTTCGGCCTCGATGGGTCAATAAACCATTAGGAGGTGAAATTGGAGAATAATTTTTTGTGGACTATTCTCAGGTTTCCATTTTCATTTCGAGGGTACCTAGGTGTGTTTATGTGGGATAGGAGTCCCACTTTCATGCAAGACCCCGGGGTCGATTCTGAATGGTTCGGAGTCGCCCCAGTCTTCAACACACAACAAGGAAAACAAGAGCTATGACAACTGCTAACACCAACACTGAGAAGTCCTTTCTTGACATGAGCATCAATGAGATGATCACGGCAACAGGAGAGAGTATCAGCAGCGCCTATGATGCTGTTACTACAACTACACTGGATGACATCGGTACTGAGGTGGCATCCTGGTTCACTACACCTGAACAGCCTCTCACTCAGGCACAGATGAGGTACGCCATCCATATGCATGCAATGCAGCAGATGATGAATGCGGCCCATCTCACTGATGAACAGCAGGCTGAATGGCATGTGTACTATGTGCAGTACTACACCTGGTACTACGTGACCAATCACGGTTACCAAGCCTAATCCACTCACTTACTACTACAGGGAGTACATCATGAGATGTAAGTATGCTTACTTGATTGGTATTCTAGAGGTGAAGTATCCGGCCCTTGCAGTGCGTGTTAAGCACAAGCTGCTGTTTGACCACATGCATGAAGCGGTACGTGCATGTGACCAGTACACCACACTGGTACATGGCATGGGTACTCAGGTACAACGTATCCCCATACCAATGTAGCCCACATAGGGGTAGGGGTAACACCCTACCCCCTTCCCTACATGCCCTCACCTATGGTGGGTAAGGGTATGTATGGAGGTATGGCCCTCCCTAGTACAAGGAGTTAGAGATGAAGAAGTATGCTTACCACGTGCTTATCAATGGTTGCTGGTATGAGATCACTTGGAGTGATAGCCCCCGGCAAACAGCTCTGTATGCTGTCCATGACATGCAGTTTCATGATTCGGTAGCTTACGATGGTAATTCAACCTGGGAGCCTTCCGTCAGAACGACTATAGGGATCGGATTGGATGGATTACCAGAAGTGAGATATGAACAAGACTAACCAATAAGGAGTGGGGTCTTCGGACCCCTTCTCCCTTAGTATACCGATGTATGGTACATGGGTGTACTAATGGGGAATTAACCCCTATGTCACAAGGAGAACGATCATGGGCATGTGTGATTACTGCAACCAAGAGTTGGGCTATTACGAAGACACGAAGTTCTTGAATTGTACCATAGTAGGATCTGACGGATGTCGGATCTGTATGTCATGTACAGACTGTGACATGAGCAACAAGTTGACCGTGGAGGTAGATCAACGGTTTGAACGGTATGGTAAGTATGTTCACTACTTTGGCATACCACAAGAGGTAGACTATATGGTGGGTAAGTTCATGTATGAGAATTCCGGCCATGTACGTGTGGAAGACACCAGTAAGTTGGGTAAGAATAAGTGTGTCATGCTGTATTACAGCATTGACACATTGTCCTAGTATATCGCATTGATAGAATAATTAACCATCAACATCAAGAGGAATTTCTCCATGTGTAAGAACCACAACAAAGCCAATGGTAAAGAAGCAATCCAAGCCCTCACTGAGGCACGGCATGACAAGGACGTGTGTGCTGACCGGATCGCCTACCTGGAGGGTAGGGTCAAGGACTTCATTCAATGGCTCAACAGTCAGAACAAGGATGGCAAGGGAATCGCCCTCGGCATCCACAAACAACACCTCAAGCAAATGGAGGAAGATGTGTTCGGAGAATTCATCTGGACGACTATGAGGGAGCATGGCCCCAATCTCATCAGTACCACGGCAGGACTCGATGACCTCGAGTCACGCATGGACGATGAGCACAAGTGTCACAGTGACTACTGGGGACAAGCACATCGAATAGCATACCAAGCATTCATGAAGACCATCAACGACGAGACGCCGTATGGCAGGCAAGTCTTCACAGCAGGCCTCAAGGTGCTCGACAAGGTGGAGGAGAGATTCAATCCGGCCACCAAGGACGGTAAGGGTCTGTCCCTCTCAGACTACAACATGCTCACTGGACGGAATAACCCTCGGTCCTTCCGTCGTAGGCTCAACCGTCATCGGTTTGAGCTCAGAACACTCACCCATGAGCAGTGGGCATACCTCACCAACTACCTCAATGTGCTGACCAACTGGACAGACAAGGAGTCAGGAGAGGTCAAGCAGTATCCATGCCTCAAGCAGAACGTAATGGTGGATGACAAGTTCATCGCACCTGAGGACATGGAGTGGGAAGTACAACAAGTGTTCTATACACGTTCCTAGTAGTATAGGACGCAATAGGAGGAATAATACGGTCCGACCCCGTATGTTTCTCCTGTTTCTAACCAATAACGCTTCGCTTCGCTACGCTTCAGGCGTACTGCTTTGCTTTCTTTCTTCGTAATCCTGCGAGATTACACAGAAAAAGGCCAAAGCCAAACAGTTATCAACCAAAAAGGCCGAAACCACACTACTAAGAACAAGGATAAAGAACCCTATACACATACCCCTAGACTACTAACTAGTAGACTAGGAGAAAGAGGAAAGAGTAGATCAGCCATTCTCCCAGAGGGCCAAATCATCTGGACAAGTTGATTTGGGGGTGGCTACCAAAACAGAGAGTTTTACTCGATCACCAAGCCTGGAACCAGTCCTCCCCTCCAGGTCGGTGCAGAGTGGCGACTCAGCACCAACAAGGTAAGTCCTCGGAACTGCTAGTCTCCTGCTGTCCTCCTTGGGTAAGAAGGCCAGCGGTTCCGGGGCTCTTGTTCATCTGCTCCGCTATTCAACATGCGAATAATGGATAGCAGCAATAACGACAGTTGACTGTCGATTACTACCCAGTAGTAAGGAGAAAGACATGAGTAATGTTCCCCCTACTAATGGTGCAGTACTAGACGGGAGTGAGTGTCCACGGTGCGGAGTACAAGGAATCGGCCCGACGTGTCATGACTGT